GCTGGTCCAGCCGCGCTATCGCCTTCGACAAGGAACAGCTCCGTCTTGTCTCTAGGGGTCTTAGGGTTAACATCGGCTAATTTCGCTGACAGTTTCTTCTTCTGGTTAGTTACATTTTTCAGAAGCTTCTTGTCCTTCAAGAAATCATCTGTTTTCTTACGAAGATCGATCGCTCGTTGGATAATCTTCTTGGCTAGAGACTTATTCTTCTTCCAAAATTCCGTAAGTTCTTTCAACGCTTCAGGGTATACAAGATCATATACTCTAGCGTCGATAAGCTGGTCTTTCCTTTGGTTTGAATACGCTGGAGCTGCTAGTTTTGCGTTAATGATACCTACTGCTCCATCAATCAGATCGGTAGGTTTGTAGTCTGCCTTCTTACCCGCATATGGCTTAAGACTCTTACTAACTGCGTCTATGATAGCTTTAACATGTCTACCGCCTTCCGCGTTCTTCAAACCATTCGTACAAGCGTACAAATCCACGTTTTCAGAATTAGCAAAGGATAGGGCAACGTCAAAGAATACAGAATGATGAACAAACGTCTTACCAAGTGGCTCTAGTTTGTTTTCTTCCAATTTCTTAGTAATATAATCGTTTATACCCTTACTCTTGTAGGTAATGGTTTTACCTTTTTCATTTGTAAACTTGATATCCAGCTTGGATACTAGATAAGAGGTAATCTCACACCACTGCTTAACATCGGAAGTTTGAATTTTAGATTTCTTCTCAAAAAGAGACAAATCAGGCTGAAATCTAACAATCGTTCCAGGCTTTGTTTTTACACCATGAGGTAACTTAGGAGGCTTCTTTTTAGTTACGTCTTTTGATAGTTTACCTTTTTTGTATTCTACAAACCACCAGGCACCTTTCTGGTACGTCCAGAATTGAGCTACTACAGATAGAGCCGAAATTGTTTTTAGACCAATACCGTGACTACCGCGAGAGACTTGATCGGAGTCAAAGTTTGAACCGGCGTGGGTTAGTCCAGTAGCTGCGTAGAACTGTGACAAAGACTCTTTTCTACCACGCTCATCTTCGAACACCTTCTTAGCTACTGGAATGCCCGGCCCGTGGTCTACAACCCAATAAGTGTTTGGTTCTTTATCAAAAATGATATGACCGTACTTGTTTTCACCACGTATAGCAACGTCCGCGAAATTATCGGCAGCTTCGCGAAGGAGAGTAAACAATCCGTCATCGTTGACGGGTCCAATATACATCGCGGGTTTAGCCCTAACACCGGCTAAACCCGCGTATCTTGTAATTTCCTTCTTTGTCATAGTCAGCCTCTTAGTAAAATACCTCAAATATAGTATATCACGTACTACGATTAGTCGTCAAGCGGTAATTTAGAGTCAGTTATATAGGTTTATACTCAATATGTAACCAAAGCTGTAGTAGGTCTTGTGCATGCCACGTATAGACAGCGTAAAGCCTCTCGCTTATTCTGATTAATCATAATATCTTTCTGATCCACGAACACGGTTTCATATGTAGAACCCTGTGCTCTATGAGCCGTAATAGCGTATCCGTATCGTACAGAATGAAATTTGTTCTTAGTATCCCAAAAGTCTTTCCAAAATTCTCTACGTTGTGAATTTTTAGCGTTTCTAGCTAAGTCAGCTTTATAAGATAACACGCCTTGGAGCGTAGATTCATTCATAGGTATATCTAAAGTTAGAGTTTGCTCATCTTCATCTATTAAGGTCAGTCTATAGGTATTAATTACTATTTCTTTGTTATCTACTTCTACAATTACAGAAGACGAATATACATCAGTAATTACATATTCATCATCAATTGTAGCAATAATTTGCCCATATTTTTCAACAGGCTCAGCAATTAAAACTATGTCGCCTACTTCATATTTATTTTCAAACCCAAAATTATCTCTAATCAACTGATTGTAAGCGTTGACAGTCTTATTACGCCAAGCTATTACTTTTGTTTCCATAAAATCCGCGGGATGCCTACATTCTTTTAGTAAATCGATCCATTCTCTACGATTACGCTTAAGGAATACGCCCTCTCCATCATCGTTATCGTCTTCAATGGGAGAATAGTATTCTTTGTTAGATAAATTATCGCGTATTCTAGTAGCTAAAGAGAGTAATTGGTTATCGTACCTAATAACTTGCTTCATAAAGAACTTATTAGGCTTCTCTGCCATGTTCCAGGCTAGTGTTTTAGGTTCGCCTACTGGTGGTAATTGAGCAGGATCACCCACAAACATTACTTTACAGCGGGTTCTTTCCACTGTTTTCATTATGAATTGTAGAAGTTCTTTGTTAATCATAGATGCTTCGTCTACGACTATTACAGAATTTCTAGGGAAATACGGCGGGGTATCAGAAAACTCTAATTGAAGCTTGTCTTCTACCTGCTGCATTCGTATTCCCAACAGGGAATATATGGTTTTGGCTTCTGTTTTAGTGAATTTAGATAAAACTTTGGTGGCCTTGTTAGTAGGGGCAGTGAAATAAACTGTTCCCGTCTCTTTAGCTAGCAAGGAGAGTAGATAGGATTTCCCACTACCTGCGTAACCGCGTAGAACGAAATACGGTTCTGAATTAGTTAACCAGACCTTTATCTTGTTCCAAGCTTTTTGCTGATGTTCTGATAGTTTAAACGTAGATTCTACGTCTATAACGCTGTCTACCATTTTAGGTAGAGTGTATAATTCGTAATTTGAGGCGTAAGCTTCTATTCTTTCCCATGAAAGGCCCTTTCCCGGCACACCTAGTTGATCCAACTTATCAATTATGTCTTTCATGGTAAGAACCTTATCTATTATCTAAATTCCTCTGGGATATATTTCATTATTTCTACTGCCGGACCATTAGGCTTTTGCTTCTTAAATGTACCATCCTTATTAAAACATAGACCAAAAGGAATAGTATCAAATTCTCCATTGGGATACACAATGATCGGACCTTTACCTGTATTGATATGGCGTGGTATATTAATGGCCTTAGCTTCATTAATACGATGAAGAGCTAATAGGTACTTACAGTACGTATTAAGTATACCTAAACACAGCTTATCAGTATTTAACATACCCGAATCATTCGGTAGAGAAGTAGAAAACGATATTTTTCTTCCAGACCGTAGATATAAAGCCGGATTATAAATTGGATATTCAGAAGATGTAGGAGTAGCTTCAAATTCAAGGTGCGACCAATGATACCACCAGTTCTTATTAGGGATTAAACTAATACAGAACCTAACATCGCGCCAAACAGGATGAACAAAAACATCCCATAAATCAAAATTAGGTAGTAACTTAATTAACCTATCTGAAAGGAATCGTGAATAAGTTTCATTTTCTACATCATCATGTAATAATTTGTAAGTAACGAATATTATGTCTTTAGCTACTGTTTTAGTTTCCATATCAAATATCCTCTATTTAAATAGGAAAAGCCGGAATTGTTGAATCCGGCTTTTTATTACTCCATTATAGGAAATGGATAGTTTTTGTTGAGAACTATCAAACTCATTACTTAATTAATCCTTCTTGGACTTCTTCTTTTTCTTCTTATCCGACTTTTCAGCCTTACCCTTCTTCGATTTCTTTTCCTTTTTGTCTGCCTTACCCTTCTTGGACTTCTTACCTTCCTTCTTCACCTTGACGCCGCGAACCTTCGCAACACGAGCAGCAGCCTTAGCTTCACGGCTGTCTTCATCAGCTTCGGTATAGATAACAGTGGCGCCAGCTACCTTGTTGATAACAACATCACCAGCTTCTGACTCAAGAATAACCTTGTCACCCTTGACAGTCATCTTACCGACCATCTTGGTAATAGGGTCAGAAGACATAGCTACTACAAAACCAGCCTCACCTTCCATATGAGCGACTACCTCACTGGAAAGGAAACGAGCAGTCTTGGTTTTAACCATACCGGGTTCACGATAGTCGATGGAAATCGAACCATCCTTATTGACAGAGACGTTACCAACAATACGCTGGGGAATCTGCTGTGATGCCATTACAGCAGCGATGACATTAGACATTTTTAATATTCCTTATTGATATATGAACAAGAGGCTGGGTTACATAACCCAGCCTCCAAGTTAACAATATTGAAGATTACTTCTTCTTCGGGCGTCCGCGCTTCGCAGGAGCCTTCTTACCACCCTTCTTAGTAGCCTTCTTAGGAGCTGCCTTCTTTGTGGTCTTCTTAGCGGCCTTCTTAGCAGCAGGCTTACGGCCACGCTTAGGCTTCTCGTCTTCGTCTTCGTCATCATCATCTTCATCCTCGTCTTCATCATCATCTTCATCATCTTCATCCTCGTCATCTTCATCTTCATCCTCGTCATCTTCATCTTCATCATCTTCTAGATCATCAATATCATCGTCAATATCGTCGATGCCATCGTTATCATCATCGTCCTCATCATCATTATCACCCGCTGCGCCTTCGGAAAGGGCGTTAAGTAGGGGGATAAGGCCGGAGACAATGCTTTCGTCTAGCTCATCAATAAGGGACTTGAGTTCGTTCTTCTTTGAAGACTTCTTAGCCATGTTGTATTTCTCCATGCATGGTTTAGTTTAGTTCATGAACAACTAGGTGTGTAGTTAACCCACACTACCATCGTACACTATGTCTTTACGGTCAGTCAACTAGGTATATTACACGTATTTACCTCCAAAAAGAGTTAAGTTACTGAGAGTTTGCGTGTTTCCATTTCATATGATTACGGAAATACACAACCCAAAGAGTTATATTCAACGGAATCAGCCCCCAAGTACCTGAAGCTAATATCCATAACAACCATAACACTTGATTACATAACCCTATTAGCCAAGCGTTACGATTCATATTACCCGCTAAAATTGTCATATAGATAGTAATAGCAGATAGAAACCATGGAAGATAATCTATAATTAGGTTTTTCATCTAGATTTCTTCATAATCGGTATCGTCATCGTCGTCTTCGTCAGATTTGGTTTCTTTAGCAGAAGAATAGATAAGATCATCATTCTTAAGCTGTGTAAACAAAGATTCTCTAAGTTTAGGTTTGATGCTAATACCTAAGTCAGAAACCGCCTCACGAATAAGAGAATTATTATCTGTGTATTCTCCAATTACTAACATTTTCAATGTCAGATATGAGAATGGTTCACTATTATTTAAAACTTCGGCTCTTTTCTTACCGAAAGAGGGCTTAAGTTTAAATACTAGGTTTTTACCTTTCTTACCCTTCTTAGTAGTGCCTAGCTGTCCTGTAATTTTCAGGAACATATAAACGTCGAAAACAGGATCAATACCTCTAGGCTTACCCTTGTGATCGGATACCCAAACACGGAATGGTGCTTTCAAGCCTGGATTACCAAACTTATTCTTAACGTTTTTGATTTCTTTGTAAGAGTAACGATCGCTACCGCTACCTTCTACAGATTTTTCAATACCAAATTGGGAATTATCTTTATCGTAATCAAACTTACCATACTTATTAGCGGATGACGAAGATCGATTATAAGCCCTAGCTCTCTGGTCGCTAAAGTAGCGTAAAGAATTTCCCATTTTTTCGTATTGCTGCGCGTCTGGCCCGCCGTACTGTGTTCTAACATGTGAACCTAGATGATTTGTACCTAGAATAACAATCTTCTTTTCTAGCGAATCTACTTTCACACGCTTCAAATGCTTTGCAAAAGCAGCTGCTTCCATAGCACTACGAGTTGATCCAGTATCTTCCTTATCTTCTTCTTCTCTAGTTAACAGAGACGCAAAAGAATCTACAGAGAATAAGCCTTCTGGCTTGGAGTTTTCTGTAGGAACAACGTAGTGGGCACCGCCAGAAAGAGCCTTAGAAGGCTTCATTTCCATTACTTCCATAAGCTTCTTAAAATATTCATCCCGCTTTGGGAAGAAGTAACACCATGAATTAGCGTCGGACACCCAATTCTTATCGGGCATCATTTTCAATGCCTTCTTCAAGTAATCAAACATACGTTCAATAACTTGGTCTCGGTAATAGTAAAAACCGTCTTCTCTACCTTTCTTGGATAGAAGATGTTTCAAGTCTAGTCCGAAAGGCTTCCAAATATTTTCTGTATACTTAGGGGAGATAGCGCCTTCAGCGTCATAAAACCCTACAAAAGGTAGGTCAAGCTTAGCTTTAGCTACAGCTAGAGTATGGTAACATATACTGGTTTTCGCTGTCCCTTCTTCACCAGCTATAGAAACAAGTCCAATAAATCCACCACCAAAAATATAATCTACAGTTAAAATACCAGATGAAAGACGTTCCGGCTCGATAACTGAATTAGATACTAGTTGAAGGTCTTTTTCAACCGTTTCTAATTGTTTAGCGTAGAAAGCAGCTCGTACTTTATTAATGTCAATTAAACCTGTTTTAGCTTCCTTAACCTTTGTCTTCGTTTCTTTTTTGGTTTTCTTTTTAATTTTATCAGACTTGGACGACTTCTTAGCCATGAAATATCCTAACTAAAAGTAGTTAGGAGGCGCTTTTACACGCCTCCTGTTTTTAATATAAACTAAGTATGAACGAGTTTAATCGTCGTCCCAATCAGCATCGTCATCCTCATCGTCATCATCATCCTCGTCTTTTGAACGCTTCTTGGACTTAGATTTAGACTTTTTATCTTTCTTAGAAGACTTTTTAGACTTTTTCTTTCTGGGCTCGTCGTCTTCATCATCTTCATCTTCATCGGAATCCCAGCTGTCGTCGTCTTCTTCATCATCGTCATCATCATCCTCGTCTTTTGAACGCTTCTTGGACTTCTTGGAAGACTTCTTATCCTTGCTCTTCTTTTTACTAGACTTCTCGTCCTCATCATCTTCGTCCTCGTCATCCTCATCTTCATCTTCATCATCTTCGTCGTCTTCTTCTTCCTCGTCTTCCCAATCATCGCTCTTTGATTTCTTGGAAGACTTCTTACCCTTCTTCTTACTAGGACGCTCATCCTCGTCGTCCTCATCTTCATCCTCATCGCCTTCATAGTCTTCTTCTTCATCATCTTCGTCTTTTGAACGCTTTTTAGAAGAACCTTCTGCAGCATCCATACGTTTCTTGAAAGATTCCGCTTCTTTCTTAGCTACTTTAAATTCTTCTGGTTTTTCAATATCAATATCCCAAAGCAGATATTCCATTTCTTCTTCGGTTAGTTCAGTACGTTCATCCTTAACGCACGAATACTTCTCCGAAGGATTCTTCTTTGAGTTATCAAATTTTACGTTGAGATCGAACCCATATTTCTCATGATTAGGGTTGTAGACAACTACCTTACCCTTTTTATTCTTTCTCTTATTAAGAGAGGTATAATCTGAAATCTTAGTACCGATTGAGGCTGTAATACGCCAAAATCGAACAGGAGTAAGCTTCTTTGAAGACTTACTATCCGCCACGTGCCATTCTCCGCCACCAATAGAGAACTCTTTCTTCTTGTTCTCCTTCTTGGAATAATTCTTCTTAGCCTTCTTTAGATTGAAGTCTTCAGCCAATTCACGATCAATACCATTGGAATGGACTTCGATCTTCAATGGGTCAGGATCAATTCGACAGTAAGGACACTTCTTTTCATTATCTTCTTCCATTTCTCCCGTCTTGGAATTGAAAGCCAGACAAACCTTTGGAATACGAACCTGCTGTTTGAACTTGTTCATAACAGGTGTACCATCCTGCTTGAACACTGGAATCATATGATAGCCGACTCGTTTAGAAGGTCCAATCATACGAACAAGCTTGAAGTCTTCCCCATCAGGAAGTTCAAGAAGTTCTACCTTATCTTTGAGCATAGGTGCTCTTTGATTGTTATTGAACTTTGTGTTAGCCCAATCCAACGCACTTCTCCTTGTTTGTATACAGAGTTATCTTCTATTGTATTTTACGGTCAAATTTCTACAGAATAAGTACTATCGCTTACCGAAAGAGACCTATCGTATCCATCACTAAGTTGATCGAATACAAATTTAGCTAGTCCTTCCATAGTAGCGGTATAGATATTACTATTTAATACAGTAATTTTATAAGCGTTAATTGTATCAGGTGGCAATGTATCTCCTAATAGGGTATAAGCTTTTTCCATAGCTCTTATTTCATTGAGCATATTATGTACGGTATTACCTGTTTTAGGTTCAAGTAAGTGAATTAGATACGGATCATCATGTTGGATAACAATTCGATCGTCAATTAGCGATATAGCAGAATTTAATTGTTTACCGAGAATAGTAAGATCAATAGGCGTAGAATCTACATGATTCATTTTGAATGTTAGATTCTTTACGTCGATCTTACCTTTTGAATAAGCTCTATTAAATAGAGAGACTGTAGCTGTAGCGGTGACAGAAAACTGAAACATGTTAACCTCTTATCAGTTTGGATTTATTGTTCCGTTTTTCAACGGTATATGTTCTATCTGGTTGTAGAGATAGTTCTTTCGTAGTAAGTGGAGACACTATCAAAACATTTGGTACGGTCTTTTGGAGTTCTGGCATGAAGTCTTGCATCATTTGATGACGGGATTTTTGGTTTAAATTCGCTTCTAGCTCATCAAGAATTATGGTATTGCAACGTCTATTAGATGGTAGAAGTCTTAACATAGCTAATCCAGCTAGTAGCTGCCATCTACGTTGTTCTGAACCGGATAGTGTATAGGCATCACCTACTTTGTTATTTCGATGAATAATAACTTCACACTTTCTAGGACCAGTCTCAATTTCAAATTTGAAGGGCTCTCTCCATAGTAACGGAGCTAAGTCATTTAGATTATCTACGAATAGCTCTAGAGTAGATTCCAGCCTCTTAGTTCTAAATCCATCTCTACCTAGAGCTTTTTTCAACACAGTTAGAATCTTGTAATCTCTATTATATTTACGGAGGTCTAATACCTGTTCTTTCAAAGCTTTACGCTCTCTACGATACTTTTCATAGAGCTTAGAATTAGTTTCAACATTTATTATGTCATCGTTTAGATCACTCTGTTTTTCATAAAGAGAAGAAAGTTTACGCTCGATAGCGTTGATTAGCTTAGTAAGTTCTTTCTTTGACTTACTGAAATACTCATTCTCTTGAATATCTTCCATACGCTTCTGTACGTCTTTATATACCTTAGCGTCTATTAACTGCTTCTCTATAGTCTTCTTACGTTGGATAGCTAATTTTAGTTCGTTCTTATCGAATTGTACATCTTTCAGTTTAGGTAACTCATTTAGCTTTTCTTTAATAGAAAGATATTCATTAGCGTAGTGAAGAACCTTGTTCAGTTTGGTTATTTTAGATTCAAGCTCGTCTACTTCTATGTATTCAGCTAGGTTAATAGATCTTGCTTTGTGAATTTTAAGATACAACTCAACTTTATTCAGCCGATTAGATAGTTTTTCTGTTTCTTTAGCTATTCTTTCTAGGTCTTTTTTAGAATGTTTAGTAGATGACCCACACACCTGACAATATTCTTCACCGCTTTCATGCGCGGACACAGAAAGATTATTTAAGGTGATAGCTTTACTTAATCTTTCTTTTTTACGCTTTAACTCGTTTATAGAAGGAATATCGTAATTTTTGTGTTTTTTCAAGAATTTCCGTAGTGAAGACTGTTCTTCATATAACTCGTTGGAAATCTTGGATTCTCGTATCTGGTTTTTCAAGCTCTCAATTTTGATACCCAAAATACCTGCTACTTTGATAGGATTTACTGCCTTAAATGAGGCAACTAAGCAGGACTTTTTATACTGTTTTTTGACCCCTGTAGATTTACCCTCTAGGTCCAAAATCCGGGTTTTTAGGTCTTTTTGAGTCTGAAATTTCGATTTTTTGTCTTCTAAATCCTCAATAATGGCTTCTAAGTCTTCTAATTTGATTTTTAGCTCTTTATACGAATATTTAGACGGTTTTACATCTGGAATATCAGTTTTATTAGATAAAGCGTATTCTACCTTGGTCTTTTTACGTTCTAGAGACTTAATTTCTTCTACAATACTATTTATTTCATTACGTAGTTCTTTTACATCGACAGGTGAAGCTTCTATCACTTCCATGCTATCAAACTGATTACGTAGAAGCGTGTATTTAGTATTATTCTCTTTTGCTTCTTTTATTTGCTTATCTACATCGTGAATATATGAATCTAACAGAGAGGCGTATGCTAGGGTTTCATGTATCCAATCTAATCTGGAAGCTGGCTTACCAGTAGACAATGGATGTCTATTAAGACCTGAAAGAGAAACTGTAGTAGTAAACAGGCTTTCTTGGATATTATTAGACCAGTGTTTAGCTATAATAGATTTAGCATCCGCTATACGCTCTGTTTTTTGTTCTTTGTTATCGATGGATATTTCATATCGATTAGTTTTCTTACCTAGATTGAAAACTGTGAAATCATATTCATGGTATTCATTATAGAAAGAAAGAGAGGCTCTAGCAGACTTAGGAAGATAATTTTCATCGTAGAGAAGCGGCAAAAGCGAAGAAAACAATAGTGACTTACCACTACCGTTATCTCCGTGAATATGCGTTATACCTTTTTCAAACACAAATTCCTGTTCATCCCAAAGTAGAAAATTTGTGAGCTGAAGTTTATCAAAATTATACATAAATAAACTTTATTTTATAAAAGAAATAAGGTACAGACTTAGTAATACTATTATTCCTACAATTACAATTATAATTATATCATTAGTATCCATTTTATTGCCCATTAAATATTTTATTTTAGTATAAGATTTCCCTTTATCTGGATTCCATAAATTCCATTTATCTATTACTTCCTGTCTAGTCTTAGCTCTAAGTTCTAGAGGAGCTTCAATGCACATATGGCCATGACAATATCGCTTTAATGCACCAAAATCGTTATCTTCCAAAAGGTCAGTCTTACCACACCAATGCGATAACAAATAACCACCTTCTTCATATGAATCTTTTGTAGGTATATAATACTTATTTATATAAGTAACCGCTAAGTCAGAGCGTGAACATCGAATACAAGGATTACATTCACTAGGTAATGGTTCACTTCTCAATGTTTGTCGCATTATAATTATCCGCTAAAACATGTAGAATGGCTTTTTCAATAGCCTGCTCCCAAACAGGTCTACCAGCATAATCATTAAGATCTCTAGCAAATTCTATAGATTTTGAAATTATTTCAGAAGATAGATCTTTGATGTTATATTTAGGCGTTTCCGAGATAGGTAAGGCGGAACCAGTAGGCTTGTTAGCTTGCTTTTCTCGTATCTTATCTATGTTGTCCCAGATTCGGTCTAGTTCTTTTTCAGCACAATGCTTAACACGTAGATCATGGGCTGAACAATACGCCGCTAAGGTAACGGATACACCACCTACTTCTTGTTCAGGATCTCCAATAGGTCGATTATACACGTAATCAGTCAATGCTTGAACACGTTCACGCGAGTATCCACCAGATTGTAGTAGTTCTAAAGATTCTTCTAGAAACCTATCCCCACGTTCTAGCTTGTCTTTACTAATTTCTTCTCCGAAACAAGAAAGCATCCACAGATCGACTTTTGTTTGAAAATCACCTATTAGCGCGTCTTTAATTGGATACTTCATACCCGTTCCTTCCTACCAAGTTTCTTAAAAGCAATCTTTACTTCTTTATCGCTCAAACCTTCATCTCTTAGATAATCGCCTAATCCAGAAAGAGGGTCATCAGATGCAACTTGCTTCATCAAGATTTTAGCTCTTTTAGAAGAAGATTTTTCTGTATGGTGTCTTACTATGTGCGTATATTTAACAGCCCAATCGGGAGGAAGTTTTACCTTCCTACTTATATTTACCGACCAGTAACTTGATGGGGAGAGATTATTAAGATCGTCTAAGCTATCTATTGAAGCGCGTTCTAGAAGAATATCAGGTTGAACACCTATTAGCTTTGGTGTTTCATCTAATCGGATATACGCTTTATCAGTTGACTCATGCCATTTTACTTGACATAGAGATCCAGCGTATATGTAATTCTTACCTTTTTGCGGAGTATGATAGTCACCTAGAATCCATCTACCTTTAGGTGAGTTACCGCTCTTGATAGAATGGCCATTATCTCCTTTTGCTCCATCGTACCCAAAATGCCCGAAAGAATATCGAACACCTTTAGGTTGATCCATTATATATGGATGCGGGCAGAAGAAGTATTTGTCACCGTCAATTTTTACTATTTCTGGTTTCTTTATAACTGAACCGTTGATGAAACCAGTTTTACATAGAAAAGATATAAAGCGTAACGAATTGTTTCTTACATCTGCGAAATCATGGTTCCCCATCAAAATAGTAAGAGGAACAGAAACTTTCTTTAGCGACTTTATATAATCGGTAACGTGATATTGTTCTGGATAGGGTGAATTGAAAGAATCTCCCAATTGAATAAGATGAGAAGCTCCGTTGTCTATTTCTCTTTGAACAACTCTATCAAAAGTAGATAGAATTTTCTTGTACGCATCTGGTATATGTTTATCCAGAGCCTCGATGTGGAGGTCGCCTATGCAAATAATCATGAATCAACTTTTGAAATTTTTAACGTATTCATCTACTTCTGGCATAATTTCTGCTGCCTTACCGATAAATTCTTTGTGGTAGAATCCTTGTTTTCTAGGGTGTTCAGTATTTACCCAAACAAGGTGGCATGGTTTGCGCCTCAAAGCTCTTTCTATGTTGATAACCTGATTAGATGTGCCAATAACTAAGAAAATGGTTTCAGGTTCTAGGAAAACTACGGTTTCCCATAAAATAGCGTAACTTGGAGCAAGTTCTCCAAAAAATACTACAGTAGGTTTGTATGAATTGTACGCCCCACACCCACATTGGATGGATACATCGAAATGTCCATACCCTATATATTCTTCTTTACCACAAGAAATACATTTTATACCCGCTAATTCACCGTGTAGATGGATAACATCCTTGCACCCAGCTCGCTCAAACAGGTCATCTACATTCTGTGTTAGATTAGTAAGATCTAAGTCTCTTTCCCAGCTAGCTACTATCTCATGTGCTTTATTAGGTTTAGCTTCCCCTAAATTTCTTCTACGCTCATTAGAGACTGTCTCAAAAGTCCCAACAGTCCGAAAGTCCCAACGGTCGGATTCCGAAATCCCCTAGCCAACGAGGATAGCCCGATTTAGGCTGCCTTGGGTAACGGGGGTAAGGGTTGTGGATATCAAATCGATCAAAATGGAAGAAGCTGACTTAAATCAAGCAGTCGGACACGCAATTAGTCAATGGTCAAAACTAGAATTTATTCTAGCTAATTTGTTTTCAGAGGCAATTGGTCTTGATTTAAAGTTATCTGTAAAATTACTATCACTTAGTCGGAATTTTGATTTCCTAATCAGGGCGACAGATGTCGCTGTAAAAAACAAAAGCGGCATAAATATTAAAGAATGGGATAATTTACGTAAATATATAAAAGACCTATCGGAAAAACGTAATCTCCTATCGCATACTTCCGTTATTGTTCAAGGATCAGAAGATTCAACAGCGCGTCGCTTTATTCCCAAAGTCGGACCAAAGATTAAAGACATGCTCCTTGGAGAAATGGAATCTGAGTCCTTATCTAAGGATGATATTATAAATTTCACAAATAGTATAAACGATGCATTGGAAAGGACTAAAATTTTATTGAAAAGTCTCAGATCGTAAAAGCATACCAACATATATTTCATATATTAATTCATCGGCATCAAAATAGTAATCCTGAAATTCTCTCTTCAAAATGCGGCTTCCAAATTTAATCATATCATCATTTATTTTAATATTATTATTCTTACAAAAGAGTATTATTTCTTCTTTAGAACAGAGGTCTGGGTAATTCATTGGTATCATTCCATAAATAGTGTTTCTACACTTCCTATTTACGGTAGTGGCGTTCTAGGGTCGGAGCTTCTTCAACACCATCGCAATTGATGCGATACGGATCATCCCCAGCGACGAAGACTTCAACCGTTCATGGTCCTTGTCGAGACGGCGGTAGTCCGCCAGCCACGCGAAGGTCCGTTCCACAACCCATCGCTTCTTGGCAGGTATGAACTTCTTGAATTTCTGCGCAAGGTTGACGGCAATCTCAACAGTGGCGCCAATTTTCTCGTGCACCCAATCCGCGAATGGCTTTCCTGAATACCCACCATCCGCGTAGAGCTGCTTGATGGGTTTCGTAATCCAGCTCGCAACGCGGGAGAGAACCTTCTTGCCGCCTTCCTTGTCGTGAACATTTGCGGCCGTGACAGCTACGTCTACTGGTAATCCCAGCGTGTCCGTCACCAAATGACGTTTCCGTCCTTTGACCTTCTTTCCTCCGTCGTAACCGCGATCACCGCCTGCTTTTCCTGTTTTCACGGATTGGGAGTCGATGCACAAAACGGACGGAGAAACGTCGCGTTCATTTTCAAAACGGTACATTCGATATAGCGCGCGATACACGCGACGGAATGTGCCGTCCTTTCTCCACTTCGTGAAATACCCATTGACAGTTTGATACGGAGGAAAATTGATGGGTAATTGCCGCCACTGACAACCAGTTCGCGCGAGATAGAAAAGTGCGTTTATCACTTCTCGAATATCGGTTGTGCGTGGTCGTCCACCCGGTTTCGGGGCTGGAATAAGCGGCTCAATCAACTCCCATTGTTCATCTGATAAATCACTCGGGTAAAATCGCATGTTCCTGTCCACTCCAGTCAATTGCTTGGCTGAAGGTCGTTTACGGTCAGGAATATTGTATTTGGATCGAGTCTGGGCTCAACGCATATTATGCAAATAAATCAATTGGTTACGTGTAATTTCGATTCGATCTGGCTTGACTTGGATTCATCATTCTGATATATAGATCAATGCCGCTTGGTCGCGGCTGACAGCGAGGCCATCCCATGTCGGGTGGCCTGCAAAATACAACACCCGACATCCGTGGGCGCGGAAGCGTGCGCGGGTGGGGAAATATGCAGGGCATGTTCCAGCCTCGCTGTCCATGCGACCAACCACCTGACGCCAGGTGGAACGGTGAAACTTGGTCGCAAAGATGGGTGGGGCATGAAAAAGAAAGCTACATACACCATAATTGGTGTGGGAGTAGTTGCGCTACTGACAGGTTACAATTTTCAGAATGACGTGAATCTAGAAATAACTGTGAGGGGTGATATAGAACAAATTATATGTATTGCGAATAATGATGAGCGCGATGTAGCAATTTCGTCGGTTATTGTAAACAAGAGAAAAACAGTTGAATGTGAATTTATTTCAATCAAATCCGACGATTCAGATGGGGTTGGCATTTTACCTATAGATTATGCCGCGTCTTTCACGAATAACAGCTATAAAATATCCCCTTTAACAATTCAGTATGGATATAATATTTGCGTACGCACCTTCATGAGGTGCGGGAAAGTGCTCCATGTCGGAATAAATACAGACATGGGAAATTATGATTATGAAATAACGTATTCGGATATAGGTGACTCATGAGAAAAGTCGCTATATCAATTATGTTTCTTATCCAGTCTTGCATTCCTTCTTATTCCGAAAGCCCGCTTGAAATTAACTACGGAAAATGGAGTCTTTTTATAGGATATAAGAATCAATTACCGCACTGCATAATGAAAACACATCAAGATTCCATCGACATATCAATTATGTATACCGCGGATTACGTAAGAAGTAATTGGATCAAGCATTATATAATGGAATTTGATTCGACCAATATTAATAGTTGGTCTGGAGAGATAGAAATTGACTTTAGATTCTTGAGCGACGCCGTTCAAGCCAAAGGACATAATAATAACGGAAAGATAGTCGTCGCAGGTGATAATTTTGATAAGATGGATGATTTTTTAAATTTGTTTTTTCGGCATAGTTTGATGGGGGTTGAATTTCATAACACGTATATACCAAAAAAGCAGATTGATATAGGTGGAACCATTAATATGAAGCGCTCATTCGAGTTCTGCGTCGGGATTGTAGATGAGTATGGGAAGCAGATTATTATCTCACCGGAGCTTCATCTAAAGAATTTCTTGATAGACAGCTCGGAAGGGAATCTTATTCATAGATACAAGGAATAGGTTGTCAGGAATTTTCTCCAAGGAGGGAGGGTTTCACCCTCCTTTTTTATTGTGCCGCAGGACTTTTGAGACAGTCTCTTAGTTTCTGTTCTAGACTTATCCCTCCATAAAGAAGATTGTAAATACACTTTTCCATAAGGCCCTAATTGAGTTTCCTCTCCGCATGATTGATATAACACTCTTTTTAATTTATGATCTACTAATTGAAATTCAAATTCTTTTTTACCATTAAAAGTATCTATAAGGTACATTAAAGATGTATCACCTAAGTTATAAAGGACTTTGTTTTTAGGAGATACCATTTCGGTATATAAGACAGGTGTTCCTCATCTGATTCAATACCCTTTAAACTTTTCGATGACAATCTCATCGGCGATGCTTTTTCAATCATGGTATAATTCCTTAAATTTTGAGAGTTCAACTATATTTGTAAATTCTGACCTTACCAGAAACGGCGAGAAGTCTACTTTAGTTTTTGTGAATCTATCTGAATATTTGCTTTCTGGTATCATAACTACATATTTGCTCCCTATGTCAATAATTACATTTGGTACGCCTTTATAAGTTACTTTATCCCCAATCGCTACCATACAAATTATCCTTTACTTAAACACATATACGAATCTATGCCCATTCCAGTAAACATAACGCCTACCTTCTATGTAATCAATAAGGTAAGGAGTAGGGTTGCGAAACCCATACATATGCAGGATCAAAAATACTGCTCTAATACTGTTCATTTAAATTGATCCTGTCTAAAGAATCCTTATGATAAATAAGCCCGCCAGAATAAATTATTTTCTTATTAAGAAGCTTTTTATAATTATAAATAAATAAATTCAATCTAGTAGGTTCACTAGTTTCCACAACCGAATCGAAAATTCTGACACCTGAATATTGAGTAATATCAAATGCTAAACGCTCATATGTTACACCATTATTATTTTTAACATTTGTTTCTATCAGAAATCTAATATGTCTAGCTGCCTTACTATAGTTGAATATATAGTATCTTTTTGCGAACCAAATAGCAAAAGAAACAATCAATATTGTAACAAATGCTATAAAAATTATAAAACTCGCTGCGTATTTAGCTAACCAGAAATTGATAAATTCCAACACTGTACTTCTCCTAAAATTTAACGAAATCATTATTACACAGTTTAGTAAGCCATAAAGCTCCTATTACTCTATGGTGCTTCCAATATGGTTTACTACATATGTCACATATACAATCACCGCTAGCTCTATACCAAGCATTTTCTTCTAGAACTCTAACTGTTTCGTCGGTTCTCAGCACTTCTGCATTGCCGTATTCATCATGTTGATTTCTGATTTCCAGCGATACCATTTGATATTTTCCTATTATTATCTAAAATACGCTCTATTTGCTCTTTAGATAATATGTAAGGTAGATTCTGAGCCAAATACACAATTGTAGAGTTAGGTAGTTTAGCTATCAATCTGGAAAATTCTGGAAAAGATGACATATCCGTAGATACGGATTCATCTACTACCAAGTGAACGTCATTTTCCTTGTCATCTATCGGTATAACTTTATTATTTATTTGCTTATCACCATCTTGGATAGACTTACGAATACCACGCTTAAGATTGAAAGCCTCATCGTCGTATATAATAAAATCCGATGATCCTTGAGCGTTTTGAAACCATGTCTGAATGTAGCTGGTTATAGTACCTTCATAAGGTATGAACCTATCAATAGCTCGAATAGTAGAAATTACATACGCATGTAGCATTTCTTCTTTGTTTGTATTCAAACCAGACAAAGATTTAACATAATGATTTTTGTTGGAAAAAGTAGATATCAGATAATAGAAACGAAACACTACATCTTGCTTAAATGTTTCATATAGGTCTAAATACAATTCTACATGACGAACCAGTTTAGTGAAGTCTACTTCTTTTTTAAGAAATGAATGAGGAGCTAAATTATATAATGAATACGCTATATGATCTATTACTATATTCCGCTCTACACCGTTATTAAGAAGGTACTCTAACAGTTCGAGTTTTTGATCTTCTGTAACGGGTTTATTATTATCAAACTCTACAAATTGAGAAAGCTCACTAAATAGTTTAGTGAGCATTTCTTCCGATTTGTAATACGCAATCTTACGTCTGTTATCTGTAGAAATGCTCAAACATGTCAGGGCGGTTTCCACTGACATGTTTGAGTACGCTACTAAAGGCGCGGCCGCTTCTGATAACAAATTGTTAAGAACCAACCATATTTGATAAGAAGACAAGTCCTTGGAGTATTTTATACTGCCATGTTGTCTTAAATTCTTCTTTTTATGCTCTTTTGGATCTATGGCAGACATAATAAACTCCCGCGGTTATTATTACTTAGATTTAGTAGTCTTGTTACCTCTATCAAAAGTATCATTGACTAAAGGAGGTTTGTTATCTTTTTCCCAAATCAAGTTGTTAATAAGCCTTTCAAGTTCATATAATTTTGTATCTAACTTATCTAGTTGGCGTATTGTATAATTCATGATAGCAATAAAAAGAATAATAGGAATAGCTACCATAATAAAGAATTTTAGAATTTCGATATAGGTTTCCATAATTATTTACCCTTAATTGGTAGATAGGATTCAAGCAACTCAATAGTATCTTTGAGTTCTTTGATTTTGTCTCTCAAAATGTTTGGAGAGTATTCACTAATATTGTTTAGTATGTTCGCAGTCTCCCTGTGTGTAAAAGGCTTTCCAGTATTATGATTTACTCCTTTCAATAATGTGTTTAATGATGACTCCCACATATTATCTTTCATATTCTGCGTTGTCATCCCAATACCGCCACGTTTGATTTAGAGTTTCTATTATTTACTATATCCATATTCCTCATTAGTTTCTTCATATATGACAAGGTATATGCGTCTACACCATGTTGATTAGCAATAGAAGTCAGACTAGTACCTTGAGCGTTTACTGCCCGATGGTATTTATCAGCTTCTTCTTTGAAAACATCGTTAAACTTCTTAGCTTCTTCTTTAATTTTAAATGTTTTAGCGATATCGGAAATAACTGATACTACTATTTTATAGTCGGATTTCTTCGCTTTGAAGAATTTGAATAGAGCCTTCCTGATAACTGTTCTTTGATCGAAAGGAAGATTAGAAGTAAGAGTAATGAAAGCAGCTATCATATCACTGGTATTCTTGATTCTATCAATGTGATAGCCAAGATTGTCATTTGATACTAACGAAGAAGTAATAGATATACTCTTTGAGCGGACAATTGATGAAATCTGATTAGGATCAATTTTCTTGAAATTAAATTCAAACGAACGCTGTTGATCGTAGTCTAACGGAATAATGCCTTTAATCTCTTTCAAAATAGCAGGCACATCAGATATTACTACAACGTGGTTTGATTTAAGATAATGAACAAATCTGAATAGTTCCTTGACTGAATCAAAGACGTGCAAAGTTGCTTTCTTGTTGAACTTTGACGTAGTAGCTGAATAATAACTAATGCCAGATTCTCTAAGAGTCTTGTATTTGTCGCACAGCCTTACAAAATCCAGAACTGAAGTAATACCTAAACCTAGAATAGCCTTACAAGAAAAAGATGAAATCGAATTGACTTCATCTTCTACAAGCTTGCCGGCTTTGTCCATCTTTTTTACTTTGACTTTCATGTCTAAAGCCTCGTTAAGGATTAATATAACGGTCTAAGATTTTGTCTATTTCAACGGTATTATCACCATCGCCCATAGAAAATAATTCAGATAGTTCAATTTGTATTTTATGCACCAAGACCATCGACGCTTCATCAGGCATACGCTTCTCTAATTTAAACTTCTTGCCTATCCTATTAACCCTATTTTTAAAATAGGTTCTATGTGTTTGGGAAGATACTCTAAAATCATCAGAAGACTCAAGATACTCCATTTTGGTCAAGTGAACTCGATTTTTAAGTTTAACAGTAACTTTTTGAATATTACCACAAAAAGCGTAGACTTCTCTACGCCAAGAAATCCTATCACCCCATACAACTAATTTGATAAGATGGTCTTCTAAAGGAACCCATCTTTCTTCTATTAATTGCTTAGCTTCTTTAAGAGTCTTAACCGGCATCGCCGTTTCAGGATTAACATGTTTGAAATATCCAGACATAGTAGAGTTCCTTACTTATCTAAAATAACTTTACGGTCATGTCCTTTAACAACGGCTTTAATGTCTTCTGATACTTGGTCATAAACTTTAATTTTGTTGCCTTTACCTATGAAATCTTTAATCATGTCTTCCAATTCATAAGGCGTAACAGGGTTTTTGTTACCCGCGGCAATCTTCTTTTTAGTTACATACCTTGGCTTGATTTCTCTACGTGGCGGAGGAGTTTTAGCATTAGGACTGGGCGCTTTCAAAGCACCATGAATGTAAGTTTCTCTTGTTTTATATTTAGCAGGTATTTGATAAGGTCGATAATGCTGGTTGTCTCTGGTAGTAGAAGAAGCTTCACTCATAATAACAGGTTTCTCTACATTACATTCAAGAGAACCTACTACTTTAATAAGAGAATTTACCACTTTAACAGGTGTTAAAGGTGATGTATTATTCTGCGATTGATTAATATCTGTTACTGCTGGTTTATTAGCTGTCTTAAGTAATTTCCTTTCTTCCTTAAGCCTAATAGCTTTCAATCTCTTTTCTTCTTTAAGTCTAGCTTTCTCTCTTAGTTTGGCAACTTTAACACTATGTTTATCCAGCTGTTTCTTGTTATTTTCAGCTTCCTTCAATTTATTCGAAGCATACTTCATTCTCTTTTTGTAGTTGATAAGTTCTCTATTTTTATCATGGTAGGCTTTGTTATATTCAGCTCTCTTTTCAGGGTTCTTCTTAGAGCGATATGTTACCTCTGGCTCGTATTCCACATACTTGAGTATCACTAAAGGTTGATTAACAGAATACCTGAAAATAGCATGATGGCGATCCATACCTACCTTACGCTCAACAATAAGATGTTTATCTATCATTGATTTAAGAGAGTTGGAAAATTCACCCCTACCAGAAAACATGGATTTCAGTTTAATAACTAGAGGATTAGCTGGATGATTCTGGTTATTAGATAACTCTATTAGCTTCTTATCCAATTCTTCTCTTAGTTGTGATCTTGTTAGTACAAGATAGCCATCCTCCGCCTGGTTGATAGCATCGACAAGATACAACAAAGTAACAATTTGCTTACCAGAAACAGGAACTGTTTCGCCTAAATGGTTAGTAACTAACAAATAATCGTGATTGGAAGTGTACGCTTTAATTTGAGGTGTAGTATCAGTCATGTTGTTTCTTCTTTTTGTAAAATTAGTTAAGAGTAGAAGGAGTTTCCAAAGTAGCTACATATTCTTCCAGCGTCATGCTTACATCAGGTATATCCTTGGAAATACAGCGCTTAACAAACTTATCTCCTTTCCGGTGTATAATGAAGAACAATACCCAACCATCGAGAACGAACGATTCACAAAATGTAGTTTTAATCATTTTAGACCTCTTTAATAAGGTTAATATCAAATTTTTCCGCTTCAACCTTCTTAGCCACCAATTTGATACTTTTAAGTAACCCCTGTGAGTCTTGTTTCTTAACCACGTTGTTTTTATTAGATAGTTTTTTCAACCTATCCCCTAATTTCTTGGAATCGTACTGTTCGCTATTACGAACCATGTCTCTTAATTGTTCTTTCTCTTTAAAAGAGAGACCATAGGCTATGTTAACAATATCAAAATTGATCCAATAAGAATAGGGAATAGTAATATCGATCTTTAACAGTTTTCTTATTTGCTGTTTATACTTATAAACAGTAATGTTTTTCAATTCCTTATAAACAGCATAATCATGTATTATGTCTTCGCCGTTGTATTTTTTCCAGAATTTAATCAAGTCATTAAGGTTATCTATTACAGAATTGTGCCTATCAGACTTATTTTTATCTCTAGGTATTGCTACCTTACCCGATATTCTATCAGGGTTAAATTCCAGAATAGGAATCAGCTTCATCTCTACGTCTAAAACACGGTTAACAAGCCACTTAGAAAAACCTACATTGTAAATAACACCGTCTTTTATCTCCAAAGACAGAATTTGCATAGCCCGGCATATTCTATACGCGGTAACAATAGGTCTACTTCTTTTTAGAATGTTACCTTCAGAATCTATAAGCACAAATTTTCTAGATTCTCTACCATACAATTTATTAAATTTCTTACTAATTTTACGTAGTTCGCTTAGTTTAGTAGTAGCTTCTCTTATCATCGATTCCAAAAACGCTGCATGTAAGGTGATATCAAACCTTAATGTACTGTCTACCAAGTTCTGCTCTTTCAAGGTCAAAGATTTACCTTGCTTCTTGTTCTTAACACTCTGAAACTTATCATAGATATTGATGGTCAGATACGGATTATTACCCTGTTTCTTTTGCATAAACACCCCGGTTAAACCCGGATACACGCTATTAGTTAGAAAACCAAGGTATTCTCCTAAAGCCTTACTTTGTTTCCGCTCTCCTAACCTAGAACAATACAAACTGCTTAACAGCCCTAAGTCCAATTCCTTATCTTTTGTACCAAATAACATCACCAATTGGGTATTTGGCGTTTTAAAATCACCTACTCTTATTATCTTTTTTATCTCTTTAGAGAACTTGAAATCAAACATATGTTCTAATAAATAAAAACCTATTTGATAGAACATCAAGCTCTCTTGATATCTAGACACACCTTCGAATCGCACTGGGCTTATGTTATTACCGTTCAGGATAGTCGTAGGATTACCTATAAAGCTAAGAACGGGCCCGTTCTTGTTATGCATGTATAGCGTGTATGTGATATTAATAAACTTGCCGGCTTCTCCTGAACTCCCGTCATCTTTATAATAAGATAACTCAGCCCTTAACCATGAATCGTCTTTATAGTGAATATTGGTCCCATCTATAACATTACCTATGATTTTATATCTAAAGGTGTATTCATTGCCATTGAAATTGAAACCTATTTCCTTTCCTTTCTTTAAAGCTTTATCTAGCTTAATAAAGTGTTGAAAAAGGGAAGAAAAGTCCGCCGGCAATAGGAACAAAGACAGACCTTCTGATCCCTCCATGTATCCAAAGTTATTATTCTCAGAAAGAGTTCTACGAGTATCTTCTATTGCTGAAGCATGAGTATCGTGTATAATATCGCGTGTATGTGACATGTAATGATTTCTTTGCTGGAAAGGGATACGTATATACGAGTAGTACCTATTACCTAATTAGTATTTACCGTAGGGGTAATCCCTATAGGATTTCGATAAATTTTCCGGAGGTATATCTCCGATATATTTATTGAAATTTTCGTGAATTTCGGAGAAATATGAGAAATGTCATCAGAAGGCTACCAATTTTTATAATTGGGTATTTATCGATATTGGTAGTTTATATAGGGTGCAAGTAATACCTCTATTACTATACCTCTATTACTGTAATAGAAAATGACCTGTTTTTAGCTTTTAATAGAGATACTTCATAATAATTTCACAGATATTTAACCGTAAATAATAGGTAATTCCAGTTTATACACCAAATACCTATGAATTAAGGGTATTACATGTCTATTGCCTCTAAATTAGAACAATTAATCGATACTTTCATGTTATCCGTAGGGGAAGCTAAGAAACCCTCTACAAGAACACCAGAATTTCGTATTAGCTCTATGCCTTATTGTCCTATTCGTAGGTTATTGTTCAATAAGCCTGGAAATGACTCCTTTTCCATGAATTTTTATACGTCTATAGGTACAGCAGTACATGAAACCATACAATCATGGGCTACCATATCAGAGGAAGCCAGGGAAAAGATATTTTCTTGTTGGAAAATCAAGGAAACAGGAGAAGTAGTAGGGCCGTGCTTCTACAAAGACATACCTAAGAAATATTCCAATTACACCATTGAATACGAAGAAATAACGATTAAATATCGTGGACTATCAGGGCATGTTGATTTGGTATTAGAGATACTGCCTAATAAATATATGCTAATAGACTTTAAAACTACCAATCTAACTAGAAACAAGCTGAGAGAGCCATATACGTGGAGAAATAAATATCCAGCTTCCACGTCTTCTATTATTCAAATATCCAGCTACTCCTCTTTATTAACTAAAGAGTTCGGATTGAACATAATAGGGTGGTGTCTTATTTATGTGGATCGTGGCGACGTTATATCCCATAATGATTCTTATCATAAAGTAATGAAGCCTTGGAACAAGAAAAAGACCAAGAAATTCATGAAATACATAGATCAAGCTTGTGATAATAATAAACGATTCATTAAACTGAACAAGCTACTAGATAAATCAGATAGGTATTCCTCTAAAGCGGATTCCTTGTTAAAAGAGATAGTTAAAAACAGACCGTGCGTTGATGAAACTACTTATGATGAATTTATGGGTAAGGGTTTTTATAGAGGACCGCAGACAGCCGAATCCAGAAAACAGGATTTATCTAGAGGAATAAAAAATGGTGACTGCGTTCTGAAACCTTTTTGCTTGAAAAGTAATAAATCATGTCTGAATGCGATACATAGAAAATTGTAGAGTAATAACTTAATCCTAATTCTTTTATGGAGGATAACTTCTAGTCTTCCTAGAAAAGATGGAGGGTACTATGTATGCACTTCACTCCAATTTTGAACATAGGTGCTTCACAAATCTCCACACTTCAATCTTCGACTATAGGGCGTTAATTAATCGAATCGATAAAATATTGAAATACAAATCATATCTTTTACTTTCTATTTTCCATCGACGCTGTTAGGTAATGCTCAAGACTTGTGTTATAGAGAATCTACGATTTAGACACTACATAATGTTAATTCCTTCTTGTGTGAAGGATACTTATATAGTCAGTTAACAGTGGAATTTCTATGACGTAAACATTTAGAAACGCCCTCAGCAGAAACCATCCTGTTGAGGGCGTTTTGATTTCTAACTGACTCTCCATTTTAATAAAAACCTAGAGGTAAAATAAATGTATACCATTACTAACACGCTAGAAGCTGAACTCACTGTTGGCGATCTTAGATTCCCTAAAGGGGGTCGTCACTTTGTTTCTAGTATTAACCACGATATTCTAACTGCTTTAGGTAAAGGGCAGATTTCGTCTAATCCTCCTATCGCCATTGGTGGTGCCGCGATAGTAGATAACTCTGGTGGTTCTGTAACCGAGGAAATTGAAGAAATTACAGAAGTCGCCAACGCTGGATCTTCTGATGCCGGACCTACTGCCGATGCTATCGCTACGTTGACTTCTCAAATCAATAGTTTGAAGGCTGCTATCATAGCAGCTATGTAATATACAGTAGGGAGTTAACTCGCCATGTCTAATATACCTAGTGTAATAGAGCTTATAGAAAAGAATAACAAGAAGGATTCTTCGCGTAAGGCAGAGATTGCAGCTACTGTCAAGCAGCAGGAAATGATGGCTAACAGTGGTGAGTTAACTCCCATCATCCTTATCGGACCTAATGGGACTAGAATCCCCGCCTTCTACTCTAAAGCGGAAAATGCTTTCCTTCCGCAATTTGAAATATAAAATAAAATAATCTACCTAAGTGTAGAAGGAAAATAACAATGCGAACAATCAAGAACGTCACTTTGGCTTCCAATAAAACAGGAAAGAGACTCTTTGTTCAAAAGGGTTCGGCTGGTTCTGTTGCTGAAGATTTCGCTGTAAAGTCCGCCGGCGAACCTTCTAAACAAACCGTTGGCGTTCTTGGTAATCGTACAGGTAATACATCTTCTGATAACTATGATAGAGTAGAATCGCCTTTAGATAAAATAAAATCTAACAAGGTTTTAAGAGACAAAGCTTCTCGTAGGCTGGATACTATTGATCCTTATTCTTCTGAAGCTGTAGAATTATCTGCAATAATAGGATCAGAAGATACGACAACAGTTCTTGATAGACATAATAGAGCTGTTGAAACAGCAGATGAGCTGCCTGCTATGGGTTCTAACGCTGGTGGACTGTCTGGTAATCTTCCTTCTAGTTCTACAGTTACCGACGTAGTTACTAGAGGAATGCTAATAAACGTAATTGATGATATTATCTACGATAAGAATCCATACAGAGCTAATATAGCTCTGAACCGCATTCTTCGTGATATGTTTTATCATGATTCTACTACGGGATCAGCTGTTAATCTTCTTAGCACATTACCATTCTCGGAATTTTCTCTTTCAGGTTTGAAAGACGAAAAGATGACTTCTGTTTTTGTCGATTCTCTTGAGTCGATGAAAATTAACGCTCTTCTACCTAATATGTCCATTGATTATCTGGTAGTTGGTTCTGCCATTGTGTCGCTTACTTACGACGAAAAGATAAAAAGATTTACAGGTTCTTTTCCACATAATATTGATTTTGCTTACTTCATTCAGGTGCCTTCTTATGGTATAGATCCTATCATCAAGGTCAGATTAGAACCACATATTGCTGGGGCTCTAGAAAACCCAACTATTAAAGAAAAATATCTACAATACATTCCTAAGCAGATAGTCGATTTTTATTCAAAGGGTGGTAGAGACGGAAAAGGTGGCGGTGATGGGTTTGAACTAGACCCAAAGACTTCTATCTTTATTGCGCGTAATGGTACTCTTAGAGATTTCCGAGGTATCTCTCTCTTGAAAAGAGCTATACCAGCTTGGTTATACGAGAAAGCTCTTATTAAAGGAACACTGGATCAGTCTTATAAGCGTCAACGTCCTATTATGCACGTTACCGCCGGTGAAGGAGAAGAATGGGTTCCAGTTACCGAGGAAATGCAAGCTATTTCCAACATGTTTCTAGCAGCAGACCTCGATCCTCTAGGAGCAATTGTTGTTACTAGGCAAGGCGTCAATGTAAATGAGGTGCGAAGCGGACAGGATTTTTGGAGATGGGATCAGAACTACGACGCTATTGAAAGAATAAAGCTTCGCTCTATAGGTATTTCAGAGTCATTTGTGGCTGGTGACGCCGCGTACAACAGCCTTGAGCAGACTATTTCTGTTTTCATGGATCAGATTAGAGCTTATCGTAATCAGTTTACTTCTGAAATTTTCTATGAGAAAATTTTTCCCATGATTTCAGAAGCTAATGGTATTACTAAACAAAGATATGGTATTAAACGAGATAGAGAAGTAGCTTCATACGGTAATACCAGAATTTATAGAGACGAAGATAATCAGATCGTAGCCAGTATTGGAAATTCGTATCCGCAAGTAAAAGAGCTTGGGGCATTATCTAAATCAAACGTAGACGTAAGCCGGTTAGTTGTACCAGAAATCCTCTGGCATAAAAGATTGATGCCTGAAGCTGATGAAGCTTACATTAACATGTTGGGTGCTCTTCATGAAAAGGGAGTACCTATTACTATCCGTCAATGGACAGCTGCCGGTGGCTTGAATCTTGATAACCTACTTGAAGACTTAAACGAAGATCTAAGAGTACGTGAGCAGATTGTCAATTACAGAAAATCTATTACTGACCTAATGAAAGAAGCCGGTATGGGGTCAGAAGAAGAAGATCCCGGTAGTTCTTCTCAAGCTTTTGGTGAATTTGCTTCCTCTAGTTCTCCTATATCCAGAGCCATAGATCAGATGGTTAACGATAGGTTTAACATTGGTTCTGTAAGGAAGCGCTCAATTCTATCTTATGGTAATCCAGATCATCCTAACGCTAATTTTACTGATTATGATTCTCAAGGTAATCGCAGAGTTATGACCAAACAAGGTCGTGATATTATAGCTAACAGGTTTACCAAAAATCTGGCTAAAGCTGCCGCTGAAATGGCTAAACTGGAAAACAAACGAACTAAAGAAGAAGAATGGCAGCGTAATCAAAGGCTAGATAAGAAGAAATATTATCATAGCAAATAAGGTGAAGATATATGGCAAAAATATCAAGATTCACCAAACATATAACCATAACATTTAATTCTGTTAGTAGTGATAGAGTAGCTTCTCTAGAAGACTATCTTGTATGGGAGATTGTTTATACAGGTGAACCGCTTCCAAGCCTTTCTGGTTTAGAAGAAGATAAATATGTAATAGTTTCACCTAGATTTAATAGCGACGGTATTACTGTACCTAGACTATTCTGGTTTCTGTACCCACCATGGGGGCACGCAGCTACCAGAGCTGCTATTTTACATGATTATTTGCTGCATAGGTTAAAAACATTTCCGCATCCAAGAGTTTCTACAAGAAGATTGGCCGATAATATATTTTTTGAAGCCCTAAAAGCTTGTAGAGTTAACATAGTATCTTGTTATGTCTTATGGGGTGCCGTAAGGCTATTTTCTATTTTTAAATCAATTAATAATGTGAGTTTAAAATGACAGTTCCTTATGGTACTAGAGGTTATTTAATTGATAGGAAAGGTGAAATTACACCTATCAATGATATGTATGGTCATGAAGCTTTTGTTAAGCGTCGCTCTAAAGAGTATTTATCACCTATTAATTTCGTAGCAGATAATGGTTGGGTACTGGTTCAAACTGTAAAGGATCACTCTGTAATTACCTTGTGCGATGAAACAGTTACTAAGCAAGCTCTAGCCGGAACACTCAAAGCTATAGGTGCACATCATAGGGAAGATAAAATCACTGTTACCAACTATAACAGAGATACCGATATAGAGAATCAATTAGTATCCTATGCTACTTATCCTCAAATGGTTAGGTTATTTATTAAACTTAAGTCGGGCGCTGATACAGCCAACTACGTAGTAGAAATCGCCTCTAGAAATACTAAGTTAGAGATACTAGAAGAAAAGGCTAAAATACTTATTCTTCAAAAGAATTTTCGTGTATTTCACGATCTAACAAGCCACCAACACGCAACGGGTAAAGAATTATATCATCCTGATATGTATGGGAGACCTACGAAATATAAACTGCGATCATGGGAGTTTATATGGAATTTAATTGTTAGAGCTGATCCTACTAAAAACAAACAGTATCTTCAATGGATTATTTCTAAGGCGATAAGAAATAATCCTGACTGGAAAACAAAGCGTATTTCTTATTGGAGAGAGGATTTAGATGGCATTAACCATTATCTTACTAAATTTGATGAATTGAAGCGTAAAGGTAAAGTACCTATAGAACATCGTGATATTCAGAAATTCAGAGACGATCTTGAGCTGTTAGATTTTGTAAATGACTTAGAGGTTCAACTGGCAGCTGATGAATTGGGGTCAATAGAAGAACAGGAAGCTCGTTTCTTTGACAATAAAGAAGCTAAAATCGCTTATGAATCCAGCTCTATGAGGATAGTAATACCTGTTACACATGAAGCTTCTTGTTTCTTTGGTAGACAAACTAATTGGTGTACAGCTATACCAAAAAGACCAGAAATATTTGGCGAATACTCTGTCGAGGGCGATCTATATATCGTAGAAGATAAAACAACTGGATTGAAATACCAGTTTCACTTTGATTCAATGCAATTTATGGATAAACAAGACCATCCTATTAATTTTGGTACTTGGCATAAAGAGAAATATTCCATTCTGAAAGAACTCATGGAGGTATTTGATAGACTAGCGAGTAAATACAGCTTTACTCCATTAATGAAGAAACCATCTGTTAACTCTTATATAGCTATGATGGATGCTCCCGGAAATATTTATCAAACGTCGGGTGTTATTTATCTGTTTACTAATCATATAGCAGGTAGTCCGTCTGAAACGGATAGATTACTTTTTCTAACCAAACTAGTTAAGCTCTACCAGAACTCTTACGGTTTATCATGGTTTGGTTCTGGAGCTGCAGAAGAATCTCTATCAAAGCTATTTGATTTCGCTAGAAATAACTATGAAAAAGAAATTCCATTTATAATCCTAAAAACAAGCTTACCTAAAGATACAATTAGAGCGTTAATTACTAAAACCAGTCGCAACGCTGGTTCAGAAGTATTAGATAAAGTAGATAAGATATTTGCTGAGAAATTCGGTGAAAATTTCTACACTCATAATTAGATAATGGGATATTTTCTATGTTAGAGCTGGCTAGAAAATTAGAAGATAGAAGTAAATGGCCGGGTACTTACGCTTCTTTACATATTACCCGTACATCCAAAGCTAGGCTCTATAATTACTTTAAAGAGCACATTCCTAGACTACAAAATCAAGATAAATTCCATATAACTACCACGCATACTAAACGTATTTTAGACATACAAACTAGAATAGTAACGGTTAACTTGTATTCTAGACATTTTAAATACGAGAAATTCGGTGAAACTGTTTTAGTTCTTAGAGTTAAACATCAAATACTAGAAAAGCTGTTTATAGAATCCAAGAAAGCTGGAGCTACTTGGGATTTTCCTTCATACAAGCCACATATTACTCTGTCTACTGAATTTCCTTCTGATATTGCTAACCTACCTCCATTACCTGATTTTAATCTATACACAACTAAACATGTTGTAGAGCCGTTGGACGATTAATATGAGTATAGGTAGAAAAGCTTTTACCCGTGTGGGCATCCCAAATAACCGCTACATGCCAGGTAGAGCCAATGTACACTTAGAGAACTATGCGGTGTCCAAAGCAGAGCATTATGAGACTTCGCTTCGCGTAGACTCCCCTAGATTCTATTTCTGGAATAAGTATCAAGGCTCAATACCTTGTTCCTGTATAGCTGCTAACAAATCTTTTATTCAAGATATAGAGCCGGGAGAACCCGCTAAAACTTCTTTCTCTAAAAAGAATCCTATGAAAACAGCTAATACAGATAGGTATTCTGTTTATGAAGAAGCTAATCCAGAAGATAGATACTATACTCAAGTAAACGATCCTGAAGCAAGAGGACGACGTAAAACTCTAGAAGAGCACTTATTTAATGAAAATGATTATGGGGATAAGGTAGAAGATATAGATGACCCCGAAGAAGTGGCTAACACTTTAGCAGATTTTAGCGATCCTTTTAACCTGTTTACAGATCGATCTATTATGTGCCCTGTGTGTCTAGGTTCTGGATACCTAGATGGCTACAACTTGTACGGCGGTAATAGAGTTGTTCTAGAATCAAGTAATATTTACAAGTTCTATTCTGAAAATGCGGATATTTTAGACACAGAAAATCCGACTAAAATAGTAGTTAATCCTAACGGCAAATTATTTTGGAGCTTACCGTTACCTAAATTGTGGTTAGACATAATAAAAATTGAAGTATATAACGGACAGGACGTAATACCTTCTGATGAATACCAATTTAAATGGTTTAGCTCATCTAATGAAGGATTAGTAACTTATAAATCTTTGAATACGCTTAATGATACTGGTGAAGTTATCCGATTGGTTCTAGAATTTCCAGTTAAAACTTCTTTTACTCATGCTGTAATTGTATTCTCTTATAGAGATCCGCATAAAGCCCAAATTCCAGAAGTAGCTCAAGGCTGGGAACAGGAGTTCCTAGACTGGAATGTCAATGTGACTATGGAATTGCCACCTACTATTGATATTAAGGAAGGTTCATACATAACTGAATCTAAATATGGTAAGGTATGGAAAGTGTCAGCTTTAACTCCTCGCTATACAGAAGGTGGAACTGTATTCGGGTTAACCGCTGAGGTTAGAGCCTTGCAGCCTATGGAAAAGAAGTTCTATCACTTTAAATTATTTGAGATACCATTAACTAAATACAGACATAGTAATATTTATCAAAAATAAGGTACGGTACAATGCCCAATTTAATAGGAGAAGCATTAGGAGAAATAACCTTAAAGAATGCTATCAATTGGATAGCCACTAATGTAACTAAACTAACGGTTGTATTTGGTATGCTATGGGTTGTAGGAAAACCCTTTGTAGATTCTTATATAGTTAGAGCTGTAGCTGAACAAAAATATGTAACAGAGCAAGCTCTTAAAGAGGTAATTACTTCCTTAGAAAAGACTACAAAGCAAATGGGCCTTGTAGAAGAACAGACTAAAATCATTACTAATCAAATTAACCAGCATCAATTTAAAGTAAATGAAATGGATCGCCGGTTTGAGGATTTGAATACCTATCAAAAGGAATTAAACCGTGATGTAAAGGGAATCCTTCGAGAGTTGAGAGGATTTTCTACCTCGCCCTATAGACCTACCAGATAGATATCCTATTGAAATCATTGAATTTTCTGGGATTCTACCATCTTAGCGACTGTTACCATACCGAATCCTACTAGGTGAATCATGTTCTAGGTGTTACTAGAAAATTTATGATTTTTGTTGACATTCGATTCTAGATAATCTAATTCTTTTATGTAAGGGGAAGGTCTTTACAGTTCCAGTGACTTAACCTCGAATATATTTAACCCTATCGATAGGAGATAATACAATGGAACATTTTGAACTGGTTTTTGAGACTGTCGAAGATATGAGCGAAGCTCGTAAGCCTGCTTCTGCTGCAGCTAAGACCCGCGCTAAGAAGGCGGCTACTGCGAAGAAGAAGAAGCTAGCTAACGAAACTCCGGCTCAGTCCAAGAAGCGTCGCGCTGCTGCCGCTAAGAAGAAGCTCAAGACTGCCGCTGGGAAGAAGATTTCCAAGGCTACTCGTAATAAGCCGAAGTCTGCTGCTCACAAGAAGAAGATTTCGACTGCGATGAAGAAGTATTGGGCTTCGAAGCGCGCTAAGCATCGTCGTAAGACTGCGAAGAAGGCGACCGCGAAGAAGGCCCCGGCTAAGCGTGGACGTCCTGCTAAGAAGACTGCGGCGAAAAAGGCTCCTGCGAAGCGTGGTCGCCCCGCAAAGAAGACCGCTGCTAAGAAGGCGCCGGCTAAGCGCGGTCGTCCGGCGAAGGCGAAGAAGCCTGCTGCGAAGAAGGCAGCTACTAAGAAGGCTGCTCCTAAGCGTCGTCGTAAGTCTATGTAATAACGGGTATTACAGTCTATCCTCCTCCCTAGACTGTAACGTGAGGGCGGTGAATCCGAAAGGGTCCACCGCCCTTATTGTATTTCTAGAGTAATCCACCGTGTAATATCCTAATTCTTGACTATATAGTCTCTTGGAGTAACTTTGTTGGCTACTTGGTGGAAAAATCTTTCTTTGGATGAAAAGAAAGCTTATCTTAAAGAACACCCTAACTCGAAAAAGAAGATTTCTACGCCTAAAAAGGTTTCTTCCGGTGGGAATGCCCAACCTCGACGTAAACTTTCTGAATCTGAAAGAGAAAGAGCTTTAAAATATTTAAAAACTAATGGGTATACTGTTAAGCAAGCAGTTTCTGGTTCTTTAGATGAAATGCAACGCAATTTTGAAACCAAAATTGAGCGTCTAGAAAATAAACAAGTCACTAATCTGTATAATAATACAGTTAAAGCCGTTAAACTAGATTCCAAACACGCTATATCTAATACAAAGCAATTATTATCTGTATATGGATTTGTATTATTAGCTTCTGTAGCTCTATCTGTGGTAGTTGGGGCTGATGTATCTACCTCTGCTGCTCATATAGTTGGTGGATTCGGCGATGAAATTAAAAATCATACTCGCGATGTTATGCAAGAACTTAAAGCTCTAGACGAAGAAGAGGCTCAACAAGAATTTCAAAATGACGCTGAGAGGGATAAATATAAAGCAGAAATGGCTGAACGCCGCCGTAGAGCTAAAATAGCTTACCTTAAGCGGGTTCATGAAGATATGATGGCTAAGGCTAAAGAAAATCTAGATGATCCCGATAAAGTAACAGAATCCCTTAGAAAATCAGATAAGCCAGTTACTCCATCAGCTAATGTATCTACTGAAACAGCAAATACTTTTAGAAGCTCAAATATAAAGAACACTGTTATGAAAGAAAAGATTTCTATTACTTCCTCACATGAAACTGATCTTCTTAAAGCTCTAATAAAGCTAGAGAAGGCTGACATTGAAAGTAAAGAAGACGATTCTCATGAGAATCTTTTAGATCATATTGATTACCTAGAGAGCTGTATACCTACAGCAGCTACTATAATGGTGGCGTCTATAGGAAAGCCGTCTATTCTTACACGAGCTAAATACATGCTCAACAAGTGTAATGAAGAACTTGCTGCCTCCAAAATCTTACTTAATAAATCTGCTGAAAAGGCATCACTAAAAAAGTCTTCCTTGGATTTCTTTCTTAAAAAGAATCTTAAACCTAAAGAGTATAGATACGAACAGGCTTATGTTTTAGATAATGAAGAAATAAAAGCTTGTGAACACCACATACTTAATGGTGTTGAAACAGCTTCTTATACTCATAATAAAATAGAAATATATAGCTTTGTTGAGGGTAATACGATTAATCTATCTTTGGTAAAGGATTCAAACTTTATGCCCAAATCCTTTTCAAGTATTAAACCAAGAGAATTAGCTGCTTGGTTGAAAGAACATATCTAAGGTAATTTCGCTATGGAAATTAACAAAGGTAAGCAATATACAATCGGTACAAAGTTCTCCTATAAAGGAGCGCCGGCGGTGTTCAATCAACCGCCGCTATGGACTATATATACTGAAACAGACGATTCTCTGTTATCACAACCTGCTTTACAGGTAGGTAACAGATGGAATGCGGTATTCACCATACCTACAAACTATATCGTACCAAACGGTAAAGAAGATTTAACCATACAATTTCATGGTACTGACAGCAAAGGACGTACCTACGTAGCGGATAAACTATTAACTATTTTTGATAACACAGAGTTTTTTACACCTAATGGGGTGTTTTTTAACTACATAACTGATGAAAGTATAGAAGACTATTTAATAACCAATAGTGATGAAGCAGATTTTGATATCCGAATATTTGATTCGTTTGGGGAACAGGTTCAGCATACCTCTCTAACTAATCAAACTGCGGTATCGGCTAACTCTAATGGTTATAAATATGATTTTAATCTACCACCTTTGGTAATAGATAAGAATGTCTGGCTAGACCCTTTTAATATTGTATATCGTATTACAACAGCTTCTGGAACATATACAGAAACTCATCCACTATTCATTCTAGACTTCAAAGTCATCAATGTAGTTAATGAACTACAAACTATGTTGGATAAATCCAAGCTAATAGAAGTCGATCCTTCTCTACAATGGCATAATGTAGAGCTTATTCAAGCTGTTCTAGCAGGAGTAAAAAGGATTAATGCTTCTCCGCCGGAAGTTACTTTGTGGAAGCTTCACGATTTCCCTAGCGGACTAGACAGGTTTCTTACTATCGCCGCGGCTATTTATTCTCTTGAATCCAGATTCCTAGCAGAAGGTCTTAATGCTTTCGATTTCCAAGGATTAAACTCACAACTAAACTATAATAGAACTGAATATCTATCTCAATTGTTGGATAGGTATAACGCAGTTCTAGACCAATTACCGCTAGCTAAGAAATCCGCAATATTAACAAATGGTAAGGGTGAAATAGCTGGTAATGAAGTAGACAAAAGAGTACGTAATATCGGAACATTGGGTCTAGGTGTTAATACTCTTAATAACCGAATAGGGTATAATCGCTTTAGGCGGTTCTACTAAATTCTCAACTTAGAGGTATATAAAATGACTCGTTTAAATAGCAATGTTTATGAGAAGATTAACGCGCGTAGGGCTACTCGTAACAGTTTCCCTGTTGAGTTACAGAAGATTCGTATGATCGACGTGGCGTCTTCGCGAATCGTAGTTAAGATTGATTCAGTCTTTCATGATCGTCTTAATGAGGAGACAGCTTCAGCGTCTATTTCTAGTCTAGGCGTTCGTTACTTACCTAATTCACTGCATAAAGTGTCTATGACTGATCCTACTCTGTTTGGAGCTTTCGTAGCGCAGAATCGTGAAACTATGTCTATGGTCGATGCTAAGGAAATGGCATCAGCCGGTACTATGTCACAGGTTAGTGATACAGTATTTCAGGACACTAATGATAACATCTGGTCTGTAGTTAGTGATGGGGATACTGCCTACCTAGTTAAGCAGCAGGAAGAAGATATTGGTGCGCTTCTTAGTGCGCAGCATGCTAGGGCAATTGCTACAGCTTCACATTCTGTTAACATGTTTGAGGACTACGGGCCTGGTATTCCAGTTGTTTACTATGATACTCGTAAGGAAGAACTTGCTTTCGGTATTGGTGTCTCTGGAACTAGTCTTTATAATCCAGAGTCTAACAAACTTGTAGAAGTAGCGTCTGACTATGTAGTCGGGGCCTGGGATGGTCGTACAGTAAACACTTCCGAAGTTGCAGCAGCCACTGTTTCAAAAGAAGAAATTCTTGCTTACTACAGCAAACTTTACGCGCATAACAAGGAATTTCTGGCAGAAATCAAAGACATTATTTATAATGGCGTCAATGTCTAATAAAAAGAGGGTTGGTAATAACTACCAACCCCTTTCCTGTCAGGAGAAGTCATATGTTTGATATAAAAAGACTTTTATCCTACGCTTATCCTGAAGCTTTAGTAGAAGTTTCCACAGCTATTAATGGATTAGACCAAAATGTGTCTATCTCCAATATTGATAAGGATAATGCTAGGTATTTAACCTCTATTATGGAGGCGGCTGGGTACATTTATCAGGAGTCTGATAAAGAGGTAGCTAACCTTGGAGTTTATGAATTTACCAATGTAAGCCTTTATGAAGATTTAATCGAAGAAGCAACTATGGAGGATGGTAGTGAACACGAAACCGATTATATTGAGGATAATGGATCGGACTTTGCTGGGAGTGAGTTGTCTAATTCTGCTGTTACATCTATTGACGGAGATGGTAGGGCCTTCCGCGTATTAACTAACCCTGAAATGCACAAATTCGCCATGAAAGTTTATACCGGAATGCTCGGTAATAACGAAAACATGGCGAATTACGGTATTTTTGCATATGACCTAGATAATTTCTTGTCTATGCATCAGAATACTAATACATCTTTTGACGATGATGAAGAAGAAAGTGGCGAAGACGAAAGTATTTCCGTACCTGAATCCGCCTCTATTCTTACCGTAGCTGAATTAGCGGATACTCTATTTAACGCTAATGCTGATGAGTTTCTAACTGTATTCGGTAAACATATACCAGAAACTGCTAATAATAAGTTTATCGGTAAGATTATTCTAGGTATTCTAGTCAAGGTTGTAGGAGGAGCTGTAGGTAAAGCCCTTCTTAATGCTTGGGAACGTAGAAACAAGGGAGCTTTTGAGCGAATACTGTTTAGTATAGTTTCTATTATAGTCAGAGATTGGTTCCCCGAAGAAGCTTATTCTTACAAGTCTGACGTGCAGAAGTATAAGGAATATGAATTTGACGATGACTATAAGTACGACATTGATCTGGACGACTATACCGTAGAAAAGGCCGAAGCTTTACTAGAAAGTGAAGGCTTTGTAGAAGGTTCAGAAGTTGCTCTAAGCCCCGCTTCTATCGGTATTCTTAGACTTCTTATAGCAGTCTTTATTAAGATCATGGCTGGCGCTCTAGGTCGTATGCTTATTGATACTTGGATCAAGAGAGATAAGAAGCGATTTGAACGCACCTTAATGTACTTCATGTTAGAAGCTATCAAGTACGTTCCTTTCAAGAAGTACATGGAATCAGCTTCTGTAGAACTATACGATGATGGTCTTCTCTTAGATTACGCCAATTTTACTGATGAATCAGAAATTGAAGGTTCTGAAACGGCGCGTAAAAAGAAAGAAAAGACTGGTAGAGGGGCGTTACTTAGTGCTCTTATGCGAGCTATGTCTGGTGATACTGGAGATAGAGCAGCTAAAGCCTGGGATAATGGTGACATGGACGCCATGGTTGAAATCATGGGTAGTGTTACTGAAAAAGTCCTAGAATCTATGCCTTATGATGAAAGTAACGATGATTCTAGTGAAGAAGAGCCTGATTCATCGGAAGTTGAAACTACTGAAACTACTGAAACTACTGAAACTATTCCTGATACTACAAGTCAAATAGATGACGTGTAATTAAACTATGAAAAAGAATAAACAAAAATCAGGTTTTGCTGAAGGACGGTCTAAAAATAGACCGTCCATTTCTTCGCCTGATAAAAATATAAAACACGAAAAGAAAATTAACAAATTAAACAAAGCTAAAGATGAATTAGCAGAAGTTCTAAAGGGCGCCGGATTGGTAGGCTCTGACGGAATTGAATCAGAAGTGTCTCGTTTCCAAAAAGAAATGAAGACAGTTCGTAAGATAGTATCTAATAAGAATGATGATGACATTAATACCGAAGTATTGAACAAACTTATGCTTCGTTCTATGCTAGCCATGACTTTAGACGTACTTCCATTGGCTGAAAAAGCCTTCCGTTCGTCTATGAAAGAGAATGCAGCTTATGCTCTAATCGCCTTGATAAAAGAAGCTAAAGAAATATCTACTGAATTGAATATGATAGGCAACGTAGAGAATCAATCCTCTTTTATAAAAGAATCTATTGTAACCCCCTTATTCAATGCTATGGCTCAGCATTTTCTTCAAGAAATGTTGTCTATGAAATCTAATATAGACACAGAATTAGCTAATAAACCTAAAACTGGACGTAGATTGAAACGTCAATTGGATGAAGTAATGAAAGCCATTGGTATGTTCATGACTCAATCCAATGATAAGATAGCTGAAAATATACACTTATACCTATCTGGTCAAATGGCTGACATACTAGGACCGTCTACAAAGAAGCGTAAGAAAAAAGTTTGATATGGCTAAAGTAGGTAGACCTAATTTCAGACCTAAGATAAAAACTGGTCGATCTTTTGCTAAATCTAGTAAGTCTAAGTTTCCCAATAAGGAATGGTACGGTGATGACTGGCAAACTCTATCTTCCTATGTTAAACAAAGGGATAACTATACGTGTAGAGCTAATCAGTTAGGATTGCCTACTTGTAATGTTAGGTATCCACCGCCTTTCTCCAATCTCTTGCATGCTCACCATATAGTACCATTACCTAAAGGCCCCAATCACCCAAAGAACATAATCACGTTATGCGTAAATTGCCATAATCGTATTCATGATCGTCAAATAGGTAAACCTATAACAAATAAACAGAAACAGGCTGCTAAACGGTTTTTATGAGGATTCCAAATGTCAACTTTATACGATAAAATTTCCCTTCTACTTAAGTCCATTGAAAAAGCAACTCCAGAAGGTCCAGAAGAAGAAAACTTAGAATACTATCAGGACGTAATTGAGGGTGTAATCAATTATTATGAAGGTGTTCTAAATAGAGCCAACGATATAGTAGATCGTAATAAAAATAAAATATTCAGGGACGTTCTTGATTTAAACACCCGCGGGGAAATGGAACGCGCTATGCGTGCGTATACAAAATCTTACCTATTGTGTCTTCCTATATCTATTGAAGCTACATCTGAACTAGCTAAAGAGCTTATTCAAATGTGTAAAGTGTATAAAATAGATCCACCTAAAGACTGGGAAGATGTAGCTAAGTTCAATACAGATATAGGTAGAGTTAAAACTAAGCTTAAGTATATTAGAGAAACTATAGAGCTTTAGATAGACAAATCGAGTTTTAGTGAATACATTACCATAACTACTTGAAACGTTTGAACTATTTTACAGCTAAACCACCTTGACTTTACCTTTAATACCGTGTATATTACTAATTCCTTTTGAGATAGTCTTGAAAGGCTACATACGGTTTATAAAACTTGCTAGAGGTTGACCAATGGAAGCGATTAACGCTGAGCGTAGTGATTTTGAGACTGAATTTCAGCTACCTGAAACTGCTGCTCGCCGCCCCAATGTAGGAACTAAATTTACATCTCCTATGGAGATGGTTAAGAAGAATCTTTATGGTATAGTTTTGAACGCCAACGCCCTATTCCGTTTAGGAATTATGGGCTCGCTGCTCAATGACCAGATGAATGAGGAATTTTCAACCATAGACATGTCAAATGTCATTGGTTTCGATCTAAGTCCTTATGCTCAACCTATTACAGCGGATCGTCTACGAGAAACCGCGATGGTTAAGCCTGGAAATGGTAAATCCAAGCCTATTTCCATCGAATTTACTGAATCGCTGTTCAACATCGGTGGGGAAATTGTAGAGCGTATTATGAAGCTCTATCCAGAAGGTATTGATAAGGGTATTACACTATCAGCCTTCTTCCAACATATATACAATATGAACATAAGCGGTACTGTAATGACCGCTTTAACACCTTCTCTAGACACTTTCAAAGACACTTACCTAGACCCGCTAGATGATTTTGTAGAGTTCAAAATCAAGATTGTTACCCCTGAATACAGCGAATCAACCCACACAGTTAATCTAGATTTTACGCTTTCTATTGAACTAGAAGCGGATATTTATCCAGAAGTAATCGATTCAGAAGAATTTTCTGCGTATCTTGTTTACCTTTGGGTTTACAATTCCTTACGTCTTACAAAGAATCGCCTTAACAAAATCGTAGACCCTCGTAAGGTGTCTGCGCATAAAAACTCTATGCTAAAACTTGGACCTATCAGACCTAAAGTAAATAAGTCTGGTTTTGCTATCCATGGTTCCGGTAATCCTATTTTCATTCCCCCTACTAGGGATATAATGGAGCAGTTCATTAAAACTGCGAACTCATGTATTGATGAGGACGGTGTATTCCGTAGGGACTTTCTTGTAGATGAGCATAAACTAGGTGACGCAATCATCTACGTAGACTGGGTAAACGATATTCTAGCGTACACCACGTCAACAGGCATTCTTTCTACGTACAACCTAGGCGATGTTGCTCCCTTTGACCCTGTTACAGAATATAACTTCCTTTCTACCCCGCTTAAATCCAACTACCTCATGCCAATCACCACTATCCTGACAGAATCGTTTAAGGATATAGAAGGTGAGAACGCGGCGAAATTTACCACGAATGAGGAAGTAAAGCGTATTCTTCGTGATCTTCCAGCGGTTCGTATATATACTAATATAGTTAACGCTACCAACGCTTCTGACGCTATTGATGCGTGTTTGTACCATGTATGCGGCGGACAGCTAGACGAGCTAGAAGATACACCAGGCCTAATAGAACTGGTTATGGCGCTTAAGTGCTTAATCAAATATCTCAATGAACTAAGGAAGTCAGACAAGGAAGCGCTTAAGCTTCCTTCTAGTATGCGTTCACAAGGTATTATTCATCGTCTTATTGGTGTTGAGTACGTACTACGAGCTATTGATAAGTATGACGACAAAGTTATTGAGACCTATCGTCAAGCTTGGAGAACAGAAACAGCTAAATTCAAATCTGACCCCTCTGTTAGAACCTTCGACATCCCCAATATCAAAGTTGGTAAGGGTGGGTTAACTGGTCTTCTTCCACACCAAGGCCGTATTCTATCTTCTGCGATTAAATCACCACAGCAATCTATTAAGTCGGTCAGCACTGGGGGAGGCAAGACCATCATTTCCATAGTTCAATCGATTTTTGGTATTGTGAATACCAAAACGATTCCTATGATTCTTACTAAGGCGAATCTTATTCGTGGAACTATCACAGAAATTAATCAAATTTGTAAGGGTGAAATCAATGCTATTCCGTTTACACCCATTACACTACGTCGTATGGCCAGAATTTCTGGTATTGATACTTTTGCGAAGCTGTTAAAGTGGTATCAAACTCTACCTAAAAACACCATCTTGGTTGGTAGTTATTCATCACTGGCTTCTAGACGAAAGCTATACTCCGATCTTGATATCGTAGATGGTTTCTGTGAGTTCTCTGTACCTACTACGCAGTTTATGCTTATTATTAAGCTTCTTGGTATCAGGTTCGTATCTGGTGATGAAAGTCACATGATTAAGAACCCTGAATCAGCGCGTTCTAGAAACAGTTACGCTATCTTCTCCCACGCGGATAACCGCGATGTTATGTCAGGTACAATTGTTTCTAATACCGTTCCTGATCTTGTAGGGCAGTCTAGAGCTATATCACCCTATATCTTTGGTGACGATCCTGTAGCCTTTGCGGATAGGTACGGCCTTAGCGCTGGTTTGATTAAATCAGATGCTGACGCTAAGAAGATTAAGGATCGTCTTAAGGCTACGGTAGCCTACCATGAGGCTAACGAAGAAGACTGGGCCTACATGCTACCAGCGATGGACGACGAGATCATGTTTGCTAATATGACTCCTCTCCAACATGAGTTCTATAACCTTCTTATGCAAGAAGCAGAACTTATGCTAATTGAACTGGAAAAATCCAAGAAAAAGATTAAAGCAGAAGAAGATGACGACGAGGAAGATGAAGAAGACGATGATGAAGGTGACAACGCGGATGGTGATGACGAAGAAGAAGCTCGAATTGTAGCAGCGGCAAAGGTTCATCTACAAAAAGTAGAAATGTTCCTTGTTGCGCCAGACTCCAATGAACAGTATATGCAATGGGAACGTAAGCCTTCTGGTGAAGACCTAGTTTCTCCCAAAGTTCGTGAAGCTGATAAACTTATCGAAGCCCACGTATTAAAACATCGTGATGACCTACCTAATAATAAGGTAATCGTGTTCGGTTGGAACATAGTATCCGCTGAACACTTTATGCGTCATAGTAAGTTCGCTTCCAAGTCCCTTCATTACACAGCTGGTAATGAAGAAGTGATAAGACAGTTTGAAACTAACCCAACTAATATTATTCTATGCGCAACGGAAGGCAGCGTTCGAGAAGGGCTAAACCTTCAGATGACTTCGCTCATCTGCCGTTTGCAGAGCGTTTGGTCGCCAGGGGAACATAAACAAGTACGCGCTCGTATGTATCGTCCTGATCCTCGTGGCAAGTACAACCGCGATTCAGTTCGTCATGTCTGGATCATGACTCGTCTACCTAACAACCAGCCTACACTAGACGGAGTTAAAATCGCTCGTCTAGTGTCTAAATACGTATCTAATGCTAGACTTACCTATGAAGGTAGGATGGAATGGCGTAGGGTTTCCGCTGAATTTGACGAATTGAAGATGTTGAAGATGAACCTTCAACTTATCTTCCATTCAAGAGATTACGATCTGGAACCTTATTTCCAAGCTTGGAAGACATATGTTAATTGGGAAAAAGACCTTAACAAGCAAGCTAAGCGTAGGATGGCTGAAAAGCTTGAACAGGAAAACGATGTAGACCTGTTAGACGATAAAGGTAATATTACGGACATTAACAAGTTCATTCAGCTTGCTATGTACGGTGTAGAGTCTACTTATAAGATTCCAGGCTCTAAACGTGTCTACGTACCGTTTATTCGTAATGCGTTGCCAGCTGACCCTAATAACTATGGGTTTTCTGTTCTAGGTAATAACGATATTCCAGTAGGGACCGTTATATACACTGAATTTGGACCGGCTGTAGTTAAAGCTTCTATGAAGAAGGCCGTGAAAGTTCAATTGTATAATGGCCGTACCGTGTCTTTGAAAAAAGGTACTGTTCACGTAGCAGCCCCTTCCAAGTACAAGGAGTTCGCTAAAGTAGTTAAAGACCCGGTTAAGTGGCGTAATGAGTCCTTCGATCCCCACGGTGTTAAGGGTCTAGCCAAGGTAGAAAAAACCAAGATTAAGGATGAAGAAGAAGTTATCGAGGCTCTAGAAGATAATCTAGAGTCCGAGGACATGGATGAAGTTGAAATCTTCGCCGGTATGCTTAACAGTTGGCCAGCCCTTATTATCGATGAAGATATTAACGAATTGAAAAATCTAGAAGGCTGGAATCGTATTGATCCGTTTACTTCTATCACTTTCCGTAGCTGGGCTGCGGCAGAAAAACTGATCGAACTCCTTGACAGTAAGATGCATATTTCTGATAAGGTATATGATGCTCTTATGGAAGAAATGGAAGAAATCCGTGAAGGTAAGGCTATGAGACTTACCAAACAAATTAATCCTCAAAAGTTTAGAAACTTCTTCCTAGATCAAAAGAAGCGTCTTGGTAGAACCAAAAATGGTAAGGTCATCGTCAATCCTTATTGGATAGTTAACGATGAAAAGGTTCTTCTAGCGTTCGACACAAACAGTCACGATCCCAACTTTATTTCTTGGTTGAACCGCAACAGAGCTAAATTCCCCGGCGTTGTCAAGATTACTAAGAACGACGCTATGTGGATTAACATATTCAAGTCTGTCCGTGAAGCTATGCAAGACCTCAAGAACCTTACCAAGATAAGGTCTATCGATGTTGAACAAATTAAACGTGATCTGGTAGATGTTAAGGATGAAATTCTTAAATTGAAGCGCCCCCGTAGTCGTCCTAACATGTAATTTCTATTTTAGATATAAGAGCATTGATATGTCAAATTATAAAGATTTTGTATCTAGACAACTTGAGAGTATGGAGGTAGCTAGTCTACCTCCTACTCAATATACTAAATTAGGAGCTTATCTTCTTGCTAAAGGATTGGTAGTTTTAGCTGGTAATGGGGAAGGTAAAACCTACGCGGAACGTAACGCCGTCATAATGAAGGATTTGTTGAATCCAAGGTTCACTAAGAAATACGCTATACCAGAGAATTTTCATAAGTTTGACCCCTCTGGACCTGCTCTTTTTGTTAAGCCTCTTAAAGAGGCTATAAAAATTATGGTGGAAGACCCTAAAGTATCCGCAGAAGAAGCTTCTCTTTTGAAATTCGCGGTCAACTTTATGGAGAACCCTTCTAAGACTCCTAACTATATAGAAAGAGCTAGAAAACACGCTGCTACTATAAGTGCTGCTTATTATCGGAATTTTGAGAAAGTAGTTGGTAAAATTCAAGGTTCTACATCTGGTAATAAGTCAAATATCGTAGATTTACAGAGACAATTATCAGAGTTAGTATCAGAAATTACAGGCAAGAAAGCTAAACCAGACGTTCTCAACGTACCTAATACTACAATTGTAGAAATGAGACGTTCAGGTGGGGACAACCTAGATAAGGCACGCCGATACGCTCAAATGCGTAGGGAGTTAGGAGCTTCTTATGATAAAGACCTAATAGGTTTTATCTCATCAAAGAATCCTAGTGTAGTAAAAATTCAAGACGCTTATACTTATATGGATAAGCTAGGGTATAAGATACATAAGATACCAAATGTAGCCAAAAGCATACCTCTTAAATTAGGTATGTCGCTAGGTAAACCAAAGTTTTACACTGGTGATGACCGTCCTATAGCGCAGAATATTCCTTCTAATGCTAAAGATATCAAACTATCACCTAGATACGACCCTAAAACAGGGGCTGGAGGTTATCTAACCTATACTTCCGATGTAGCTGCAGGTATTACTAGGGTATACACAGAAGCCCATCAGAATCAATCAGCTTCTAAAATATCATCTGACACCCAAGCTGTTACCACTAAGATGACTTCTGTGTTGTCTAGATGGAAAAAGGATTTAACATCTACTGATCCCATCAAGAAGATGGGCGCTACCGCCTCTGTCATGATTTACATGACAGCTATGCGAGTTGGAGCTAGACAGACTACAGCGGCAGCTCAATCTGGTGTAGCTACCTACGGAGCTATATCCCTTAGACCTCCTCATATAATTCTACGTAAGAATAGTATATTCCTTAAATATAAAGGAAAGGCAGCTAGTAAAACAGGACTGGAGCAGCAACATATTATTAAAGTTAATCCTGCTGATGGTCTTACTAAGCGAGTCTATCAGAATCTTGAAAAGCTTATGGCAGGGAAGAAGAAGACTGATCTTGTCTTCTCTGTCCCTAATAAGAACAAAAATAAGAAACCTGTTGTTTTAACGTATGCTGCCTATATTCAGTATCTAAAAGACTCCGGTTATCCCGCTGGACCGCATAAGATGCGTAGAGTTCGCGGTACTAACCTAATGATCGATCTTCTAAAGAAAGAAAAGTTCAACCTTTCTGTTAAAGCTTCCGGTAATCTTTCTAGGTCGCAGAAGGAAGGTGAACAGTTTGTTATTGAAAAGATTCTAACTCCTATTGCCATCTTGTTAGGACATAAGTCCGGTACAGGAGCTACGTTGTGGCGTACTACCGTGAAAAGTTATGTCGAAGTTAAGCCTCTTATTGACTTCTTCCAGAAGCAGGGTCTTAGAGCACCGAAATGGCTTCCGAAGAAGGCGTCAGATTAATTATATACCTAGAAGAATAGTACCATTAATTAGAGGAACAAAACTAGTTATGAACTATCTACGTTGGGTAAAAGAAACAGCCGCGAATGTAGTAGACATGAATGCTTTCAAGGCTAAAATTAAACATAAAAAACAGAAAGAAGTAGAGAAAGAGCTTAGAGAGTTAGGTATAACACTTACTCATTTGTCTAATACAGGTGAATATAGAGTTAATTACAAACACGGTAGGGAAGCTACCGCTTACTACACTGATGATCTACAGGACGCAGCCTTAACAGGTTTTGCGCTATCACAACATAATAACCCTTATCCATCGTAAAGTAATACTATGATAGAGATCGGGGCTAAAGTTCGTGTAAGACACATGGTATTACCACTACTTGTAGTGGATATAATATCGAATAAGTTAGTAGTTGTCGCTTGGAAAACTACTACAGGAAAGGTATATGAACTTGTAGTCTCAAAAAGGGTATTAGAGAAGATAGATGCCTAAAGACCTTGAAAAGATAAAGAAGTACGTATCTTGGTTGAAGAAGGCAGATGACGCCTATTTCAATACGGGAAAGCCTATAGCTTCGGATGATAAATACGATAAAGTAAAACAGTATGTGCAAGATAATGATCCTAACAACCCATATCTTAAAAAAGTAGGTCATAAACCAAAAACAGGTAAAAAGGTCAAACTACCTTATTACATGCCTTCTTTGGATAAAATCTATCCAGATAGAGGCGCAGAAGCTTTCTTGAAATCGTCTTCGGGCGATTTTTCTGTGCTTTATAAGCTAGACGGCGTATCTGTTCTAGCTATCAATCAAAACGGTGAAACAAAGCTTTATACTAGAGGTAATGGCTCTGTAGGGCAAGATATCACCAAACTGCTTCCTTATATCAAAGGTGTAGGTACACTAAAGAAGAAGGAAGCGGTAAGAGGGGAGTTGATGATAAAACTCTCTGATTTTAACGCTAAGTTCAGTAAAGACTTTGAGAACCCACGTAATACCGTATCAGGTGTAGCTAATTCTGATAAAATCAAGACCAAAGTGGCTAAGTCTATAGATTTCGTAGCTCATGAATTTGTCTTCCCTGTTACTAAATGGAAAGAAGCTAGAGTTAAGCTGAAGTCCCGTGGTTTTTTAACTACTCCTACGAAACAATTTAATAATCCTACAATTATCCAGCTAGCTAAATATCTTAAAGAGCATAAGACTAAAATATATGATATAGATGGTTTGGTTCTTATTGATAATAAGACAGGTTCTAGAATCTCTTTCAAGGTGAACGCTCCAGCAGTTGACGCCGTAGTTAAAACCGTAAATTGGCAGCTTTCAAAACACGGAATACTAAAACCTGTTATTATCCTTGAGAAACCTATTAAACTAAGTGGTGTTTCTATTACTCGTGTTACTGGTCACAACGCGCGCACTATCCAAGACTTAGGTATAGGTAAGGGGGCTATAATCAAAGTAACTAGAGGCGGCGATGTTATTCCGCGGCTCGATGGAGTAGTCAGGAAAGCTAAAAAGGTAGAATTACCGGATAACTTCAAATGGAATAAGACCAACACAGAAGCGGTAGCTACCAACCTATCCAAGTCTGATAAATCTCACATTGAAGTAAAGAAACTTACAGAAGCTTTCCGTATTCTCGGATTCGACGGTATTAGATCAGCTACAGCCAAGGTTCTTATAGAGAACGATTATGACTTAATAGATACACTATTAGGTGATGAACAGGACTTCCTAGACATAGGTGTAGGTAATGCTAACTCTGCTAAGTTGTATTCTGGTATACAAAAAGCTAAGAAGAAAGCCTCACATGGTAAGTTAATGTGGGCTTCTCACATATGGCCTTCTGGGTTTACTGATACTAGGTTTGATAAAATCTTATCTATTGCTCCGTATAAGTTACTTGTACGGGTTACACCTAAAAAGTTAATTCAAAGAATAAGTAATATACATGGGTTTTCTCCGTTTACAGCTACTGAATTTGTCAAATACTTACCCGATTATAAAGAGTTTGTAGAAGATTTAGGTTGGAAAATTAAAGATCAAGCTTTCACTACAGAGTCTTCTAAGTTAGCTGGTAAATCTTTTGTCTTTAGCGGTATTAGAGACAAGAACCTAGAAGAAGAAATAAAGAAGAATGGCGGTGTGATTTCAGGTTCTATATCTAAAACAACTACAGCCGTAATAGTGAAATCTGTTAAAGCTACATCCACCAAGATTCAAAAAGCTAAAGAACTAAATGTACCTGTTATAGGTATTAACGAAGTTAAGTCTAAATATGGAATTTAATCATGGGTTATTTCTCTAAAGTTTTAGAAGTAGCAGGTAGACCACCTAAAACAGATCTTGAAAAACATATTAACGCTATCAACGGTAGTGATCTTTTCGATCTATACTACTCCAGCAAACCTTATGGGTCTGATACTCATGTAGAAACTACTAGAGATAAAGCTAACAGGCTTATGGATTATTTGGAGAAAAAAGGTTACAAGTCCAATAGACTACCAGATTCTTATCTAGGCCGATATGAAGTTATTGAGTCTGTAGAGCTTAAAAAGCGGGGAATTAAGGGTAATATTAAAATTACCAGTGTACCCTACTACGATCATTTAGCTAAAATTCTTATTGAAGTTTAATAAGGTAACACCGAATGTCTGATCTTAAAGAGCTGATTTCCAGCATGATTAGTAGAAATACCAATGACAGCTTGAATAGAGATCGGGCAAAAGTTAGTCTGATTGAATCCGCGTCATTCGGTACTGAAACTCCTATTGACGCACATAAAACTCCAGAAATAGGTAAACATCTGGAAGTTCAATCATGGCTACCTATGGCATCACAGGTCTACAACATATCCCCTAATATCAAGGACTACGTTGTAGTACCTGTGATTATTATGCCTAGCGACCTTCCGAACCGCAATTCAGTAAGTTTCCCCCATGAGACCTTAATAGGCTTTAATCCTATTCAGGGTCGTCTTAATTATAAGACGTGGGCTGGTAAACCCGCGTATTCTGAACATAACCATTTCAAGATGGAAGAAGCTAAAGGTATTGTTTTCGATACCTATATGTCTAAATTAAACCACGCTAAGGGTAACTTATTTAAAGTGACCGCACTATGTGGATTTGATCGTACTAAGGACTATGGATTAGCTCAGGAAATCCTTACTGGTAGACGTAAATCTTATTCTATGGGTGCTTTCGTCTCTCAGTATGAATGCTCTATCTGTGGTGATTTATCTAAACGAGGTAAACTTAATACAGAATGTGGCCACGTAATTAGAGGTAAGCCTAAATTCTACGAAACTAAATACGGTTATCTTCCTAGTTATTTGTTAGCTCGTATTGGTATTGAAGGATTTGAAGTATCTTCCGTTACTGTTCCAGCTTGGTCTTCTGCTGTGAACTCCAATATTATGGATTTAGCTAAGGTTTAAGTTTATGGGCTACTTAAAACATCTTGAAAAAGCTTTTATCAATATGGGTGACGGAGAAGATCTTCGAATTTCTTCTACCGAAGAACTAGCTAAGAGAGTTATAACCATAATTCGTAAAACCCTAACTAATAACGGTCTTTATTATTCCAATGCAAAACAAAGTGCTATGTATTGGATTAGATTTTCAGAGAAACCTATTAAGACCAACAAAGATTTACATAATAATAAACTTATCTATTCAGTAGAAGGTTGGCACGGTACTGGTTCAGGTAACAGAAATTATGGTTCAAGTTTTACCATTTTTGACATTACCAGTCATCAAAATAACAAAACCTTTACAGTATTAGACTCATTATCTGTAAATGCGGGATTAGCTAAGTTTAACAGTTATGCGGATAAACGGAGTTATATAACTAATCTTAATAAGCTCGAACAATTAGCAAAACAAAACAAACTAGATTCCCTATTTTAACATAAATTTCTGGTAATACTAGCGATAACCCCGGTAGATTAAGTTCTACCGGGGTATTTTTGTGCGTGATTTTGTATTTTGGGAACATTAGGGCTCACCCCAATTTCCTCTAAGTTGTTGTTTTGTATTGGTTTCTGTAATTCTATCACATGGTACACGATTAACCTTGTATATCATACGGAAATTTACGTTAACCCACTCATTTTGGAGGCAAATTTATGCCAAAGAAATTTCCAAAACTGGCGGAGACGCTCAAGGATTGTGCGTTCCCCGTTATGATGTTTCTTTCTACGAGTGAGGTCGCGAGTCAGAAGACGATTCTTCGTGCGTTCTCTGATGGTAAGGGTTTGAATCTTGTGTCTAACATTGACAAGATTTACAATCCTGTTACTGGCGATCTTCTACCTTACATTGAAAAGTCCCAGCAGGAATGTACAGGCGATGACTTCCAACAGCTAGATAATCTAGTGGCTATTCGTACCGATGACGATGTTGTTTTTGGTGTTGATATAGACCTAGCTTTTGATCTTGGTGGTGAAGAAGGTTACTGTCCTCTTACTGGTAAGGAAACTGCTTTTCACTACGCGGAGGCTGCCGATTCTGATACTGACGATTCCGATAATGAAGACGAGTTTGAAAATATCGACGATTCTTTAAACTCGGATGAGGAATACTCGGACGATGAAGAAGCTGTTATTTTCAATGACGACGAAGCTGACGAAAATAGCGACGAAGAAGAAGTCGTGGCGTCAAATGTTGACACTACTGATTCCGATGATTCGGAAACTGCTTCGGAAGAAGTAACTGCTGAAGTCCCTGTGGAAACTCCTACTGTCGAACAGGAACCTGTTCAGGAACAGGCTTCAGAAGAAGTAATTAACGATGGCACTGTTCAGGAAATTCCTGCGATGGCTATCGCTGACGATGAAGCTAACCTTAAGCTGGTTACTCTTACCAACGATAACAGTGAAATTGCTGCCTTCGTTGGCGAAACCCATGTTGGTACACTTCGTTGTTCTAGGGCTTCTGAGAAGGCTGCCCCACTGTTCTCTGATGGTAGCCGCCTTGTTCAGGCGTTTAAGCCTGTCTTCAATATGAATCGTAGTAATCTGAACTCCTCGGAACTGGCTGCCTACGGTTACACGCCTGTTACTTTCAAGGTCAAGGTTGGCGATTTGTTCAACAAGCGTCTTGAAAAAGAAATAGCTTCTATCAATACTCAGGCAGAAGAAAAAGTCAAGTCATCTATTAATGGCATGGCCCGCCTTATTGAACTATCCTTCGTTGGTATCAATAAAGGTCTGTTCGAGTGTGATAATGAACTAGCCAATGAATTAGCGTCTCTACTTTCACGTAATGGTGTAAAGAACGCTAATCGTGAAGTTCGTCGTACTCTTGCGAAGCATTCTCATGGGTATATTAAAGCAGGCGTGGAAAAGGCTAAGGAGCTTTCTTCCAAGTCAGAAGATTATATCCAAGGTATCGCTGAAACTGTTTCCAAGTCCGAGTTTATCGGCAGTATCGATGATGATCGTACCGAAACAGCTTCCTATGTTCCACCAGTGTCAACAGTAGAAACAGCGGAGTTTATCGGAAATCCTCAAACTAAGAAGCCTGTAGTTAACAAGTACGCTAGGCTCTTTCGTTAATACATTCCCTCTATAAAGGAAATATGAAATGTTAGATATTAACAGGTCAAAGCTCGTTGAACACTATGTTCACAGGACTCATTCTTCGGCTCCGATGATCGAGGAAGGTAGCGCTCTGGTATGGCAGCTTGATGGTGGCGAAGGTGGCCTTCGTCCGTCTGTCGGCGGTGGTAATGAAGCCTTCGCTGGTGTTGCGGTTGGTCGTGCAGCCACCCCTACCGTTGTTCCGTACTTCGAGACTCTCGTTGTTCGTGCGACTGCACCTTATACTGTTACTCTTAGTAAAACAGCGCAGGGCAGCAGCCTTCGAGTGGTTCATGTCGCTGCTGGTGGTGCTCGTACCGTTCTTACGTCAGGTAATCCTACCAACGCCACTGAATACTCTGTCTCGAACGGCGTAATCACTGTCAATTCTACTCTTGCTAGTGAAGTGATTGAAGTTGGTTACAACTACGCGATCACTTTTCAGGAAGCTATCATGAAGTATAACTTCCACCAGAATGGTTCACACAATGTTTCCGACATTGGAACCATCGGTGTTATGAATACTGGTATGGCCTTCACTACCATGTACGATATTGCTTCGAACTGGAATGCTTGGACTGGTGCCACTCCGGTCTATATTACCAGTGATGGCAAGTTTACTCTTACTTCCAGCTCAAACACTGCTACTGGCTGTAAGGTTATTAGTGTTCCATCTTCGGAAGATTCGTTCCTCGGCTTATACATCACCGAGTAATCTGACTCTTTAATAAAGGATTTAACATAATGCGTATTAACCACCACCCTACTCCGGTTATTGAGTCAAGGTTTCGTAACTCCAACGATATGATCGTTGGGCGTAACGGTGAAATCAATGCCGGTTCTAAACAGGAACTTATGCAGCGTCTGGTAGACATTGCCAGCATGATTCAGGACGGTGAAGTCTTTGATTCGGACGGTGTTCGTCAGGATCGTAATACAATCCGTGCAGAAAAGGCTGCGGCCATCCGTGAAGCTATCCATTCTCCTAAGGATTGGGCTGAACTAGGCTCTGCTATCGCGGCAGATATCGACGTTCGCCTCGAAAGAGACGGTTTCATGCGTTCGGTCTTCTTCCGTGGTGATGTTCAGGAAGGTTCCGTTCCTCGCGTTCGTATCAAGGAACGTCATGTTACCGCCGTTCGTTCACGCGGCGTTGGGATGATTTATCCGCAGTACGTCCGCGATACGTATCTCTTTGCGGAAGAGTTCTATGTTACTGCAACTCCCCGTGTTGAACTTATCGAGATTCATCAGGGTAACAGCGACGTTCTTGAGGAAAAGTATTTCCAAGGTCTTGAACAGATTTTCGTTCAGGAAGACAAGCACGTTGTCAACATGATGCGTACTGCTGACGGTATGTACAATGATATTACATACTTCAATGGTACTTGGTCGCAGACTAACCTCGTTGCGGTCAAGGAAAATGTTGACCGCTGGAGGATTCCGGCTACAACCTGTATAGCAGCCATTGACCTTATCAATGACGCCATCGGCGGTAGCAACTTCTCACAGTGGTTTGATCCGGTTACTAAGTGGGAAATCATCAAGTCTGGTCGTATCGGTAATCTTCTAGGTATGTCCATTCTTACCGATGGTTATCGTGATCGTAACCTGCAGGTTCTTGAGCGTGGTGAATTTATCGTCTGTGGCGCTCCAGAGTTCCTTGGTGCATACACTGATCGTGGTCCGGTTAATGCTACTCCGATTGACGAGTATGAAAAGTTTGTTCCGGCTCGTGGTTGGTCTCTTAACGAGGTTATTTCGGCTACTCTTGGTAATGCCAAGGCCGTTGCTCGTGGTAAGCGTAATCAGTAACCTTTAATGATAAGGGTGGTAGTGGCAACATTACCACCCTATTATATTTTGTGCTAGGGAACCGAAATATGATTTCTTCACTTGATAAAGTAAAGGCTATGTTAGTAGCAGCGTGTGATTCTTGTCATCAGAATAACCGCGATATAGCTATGAACATGATGGAAATAGCTTTGGATGAACTTCAAAGTATGAATCCACAGGACGTAGAAGATAGTATTCAAATTGTTTCGGTTGTAGACGGTGATCCAGTCGATAGTATTATTGAATCTGCTTGCTTCAATGACGAGTTTGAGGACGAAGAAACTGTTAACATGGATACCCTGTTAGATAGTGAAACTGCGAATACAGTTGCTAGTAACGTTCAATCATTGACAGATGATGCGGCTAGACAAGTTTTCCGTGAGTCCATTATGAAAATGTTTGTTCAAGCCTAATGTCTGATTTACGTAAGAAAAGTGGTATTCTCAATTTCTCTATCAAACAAGTATTAGCTTGGTTGAATAGAGAATGGTCTAAAGATAACGAGAAACCACTGACAGGTAAAATGGTAGGTAATCGTAGATATCTTAGACAGTTAGAAGCTTCTTTAAATAGAGAAGCCTACGCTAATAATGCTACTAAAATTCAGTATCCTATACTAAATTCCGTTATCTTGGAAATGTCTCTAGATGATGAATTAGGTGCTTTGAAGAAGCATAGGGCTACTCAAGGGTATATTACTAATCGCGACGTAGAGAATGGTACTATTACCATGGAGAATCTACGTAGAGCTAGAGTAGGTTTAGGCTTTTATTTCAAATCCGATAGTCAGGAAGACGTGATATCCCTAGCACATATATTACTTTATCACGTACCTAGAGTCGGCTTTGTAATGAAAAACGATAGTGGTTTTAGAGTAGAAACTTCTATTACCATCGATAACTCAATAACTTTGGCCGAAACTACCGACGATTCTGGTGAATACTACGAGTACGAGTTTATAATTGTACTTAAAACTCATATAGGTTACGTAGAAGACCATAGAATGATACGCAATGTGGTATTCAATACTACAGATGCTGATGATTCTGAAATCTTTTTCAAAGGTAGTCCTTACATGGATCTTTCTCAAACTATAAATTACACTGATTATTTTAATAAAGACTCCCCTAGATTTAAGGGATAACATTCTATGGCCGCAATAGTCACTTCTTTAGTAACAACCTCTACTGATAAAAGAAGGAAGACCATTCTTATGGATTCTTCCTTTTCGCTAGCTGATATAGATTTGTACGCTCTGTCTAAAGTGTCGCTATTACCGGGGGATCCTCCTATTACTTTGACTGTAGAGAAGCTATTCGTCTGTAGTGTAAGTCCTCAAATACTAATTCTGTTTAAGAACGATGCGGATGAAGAATTTGAGGTAGAAGTCAAGGAATCTTCGGTTGTTCTTCCTTTTTCGGGTGAAGTTACATTAACAAACCCCAATACTAACCCAATAACGCTGCCGGCGTCCGTTTCTTATTTAGTTGTGTAGCACTCTAGGAGAACTCAACAAATGACTCCGTTTGAATCCCTCGTTAAAGAATTTCCGATTTTCGTTGTTAAGAACAAGACAGCCATTACTAAAAATATCCCTATTAAGGATAATGAAGAGCTAGTTGTTCCTAGTCACGCTATAGTAAAGATTGACGCCAACCTGTTAGGCGGCATTCCTTCTTCTACATTTTTCAAGATGGTTTCCCCTTCTGTTAAAGACCTGATTAAGCACGGCCTTATTTCATCGAAAAAGGAAGATATACCTGCTCCTGTGGTAGCGAATGAAAAGGCTGTAGATAAGTCTTGGGACGATAAGAAGAAGAAGAAATAATTTTATATTTTTACAAGATAACCTAGAGGTACACAATAATGACTGGCTTACCTATTTTTCTTAGGCCATCAGTTAAAATTACTACTCTTGATCTTACTCAGCGGGTAACTCTTATTGAGAGTACCATTGGTGCTGTAGTTGGTGCCTTTGAGAGAGGTCCAGTTAAGCCTACTTACCAAAGTGGTCTTGATGAGGATTTTCGTAATCTGTATGGTTCTGTAGCTAATCCTACGATTGGTTTTGCGCATGATACCTCTACGTCATTTATGACGCAGAGCAAACATCTTCTTGTCAACCGTGTTACGAAAGACGCTAAGTATTCTAAGCTGTCAGTTCTTAAAGACGCTGTTTCTAACAGTCTTATCTATGTTCAAAGCCCAGGAACAGAAGGTTCGTATGAGGATGAAGGTCTAGAATCTTATTATCTTCTTACAATTGATGCAGATATTATTACAGCTAACGTAATTAGTATCAATATAACTGATGGTTCTACAGTTGAGACTGCCACCACTACGTATGCGTCTTCTCACGCAGCTACATGGGCTGCCTTCGCATCTTCTATTCAGGTTAACCTAAATTCATTTGGTTTAGGTAACTCCGCTACGGTTATCAATGACCGTACTATCATTATCAGGGTTTCAAAGACTAATAGTCTTGAGTTTTCTGATTTTGAAATTACTTTGGGGGCTTCTCAAGCAGATGTGGAAATCGTAGAAACCGCGCATCTGTTTGACGTGTTCGCGGAAAATCCTGGTTCGTGGGCGAATAACTACGGTGTTGTTGTAGATAATATTGACCCCGGTGTAAGGCAGCGTTTCCGTCTGGCTATTGCTGGTCCTCTTATTACGGGTAATACAATTTCTGTCGATGTTAATGGGGTAAATGTATCTACAGCCTACAGTAATAGTTCTGACGCTACTTTAGCGGCTTTTGCTACCGCTCTAGAACTTAACCCTGATATTGAATCGGCAGAAGTCGAATCTGTTCCCGGTTCCAACGATAATGATCGGTCTATTCTTATCATAGCTAAGAAGCCTGGTTCTAATACGGTTGTGTTCTCTAACCTAACTGTATCTAGCGGTTCATCGCAGGTAGCGGCTGTAGTCAATTCGGTTATGTCGGGAGTTGATCCTGACCATTCCTTCCGTCTTAGGGTATTTGAGCGTAGTAATCTTAATCTACCTGTTGAAACCTTTACTGTTTCTCTACGTAGACAGCTAAATTCTATGGGTTATCAACAGAATCTAGAGCACGTAGTTAATAGATCGTCAACCCGCTCTCTTAATATTCGTGTTCTACAGACTGCTGAATCCTTCAATGACAGCCTGTATGACGAATTTGGTACTCCAGCCTCTACAAATTCAACTGTTTCTTACCTTAGTAATGGTGATGATGGTCTAGCCGTTACTTCTGCTGAAGTTCGTCAGGGTTGGCTGGCAATAGAAGATCGAGTTCAATACCCTGTAGACGTACTTCTTAATGCTGGTTATACCGCTATTTCAGTACAGAAGGAAATGGTTGCGCTAGCAGAACGTCGTTCTGATTGTATCGCTATCTTAGATGCTCCTTCGGATAGACAGCACCCCCAAGACCTACGTGATTATCGTATGTTTGAGTTGGATATTGACTCTACTTACGGAGCAATGTATACACCGGACATTGAAATCGAAGATATTAATACTGCAGAACGTAGGTTTATTCCTCCGTCCGGTCCTGTTGGTGCTACTTATGCTTATTCTGATCGTCTAACACAGAATATTGGAGCTCCCGCTGGTCTTAACAGAGGTAAAGTAACGCTTGCTGTTGGGCTTCGTCATATTTACACTGATCCACAGGAAGAACTACTATTCCCTGTCGGTATTAATGTAATCAAGGATCGTCCTAAAATCGGTCCAGTTGTTATGGGTGAAGAAACTCTGCAAAGTAAGAAGACAGTTCTTTCTTCTGTTCATGCTAGACGTATTCTTAACAGGATTAAGGTTGGACTTAGCGACGCACTGGACTGGACGATTTTCGACCCCAATACAGAATGGACTCGTATTCAAGCTACCGAACTAGGACATACGCTTCTTCGTCCTATGACTCGTGGCGACGGTATGGGTGGTCTTTATGACTATCGTATTGTCTGCGATGCTCGCAATAATACTCCTGATGTAATTGATGCCGAACAGCTTGCTTATGATGTTTACCTAAAGATTACACAGGTTATCAAAGGTATCCATGTTAGGGCTATTCTTACTAGAACGGGGGCCTCGTTCGAGGAACTCATAGATATGGGTGTATAGTTGATCCTATTGAAGAAATCTAGGATTACATAAAATAGGACTATAGATAATGGCAAGAGTTTCATTTACTCAATTAAACAACCTTTCGGATACTATTAGTGCCGAAGCGTATGAACTTATCATCCCCAATATCCCTCTAGGTGGTTCCACTCAAGAACTTACTCTACGTTGCCAGCAGGCAATGATTCCGGGATACAGCAACGAAGCATTTGAATCCCTTCTTCATGGACACGTTCTTAAATTCCGTGGCCGTAAGATGTATCCTCGCCAGCTATCTGTTAGCTACGTTGAAGGTTCGTTCCTTGAAGCTTGGACTATTCTCAAGGCGTGGGACGAATTTATTGTCGGTACTGACTCCGGTAATTCCAGTGCTTATAAAGACACTTATTCAACTACTGCCTCACTAGTTATCTATAATACGACTGGAGCAGTGGCTGGAACTATGCGTCTGGAAAACTTCTTCATTCAGGAAATTTCAGATGTAACTCTGGATGGTACTAGTTCAACTCCTATGCTTATTCCCGCTATGTTCTCATATGATAGGCTTATACCATCCACTGTCGGTATTCGTTAATACTTATTTACATAGCTAAGCAATAATCTATTTATACTAAAATAGATTTTTAGATAAAATCAGACCCGTGGAAGTTAATTCTCTTATAAGGATTACTTCCACGGGTTTTTATTTGTGTCATGGCTGTTTCATTTCAAGAATTAAATGCTTTACCAGATATATTAGGAGGAGGCCGACACGAGCTGTATTTTCCTAGTATAGCTGCTATCAATGTTAAGCAGTTAATGCTGACTAACACGCAAGTTACCATACCTAACATTGGTGTAGGGCATATTAAAGCTAAATTACTAGGACATTCACTAGGTTTTAGAGGCGGGTTATCTTTTGATAACACGCTTAATTGTTCTTTTTATGAACTTTCTGATGGTTCAAACGTAAAATCGCTTTTTTCGTGGTATAAACTAGTTAGAAATCTAGACGATGGTACTTCTCTATTGAAATCCCAATACGCAGCAAATGGTAGATTTAAGTATATAAATACTCTTGGAGAACCTGCTATTGAAGCAGATTTATATAATATGTTTCCAGTTGTTATAACACTACCAGAAGCTTCATCAGAAAACAGTAACGCTGTAGAATTTCAAGTTACTTTCAATGTAGACAAGGTTGATATAGATGGAACTTCGGCCTCTATTGAAGATCTATACGAAGCTATGAGAGGTGCTGGTTGATGCTTAATTTCACTAGCGCTTTAACTATTAAAGACCCCGCTCTAGTTAGCAGATGGTTTCTATCTGTTCCAGATGTATCTCATCCGTATGAATGTATAGCTGAAACCGTAGAACTACCTTTTGATAAAAACCCACCTAAAGGTAGACATTTTCAAGGTACGCAGCGGTTTTATCCTGATTTCCGTGATATAGACGGCGTTACAGTAGTATTTTGGGAAACCCACGATTTTCAAGTAGCTAGGTGGTTAGAGAGATGGCGTAAACAAGTGTATAGAACCAATGGTTCCTACGGATTACCAGTAGACTATAAAAAATCCATGTACGCTTATATGTATAGTCTAACGTCGAACTCTCCTATTCTAACTTATCATTTGGAAGGCTGCTGGCCTACTGATAAAATACCGTATAATCTAACTCATGAAGACGAAGAAGGTAGGATTCAAACTGCCTGCTTGTTTAGTGTAGATAGAGTTGATCCACAAGAATAAATAAAAATAGAACACAAAGGAAAATGACATGAAGCGTGTAGCTGTAGACGATGATGATTTCAAGTTGGATACCCCCGCTAAACCTGTTGTTAATAGACCTGAACCAGATACACCTAAAAACCCCTTTAGTGAAGAAGTAACAAAGAAATACACTAGTCCTTTAGCTGCTCAAGAGGAAGAAGAACTAGAGGAAGTATACGTTATTCAACCTAAAGCTCTGGAAGAAAGTGAGATTCCAGCAGCTAAAGTTACATCTTCTTTAGGGGACGAGTGGATTAGACAGGAACTGCCTTCACATTGCATACCTTACGATTTTAAAGAAGTGTTCCTTAGACCGCTGAAATTCACTATGTTAGGTAAAATTCATGCGGCAAATGTGAATAAATCCTATACCATGTTATTGGATGCCCTTAACGCATGTATTTCTGTGGATATACGCGATCTTACTCCAGCTGACCTCACTTTTGCTATGTATTGGATAAGGGATAATAGCTATCCTAAGTCTCCTTTGAAATTTAAGCATACTTCCAGATATGGGAATATTGTAGACATTACAGTACGTAAATCCGATTTGGAGATAAAAGAGCTGGAAATGACAGCCACAGAATACAAAAAGTGGCAGGAAAAAGGGTTTACCTTCCCGCGTGTTAGGGATATGGAACTACTTTTCGGGGATTCCGTATCAGAAGACGTAAGATATCTATTAGAATACGCACAATACGTACATCTTTCTAAAGAAGAATCAGAGGATTACGAAGATTACGCTCAAAAGAAAATAGATAAGATCGAAAATGAGCTAGGCCTTGAAGCTATTGATGAGATTGAAGCGTTCTCTGAGCTAATTACTCATGGTGTGATTGAAACTGTTAAATTTAAAGATCCTAGATTTAAGCCAGAAGCGGCAGTAAAATTCTTCAAGGAAAGAGCTAAAGAGATACGAGAACGCATCGTTAATATACCTACTGTTACTCATACTTCCGAGTTTGATGAACAAGTATTAGCTTTCCTTAGACTAGCAGAAGAATTGGAAAAAGAAGCGGAAGAAATCCAACTTAAGCTGGAAAAAGGTGAAAAAATAGAGGCTAAAGAGGAGGTCGTTGAGGTTTCTATTACTTCGACGGATTTCTTTCCCCCTGTACGATCCAATATTTCTTCTTGATATTTGCTATGACTTAGCAAAATATAGAGGAATACACATATTGGAGACTGACCCAGCTATTAAATTCTTCCATCATTACCAAAAATTAGTAACAGACAGTAGAAATTCAGATACCTTAGACCCTTATCCAGTTAAACACATCGGTAATTTAAAAGTTATTGTAGACGCCATAGCTCAAATGATGAAACAACAGGCTCAGGCGTTGAACGCTATATTGAAAAGGCGTTAGAATATGGCTACAGCAAGCGGATTATATAGTGATAGAGTAAAAAATATAATGAATGATCGTTCTTCTACAGACGATCGCGCCGCTGCTTATAAAGAATCTGTTGAAATCAAACAACAGAAGAATAAACTGGATAAATTGGATGAAACTACTAGGGTATTTCAGGCGCAGCTACTGAAATCCACTCTAAATTCAGAAGAACACCTTAAGCACATAGCCAAACATACTAAAATTATGGCTAAAGAGACCATGCTTAGTCAGATACTTACTCTGGCTAAGTATACATGGTTTGCCTATAAACTATTAAAGGTGTTTAAGCCACAAATTCTTACGAATACTATAGATAGATTTGAAAGGTTTCTTAATAGAGCTGGATTTGGTGCTAAGGGTATGCAGCAACAGTGTTGCTGTGATAGCCGAGGTATGGCTGGAAGAATGTCTAGACGTGGTAGACGCATGGATAGACGGACTTCATCTTCTGGTGGAAGGTACGAGGCTTCTCAACGCTCTGCTGAAAGAATGGAACGCTCACGTAGAGCTACCATGGATAGGTCTGAGCGTATTAGACGTAACGCAGATGAGTTAAGACAGCGTAAAGCTTCCCAAATCCAAGCTAAACAGACTCAAGAAGCTATTAATAAGTCTATGAAAAGATGGAACCATTCAGCTAGAGGTTCTATTAAAGGTATTTTTGATAGTAGTGGTGTAGGCTTACGTAATAGTTCTAAAGCTATTAGTAGAGCTGCTGCTTCAAGTTCTTCCAACTTAGTTAAGATGGGATTAGCGAGCGTAGCTGGTGTCGCGGCAGCTATGTCAGGTATTTTTTCAACAGTCCTTGGTATTGCTAGTAGGGGTGTTGGTATGCTGGCTAAGGCCGGTATGTACGCAGGCAGAGGAGTATATGGAGCTGGGGCAGCTACTGCTAGAATCGCTATGTCCAAGACGGGTATTAGCGCTCTAAGTAGAATAGGTGGTCCCGCTGTTATAGGTTTAGGGGCCTATAATATGGCTACTATGGATGTTGGTCAGCAGCTAAAAACAGGTAAAGACACAGGGTTAGGTAATAGATACGTATCAGGTATAGGCTCAAATCTTAATTCACTTCTCTTTGGGTTGCCTGATAAATTTATAGCTAGTCAAAATTTAGGACCAGGTAGCGCAACAAATTTATCGCAATTGTTAGAGGATATAGATCATAGTGCTGGCTCTGGTATTGACTGGTTAACCGGATTACTTGGGTATGATACTAAAATAGGACGTAAGGGTATTATAGGAGCTATAGGTAATCAGTTTCAAAACGAAGCTGTTACTATGTATAACAGAGCTAGAACTTTTTTTAACCCTGTAACAAAAGCTTTAGAAGACCAGACAGAAGCTTTAACTGGTAGTTTAGACACTAATTTCAAAAATATGGAATTAGACCATAGAGAAGCTAGAAAAATAGAATATGACCGACTTAAAGGGTTATTGCCTGGTATGGGGGATGGTTTAGGTGAAGCTGGTTTTGCTACATCTCCTGTACTTCGTAGACCGGGCGGATATAAAGCCGATGCGGATTCTTCTTCTACTGGATATGTCGCTTCTCCCCCAGCAGGTAGATCTACAGATGATAGAGGCCGTAGAAGTCTATTTAGTGGAGATTTGTCTATAAGACCGGGGGATAGTAAGTTTTCCCAAGGTTGGTCTCAACACGATGCCACAGGATTTAGTACTAGAACTCCAGAGGGATTTTCTGGAGAAGCTGGGCCTTACGCCCAAAGATTATCTATGAGAACGGTAGATCCTACGGGGTCTTCAGCTAGATTAGGATCTATATCTGCTAAATATGAAGGTAAGGTAGACACCGTAGGCGGTGACGGTGGTAGAGCTTATGGAAAATACCAATTTGACTATAAAGCAGGTGGTTTACAAACTTTCTTTAGGGATAACCCAGAATACGCTGCTAAATTTGAAGGATTATCCCCCGGTACGAAAGCTTTTAATGATAGGTGGAAGCAGGTTGCTAGAGAAAACCCAATTGCTTTTGAAGCCGCACAAGATAGATCCGCTAAAAATATTTGGTATGAACCTGCTAGAAAACATGCCGAATCTTTAGGATTCAAAACATCGGATAGGGGTATACAAGAAGCTCTATTTAGTGGCTCTATTCAACATGGTGGTATCAAAAAGATTCTAGATAGAACCGCAGCCTTAGAAGGTTTTGCGGATATGACAGAACAACAGCAAATACAAGCTTTTTATGACCAGCGTGCTAAATATATTGATACAGATACTAGATTAACAGGTGACAGACGTTCTGGTGTATTAAATAGATATAAGAACGAAGTTAAAGATGCCCTAGCTTTATCTGGGCAAAGTGGTCCAACAGCCTTTCCTACGATCGCTTCTACTGCCCCTAATATAGGGTTAGCTGCTGCTTTACCAGAAGTAACGGGTGGATCGGCGGCTCAAATCGCTATTGATATGAATAACAGGGGTGTTAGAAATCAAGATATAACTTCTGATATGAAGAATATTATACAATATGCAGGGGGTCAGGCTGGAATTAGCCGTATTTCTGTTACTTCTGGTGGACAAGACCCAGCGAGTAAGAAAAATGCTAGACGTACAGGTAGATCTAAGAACCATGACCACGGTAACGCGGCTGACTTTGACATGTTCGTTACTAACCCCGATGGTACAGAAAGACAGCTTAGATACAGTAATCTTGAAGATCGTAAGATTATAGAAAATTTTGTAGAACATGCATTTAAAGCTGGTGCTACCAATGTTGGCGTTGGACCGGGTTATATGGCTGACGGCCGTATACATCTAGGTAATACTGGGGCTGATGGTCGTGTTTGGGGTAAAACCATGGAATACGGCTCCAGAGAACGTAATATAGAAGCTGCGATGGAACGTGGTAGAAGTCAAAGAGCTGGATTTGACTTAGCCTCGGCTCTTAGTCCTTCATCTGGAATGGCGCCAATCCCTGTAGAAATAGCTTCTATTAGCCCCAAAACTCATGAAGAAGCTGTAGCTCACTATTCTCAAAGTAGCGGTTTAGGGTCTATATTTGGTATAAATAAAGCTGCAGCTTCTGAATTACCGGATCATTTAAAAGGTTCTCAAAGTTCAGCTAAGGGTAACAGACTAGGTAGTGGTTTATATGCTAATTCAGCGTCTGGCGCTATCGTAGAAGATCGAATTAATCAGGCTCATCAGGCTACTACAGCCCATGTAGCAGCTGAAAAAATACGACCAAATGTTAATCCTGAAGCTTCGATAGCCAATGCTTCTACAGGTATAACTATCCCATCATCAGTAGATTTTTCTCAAAATGTACCTACAGTTAACACTCAACCACCTGAAAACCCAATGGGGGGTAATTCAGGAGCTAGTTTATCAAATATACCTCATTACGCTGATCCTGAATTGATGTATCCGCTACTTTATCATCATATGAATAATTGAGATTACTATGCCGTTTAACTCTAGTATTTCAGATGTTACAGACAATTATAGAGTAGCTAAAACTACTAACCCGCTATATTTGGTGGATATATGGTGCCCCGGACATGGTTTCGGTGTTCAAGTAGACATGCCAGAACAACTAGCCTTGGCTGTATCCTCTGAGTGGGAAAGTCGTCTACCGTCCACTATTGCTCAAGCTTGGTCTTCTATATCACCTTTAGGAGGGGGGGCTGGTCAAGGAGCTTCAAATATTTTTGGCTGGGATGCTATTCACCAAGGTATGAGTTTTCAAATGTGGGTAGGTACAACCCCAATTGAAATACCTTTAACAGTTCTATTCGACGCGGAAGATAGTGGATTAAAGGATGTATATGCGCCTATAGCTAAACTACAAAGTATAGCTTTACCTAGAAACGACCGAACAATGGGAAATAATTTCTTAGTTCCGCCCGGCCCTAATGTTGGTATTGAATGGGGTGGTTCTGGTTATGGTGTATACATAAAAATAGGAAGAATGATGATGTTCGTTGATTGTATTCTAGTATCAGTCAACGCTGTATTTGACGCTAGATTAGACAATAGGGGTTATCCTATTAGCGGTCAAATAGATATGGTCATACGAACTTCTGTTACATATGGTAGAAGTGATTGGCTTAGAGCTATGGGGTTAGGTGGGGGTCCAAATGAATACTACTAATGTTACAGAAAAAGAAGCTAGACAAGAAACTTTTGTTACTTTTTTATCATCAGGAACGTCGAAGCAATTAAGATTATCTACGGTATTAGAAATAAACAACGACTGGATAAATCCGTGCAGTCCAAAATTTATAAAATTACTTAAATTGCCAAGAGTAATATCTGTTACCTACAGAAATACCCCTATAACTTCTATGAGTCAAAGGATATATGGTACTACTTCACTATGGTATTTGATTGTAGCTTGCTCTGGGTATCTTCACCAACATGAAATACCAAATGGAGAAAACATATTGTTACCCGATCCAATTTCTGTAGCTACAGCTTTAAAAGAAACCGCTGAAAGCAACGTTGGCAAAACTATTATAATATAGGAATTTGTTATGCAGGGCGTTGAAGGTAAATGGGCTCTTGAAGTAAAAGTCGATGGAAAAGATTTACATCTTAATCCGTCTAATGTGACTGCTATAAACGTTGTATCGAATGTGCAGCAAGCTTTACCTTCTTTTAATATAAGTTTTAAAGATGATACTGGTTCTATTTTAGATAATTTAATGAGTGATGGGTCTAAAGTCACTGTATCCATAGGTAATCCTTCACACCATATATATAATGGTTTAAACTTCCTTGTATCAGGAAATGTAAAAGTTACTCCTAGACCTAAATCTACACATATCGAATTTAATGCTATTCTTGATAATATTGGCTGGCTTAGAAAGATGGTGGACAAACCGTATAAGGGTACAGCCGCCAAAGTTATAGAGCAGCTAGCTGGAGAAGTAGGTTTATCCACCGACATAGATGACTCTATGGATGACATGACATGGCTACCTAATAGACTTCCATTTGTAGGTTACGCTAATCACTTATTACAAAGATCTTTTGCGGGTGAGGGTGACGCTTTAGTTATGGCTATCACAGATATGGGTAAACTTAAACTGAAAAAATTAAGTAATCTTATAGCCGGTAGTGGTAGTGGTATAACCTTATCTCAAAATGAATCTTTTGGACATACAATTTTAGATTGGATAACAGTACCTAAGGCTAATTCCCCTAATGCTAGTCACGGGTATGGATCTACCTCAATAGGTATGAATCAAGACGGCAGTATATTTGAAGGGAATGATGTAGCTGTTAAGTTAATGTCTAATGCTACGTCTATTATGTCGGGTATTAAAGACACTATTGGTCAATTAGGTATGAGAATTAATGCCTTGGCTCCTCTAGCGGGTAATACCCATGAAAAATGGTATGAAGGAATACACCAAAACCCTAGAGTGCTTTCTACATATTCTTTTGATATAGAAGTTCTTACTGATATTCCTACTAAATTAGAGCTACTAGACACCGTTAACTTTAGGCCTATAAACCCTGGAACTGCCAATGAAGCTACTAAATTATCAGGTAAATATATAGTCACAGCCATAAATAAGACTATAATGAATGGAAGATTCTTTGAAAAACTGGTAATAACAACACAAGGCGGTAATTAATGCCTAGTTTGCTTCCTATAGGTCAAAATATTAGACCTAAACTAGCTAAAAATGATTTAGTAGGGTATGTTATTGATAATAATGACCCTGAAAAGCGTCAAAGAGTCAAAATAAGATGCGCTCAATTACATCGCAACGTAGAAGACGCAGACCTTCCTTGGACAATTCCTGATACCACACAGGGTAGGGCTAATGCGGGGGCTGGGGCTGGTTCTGTAAATGTACCTGTTTTATATTCAAAAGTATATTTCAGATTAGATGATAATGATCCCCATAATCCTAGGTATTCGGGTTCACCTACTACTGACGATGTTAATAAAGATAACGAACTTCTAAAAGATGAAGAAAACTATCCTCATAGCAGAGGTAGCATAGATGATGCGGGTAATCGTTATAATGTAAATTCTGAAAAAGAAACCATAGATCACACGCATAGATCAGGTACTACAGAACATACCGCCGCGGATGGTGCTAAATCTATATTCTCTGCTTCTGATATGTATTTTACTGCTCAAGGTGATTTGTATTTTACCGCTAAAGGCAAAATATATATTAATGGCGTAGAAGTACATTTGAACAATGGTGGAGAAGCAGGAGGGGTTTCTCCTAGAGAACGTCCACAAATTGAAGATAAAAGCAATCAAACCTCATATTGAGGTTCTGTAAACTTCTTACTAGAAGTTCTGTAAACCTCATATAGTTATAAGAGATTATCATGGCTGAATGGTTGTTACATAGTCAAAGACCAAATGTTAAAGCAGCAATTCAGCCTGCTAAACTACGGTTTAGTGATGTAGACTGCGATTATGGTATTTCAAGAAAGCATTCTGATTTACTAGTTGATAACAATTTGGCTATCACTAATCATATAAAGAATCTTCTATCCACGCCTATAGGTACAGAAGATTTTGAGCCTGGTTATGGATCAAATCTTCCTTACCGAATAATGGACCCAGTAAATATATATTCCGCTTTTAATATTGAAACAGATACTATCGTAGCGTTAATGACATGGATGAGTGATAGAATATTCGTTATCCTAAGTGATACTTTTGTAACTCCGTTAGATTCAGGTGATGGATACCTAATTCAAATTACATACGTAAATATAATAGATAACGCTACAGGATTGTTTAGGCAAGAAGTTGTTAGGTAAATAATATGACTGTTGTGAACGCCTTAATAGACGCAGCCTTAGATTATATCCAACTAAATAATCCCGTGTTTTTTAATTCGGTTAACAGGCAAGATTTATCAGCTTCTTTACAGGAATCTTTAGAGCAAGCTTTACCTCATGAGTTTAGACTTCAAACTACTAAACCAGATTTTGAAGATATTTTGTATGCCTTTGTTCAAGAACTTCAAACTGATAAGGCTTGGAAAGACATTGTTCATACAGGTACTGGTCAAACCCTGTTAAGAAACTACTCTGCGGGTATTTCTTATCTTCATTTCGCTATTGTACGCGCAGTTCAGAACTCATTTGTATTGCCTGGGTCTTCAAAAGACACTGTTTATCAAGGAATGAATTTCCTTGGTGTTAAAATTCGTCGCAGAATCCCTAATAGAATAAGAGTTAGACTGACTATTCCAGATCATACTTCTATTTTTGTCATTCCTAGATTTACTCAAATAATAATAGGTGGGGAATTATTTTTTAATAGAGAAGAAATTACGTATTCTGTATTCGATTTAGTTAAAGAAGTAATACTTTATCAAGGTACAGTATTCTCTAGACAGGGGCCGGCTGAAGGTTTGCCTTTTGAAACCTTGCAAATAGGTTATGAGAATTACGCTATATCAGAAGAAGACGTGTATGTATCTGTTAATGGTTCACAATGGGTAAGTAACGCTAAACTTAGACCTTGGATGGCTGAAAGAGAACAAGAAATAGTTTTTGTTAAAACTCTGGAAACCGGCAATATTGAAATAATGTTTGGTAATGATCTCTATGCTAAAAAGCTAGAGGCAAATGACCAATTACACATAGTATGGGCAGAGACTAAAGGTTCGGAATCTTCTTTAATTCCAGCAGAAACAAACTTTGTAATAGATTCTCTTAATTTAACTGTTAGCGGCCTTACGCTTTCTTCCTCTTTTGGTGGCGATAACGAAGTTCCTTTAGAGGTATACTCTCAAATCGGTCCTCATTTGATGGCTTCATCCGGTGTTGGCATTCGTAGAGCAGATTTTAAAGCTATAGCTCTGGAATACCCTAATATCCGTGATGCCTTATTCAGAGGACAAGCTGAATATGCTCCGGGGTTGAGAACATTCCAAAACGTAGTAATGACTACGCTGTTAACAAATAGTCCTTCAAACCTTATGACCGCTGACGAATGGGGGGAGTTTGTTGAATACCTATCTAATAGGTCTACTTTTTCATTAAGATTTGAACGATCAGATCCGATAATTATACCAATTAAAGTTACCGCAACAGTACATTGTAACACTAAGGCAGGATTAGACGAAATTAATTCTGTATTAACCAGTAAATTAAAAGAATTTACTGAGCCTAAGCCAGGAATACTAGGGTATTCTATATATGATTCGGATATTATTTCTATATTAGAGGGTAATTTTGAAAGTGACTTTAATTACGCCAATGTGATTGAGTATATTTCAAATTTTGAATTTAACTATCCTAATCAAGAAATTGATCCAGAAGACGAATTAGATTACGGTATTACGGCAGATGGGGGCGCTATCATAGCAGGTTATTCTAACTATATTCGTATAGAAGAAGTAGACCTAACTCTCGAATATACTCCTAGAAGAACATATCTAGGAAGAACCGATTTATCAAGCGCGGAGTAACCCATTACTATGCGCAATAAAAATAAACCAGATTTTGTAAAACTTCTTAACTATAATCTTAGTTATAACCCTATATTTGAAAATTTATATAAAACCACGACTAAAATTCTGGATGAGCAGATAGGAGAGCCTATTGCTCAGTTATCTAGAATAAGAAGCTCACAGCATATTAAACGTGGTGATTACCTAGACGTAGAAACTAATAGAGGTATTGAGCGTAGTAGAGTAGCTGACGTAAAAATAATTGAGGAAAATGGTTCTCATTACGCTAAAATTACTCTCGGGTTAGGTAATGGGACAGCCATACAAGTATATAAAGAAGTACTGCAAGATAGAAAAACTCTTATAAACCAAGCGGCTTTTGCAGGTGTTGACTATTATTCTGATTATATTTCAGACGTAGAATACGCTAGATTAGTAGACTACGCTGGCTGTTATTGGAAATATCAGAACTCTGGTGAAAGAGATTTCATAAATTTCATCGGGTTTATAAAAGGAATGCGACTATCTCTTGTTCAATTATGGACAAGAGACCGAGGAGACTACGCAAACGATCATAGCCCAGGATTTGACTTCTATGAATACCTTAAACCAGAAGAAGAAATTACTAACCCTATGCGGTTGGAAAATGGGGCTACCATAGGTAGTGAGTATTTAACATCACATGTTGACATGACCTATGATGTTTTAGCCTCACCCAATGTACAATTTAACGATTTAATTAACCTATTTTATTATTTTGCACCAATTGAACTGGTATTAAACCGCATAATAAGCTCAATTGAGGTAAACATTGGAACTTATAGCGATATAGCTCCTCAAATAGACAGTAATTTATTAGCTAGATACGATTGGAAGACTCATTCTATAGTTAACTTAGGTTATACAGAACCGATACCTCAAATTGATTTGAATTTAAATGGCTATTTGTTTCTAAATAATGATTTAGAAGAAATTGACCCGTTCTACTAGGTATACACGCCAGATTATGCTATATATCCTAGAGTAGTTAACAGGTATGCGGTATTTTCAGCAGATACTGATTCAAAAATTAATACAATACAGTTTAAAAGCCAATTATATAAAGGTATTACTAGTTATATCGCTCTTCCGGGTAATCAATTTACGCAGTCTATAACTAACGCTGTTTCAAGCTATAGCGCGCATCCTTGGCTAGAGTTACAAAAATCTGTTAACTTTACCGCTGTAAGTAATTTTAATACTTCAGGTGACTTTATAACTCCGTCTTCTGTTAATTTTGAGGTTGTTAGCACTTATTCATCTAATTCTACTATAACAATAAGTAGATCTATTAGCTATGAAGGTGTAACCAGCCATTCAACCTCTTATGGTGTTGGATTTGATGATGAAGCCTTTGATGATGGATTCATGTAAAAATTCGCACAAGGAATAGGTACAATGAGTGCAGAATTAGACAATCTAATCGCTACTAATCTTCCTGATAATGTAACTAGACAAATTAAACCAAATAAATTACGAGAAGTTTTTGAACAGGTATCTGGTGAATTGGATGCTAAAGTAGAAGGTTTTTCTGATTTAGCTGGAGCTTTAGGAAATAGCCAGTTATCTGGGACGTATTCTAATGCTTCGCTTGTAACTGATGGTAATAATGCTATTTATGGAGTTCCTACTGCTGGAGCTTTGGATACTGATACCGTTCATGTAATTAGTCCAGCTTCTTTTACATCTACTATAGCAAACACAGTTGGTGCGATTGTATTGAATTTTCCAGATAACGGTATTATGTCTGGGTTTTTCATGCTAGAGGTGGATATATACACATATACAACTAATCATGCTAGAGGGAAGCATTTAATATATGGGCATTTTAATACTACAGCTAATTTCGGTGTAGTTCAGAAGACAACTCTTGGTATTTCTGTACCTATTCAATGCGCTGTTAATAATAATAGAAATGGTAGAGTGTGTATTGTATTAGGAAATGTTGGAACTTCTTGGAATCGACCAAAAATTAACATATCTTCTGCTATAATACGGGCAACCGACCCAGCTTCATTTACTACTGGTTGGTATTCAGAAATAGTTACAAGTTTAGATGGTTTCTCTAGTCTAACAGGTGATTTACCAGAATTAATGCCTCTACCTATACAGAACGCTTTGGATGGTAAGGCTAATACTTCTCATACTCATACACTAGCTGATATATCTGATGCGGGTAGTTTAGCCGGTAAATCGACTATTAACAACGCTGACTGGTCAGGTACAGCTTTGGGTGTAGCTAATGGTGGAACAGCAGCGACTACTATCGCTGGAATACGCACCAATATAGGTGTAAAATCTATGGCGTTAAGAGACGTAACAATTTCCACAAGCGCACCTTCTGGTGGTGTTAATGGTGATGTTTGGTTGCAGGTAGATTAGATAAATGCCTATACATACTAGAGATTCCGGTAGTTGGAAGCAAGTAAAAAGTCTATTTGTAAGGGATGGCGCAGTTTGGAAGCCAGTTAAAGAAGGGTTTGTCAGAGATGCCGGGGTATGGAAATCTTTTTACACTTCCGAATTGGTAGTTGTAGCTCCAACTAACCCAAATCTAGCGGGTATAGGAATACTGTTTAACAATGTTCAAGCTGGTTCGTACTTTGCGGATATAGATAAACGCCTAATTGTAAATTCGTCAAGGGGTCCAATACAAATAGGGGCAGCTCCAGGCGGTAAATTAACCATTGAAATCACCAGCACTGGCATTGTTTCTGGTGTAGGAGGTGCTGGAGGTACCGCTGGATCACCTGTAGGTGGTAACGGTGGGCATGCTTTTAATATAACTGGTGGTTCTAATATTGTTTTCATAAATAATGGTGTAGTACGTGGTGGTGGTGGTGGCGGTGGTATGGGAGGACAGGGAGGTCAAGGATATGAAACACAGCTAATTAGGGAACCAGCTGTTGGTGAAATGTATGAAAACCCTGGTAGCTCACCACCATATGCTTGGTTTTATCATTCTCAAATAAATCAAACTACAGTTCAATGGAATAACGTACAAGTATATAATACAGGGCATGATCAAAATCCATTATCCGTTGTAGGTAGTGATGGATGGACTTATCATAGAGGTTCTAATCAAACTTCTTACTATTGGGCGGTATACCGTACTAAGGATGAATCCGTTTTAGTTAACGGCGGTGTAGGAGGTAATGGCGGAAATGGAACAGGTTCGCAACAATCTAGCTCGATTGGATCAATAGGTATGCCTGGGCCTGGTACTTCTGGTTCTGGCGGACATGGCGGCCCAGGCGGTGGTTACGGTACAGCCGGTGTTCAAGGTGACTCCGGAACAGCGGGTGAAGCTGGAGCGGGAAATCCCGGTTCAGCAGGAGGCGCAGCAGGTTCCTCCATACACGGTTACAATCGCGTTATATATAGTGGTACTGGTACGCTAATAGGATCAACCACTAATTCTTAGAAATAGGAGAAATTAAATGTCAGGTTTTACAAACTACCTAGAAAATGCTGTAATGAACCATGTATTTGGTGGTTCTCCATATACCGCACCCTCAAATGTTTACTTAGCCCTATTCACAGTTACTCCTTCTGATGCTGGAGGTGGTACGGAAGTTTCCAGCGGTGGTTATTCTAGAGAAGTAGTGTCTTTGGGTTCTGTTATAGACGGGGCTATTTCCAATTCTTCCATTATATCTTTTACAGCTACAGGTGGGGATTTCGGCACTATTGTGGCTACAGGTTTATATGACGCTTCTACCTTTGGTAATCTTTTGACATGGGCTCCAATTACACCAGCTACAATTAATGACGGTGACACGCTTTCTTTCGCTATTGGTAGTGTCGCTGTATCCTTGGATTAAGGATAACTTTTATGAAAACCTTTCTTCTCAATTCTGGTTTAGCGCTATTACAAGATCAAAGTAATAACCTTATTGATAAGCTAGAATTGACTGGCTTTGAGATTGGTTCAGGTATAGGAGAAATAGTAGACAGGGATATAACAGATCCTGTAGACCAATTATTACATGTTGGTACTATAGATGATATGTTTATCACACCAATTCACACGGAAGAAGTTCTTATTTCCTGTGAAATAAACAAAAATGTATTAGAGTTCAGACCTGGCAATATACTATTAAGAGCTAATAATGGTATAGCATTTTTAATTTCTATATCAGAACACTCTATGTTTAAGTTTCAGACTTCTTTAACTACAGTCGGAACTAAACTAATATTCAACATAATTATAAATCTGCCTGGATTACTAGATAGGTTTGATTTCTCGAATCTATCTCAAAAGGTAGCAACTTTCAAAACTTTCGCTACCGATTTAGATGTTACTCGGTGGGCTTGGGAAGAACCGATTAATCAAATATTCGTGGATAACGATACTAGAACAAACACACCAGCTTTTGTAATTAGCTCTGGTAGAAACTTCTGGAGTAACCCATTAATAAAAAACTATGAAGATTTTTATGAAACGTGGGGTACAAAGTATCCATGGTTAAACGCTTCACCGGATGGATTATTACCTGTAAGACAGGCTTATTGGGCTGGAAGCCTATTCTGGACAGGATGGGATAGTCCGATTGTATCCGATTATAATGAGTATTTAACTAAAGTGAATGGTTATGAAACCCCTAATAACCACATAGTTTACAATGTACAATGTCAATGCGGTACGATTGTTATTCAAGGTACTATAGCGGATACAAACACATTCAGTACCGAAATTTTATGGCAAATGGACGATGGAACAGAAAGTAATTGCATAAAAATCATTCGTGATCCAGATGACGGTTTTATAAAATATTTAATAACGCTAGAAGACGTAATTGTAGAAGAAATTATTTTAGGTTTTGTCCCATTGTCAGCGATGTTTAAATTAGCCGTATCATGGTTTGAAGGTGTTATAAGAGGAAGTCTAAACGGTGGCTCTGTAACTGAGTTACTTGGCGCTCCTTTTACTGTCTTTACTTTTGAAAGGGAAGGCTCTGATTCTAACGACGCTAATGAATGGTTAGGCAGTACAATGTCGTTTGGTAGGTTTTCAGAAGAATTACACCCTAATATTCTTCGTCGAATGAGCTTAATAGGTGAAAATAATTAGTGAAACCGAGGTACTTCTTTGTTAATTCTGTTATAACAGAATGAGATACGGATATGTCAGATATTAAAGCTAAATTTTTGAATAAAGGTAAAAGACTAATTACTGGAGCCTTGACTGGTTTTAGTGTTATGTCTATTCACAGCTTTCAAATAGGTACAGAATTTGGATTCGATCCTTCCGAAGAAGATGAAGTAGCAAGAGGCGATATTGTTTTTACAGGATACGCTGGACTTACACAAAGTAAAGCTCTTGCAGATGATACAGTAAGGCACACTATTCTTCTTCCAGAGAATATTGGTCCTTTCACTATTGGAAATATCCTAGTTAATGGTACGCATCTTGACGGTACTGTTATTCCTTTCTTATCTATTAGCATGCCTTTTGCTGTTCAAAAGATTAGAAGTGATCCTAATCTGAATGAGCCTTTGTCTTCCCCTGTTCCCGGAAGCAGGTTTGTTATTCATGTAGACATTAAGCACTCTATTTTTGGTCCTGTTCCTAGCGTTACAGTAGTAACTGCTGAATATGCTAATTTAGCGTTCTTTGATTCAGAAAGTTCTGTACCTACTCCTTCATTAAATCCTTATTCTCAATTTGTAGTTAACAATGATACCCGTACTAAAGCCCCAGCTATGGTTTCTAAGCGTAGTGATGGAACATATTGGGGTATTTCAATGTTTCAGAACTACCGTGATCCTAAATTCGGCATCCTAGATGGCGGGGTTTTAGGTGATAAGTATACGCCTTCTCAATATGGCTTTATATCCGGGTATTTCTATAATACCCCTGAAACAGAATATTCTTCTACCGTAGGTGGCGCCGATTATATAGACGGTGTTAGTAATACAGGCGAAATAATTGGTGGGATCACCTACTAATGGAGTTTTTTAGATGATACGGGTTCAAGCAAGGCGTGCTGGTTATGTTGACGAGAATGAACTCGTTTACATTGGTGAAATTTTTTATGATGACGCTGAAAAGCGTTTTGGCGTTTTTACAAATGAAAATTCAACTACAATAAGATGGTTGCCTCGTTGGGTAAACGAGAATCTTGCGCTTAATATAAATCAAAAACTGACTGGTATCGTAGAGACAGGCGATATTAACAATATTGTCCTTGATTTTACTAATCAAGATTCAGTTAAGTTTGTTAATGCGTTAACAGGTGAGATCTACATGAATTTAACCCCTAACGGGGCTGTTTTTCTTAGATCTAATGATAATATATCAGAAATAGCTGGTTCTTCTAACATCGCTATTAACGGTAATCTTCTTATTCCTCGTACAGTAGGAGCTGAATCTACTTTTACCACGTCTATAGACGGTAATAGTTTTATGTTCGCTCCTAACTGGTATGTTTATTCCTATCCGTCTAGCTCTGGTATGCTAATGGTGTCTTATGAAGACACAGAGTTAGCTACACCCGATACTATATTACATAGAGCTTTGAGAGTATCTTCTTCTGGTAACGTATCTAACAATGGGTTAAGGTCATTCTTTTTCGATTATCCTTTTGTAGAAAATCGTTATGTAACTATTACTTTCCGAGTTAAGGGACCAGAAGGCGTTACGGCAACTTCTAGAGTTCTATCCGAAACAGATTCACTTCTAGCAAGTGCTGAAATAACAGGTACTGGAGAGTATCAAGTAGTTTCTTATCCGTGTTACCTACCACCGTCGTCTTCTAAATGGTGGGCGGTCGATACCCTATTTGAGCCAGGTAAAGATTCATCTTTTTCGTCAGAATGGCTTGTAGGTGGGCTACAGGTTAACATTGGTACAGTTCCAGCTATATTGGAAAGGCGTACAACCGCTATTGAACAGAATCTTGTGGATACGTTATACCAAGAAGGGCGCCTTCTTATAGGTAGCGATACCGTAAAATATCCTGTTTCTACACCTTCTTTAATTCAACCTCCAGATAGGGTTTTAATAGTTAACCCCGAAGATGGAAATTCAGTAGTTTCAGATGTGGATTCCACAGGGTTCAACATCGCTATTCATACAACTAGTAGTTCAAATTTTATTGTTAAATATGCAGCTTTTCTAGCTCCGCTACCTACACCAGATTTCTAATACTGAAAAGAGATTAAAAACATGTCCTCATTACTCGCTGGATATAAATTTCATGTTTTGGCTAGGTATGGTTTAGCTAGTCAGGTTCCTGCTGCTAAAGTAGCAGAAATGCTTTGGGATATGGACACGAAAACCTTTCGTGTTGGTGACGATACACCAAATCCTCCTCGAATTATGTCTGAAAAGTCTACTGGCATATTCAATTACTCTGATATTGAGTACGCCATGTTTTCTAACCTTCTTCTTAAAGAAGGCGGAACAATAGATGGTATCAAACCGGCTGATCTTAACAAGAATCGGGGTTTTGTCCATAGAGACAACCCCGGCGAATTTAATAACGTAGATTTAGGGTCTAATACTAACAGCATTTATGTTAGCCCGGTAATGCCTAACCCGGAGTTGCCGGGTACTTACAGGGTATCTCTTGATCTGCATCCTGATCTTCTTAACCTAATTTCTGATGGATTTGACCTTCGTAATATTCCTTTTGTAGAGAATCTTCCTGCCTCTCTGGAAGCCCCTTTATACAGGTATCAAGATACTATTTATTGCTGGAACAACCTAGAACAAAAATATGAAGCTATAGGTGTTCCAGTTATTAGAGATTACGCTAGACTTCCTAATATTCCTGGCCCGTATGTCTATATAGATGCTACCAATATAGACGATTTCCGGGTTATGGCTTGGTCTGGTACTCAATATGTATACATTGGTAGTGAAGCCAATGTTATTACCGGACCAGAACCTGATGATCCTCTGCCAGGTATGTATTGGTATTACAACAATGTTCTAAAAATCTTTATTAATGGAACATGGATTACTATTGCCTTTGATTCTGAAACCAGTGAGTTGAACCTTGCAAAAAGAGGACTTCTTCTTCATTGGAGATATGATGATGAGGGTTATGCTTGGGAATTTTGGGTAGACAACCGCAATTTCAATATGCGGCAGCTAGGTACTACACAAGCTGTTACTACCACTGCTTTCGATGATACGATTGTTGTAGAAAATGCCTATGCGTTCACTCCCGGTAAGTCCTACGTTATTTTCGATGAAACTGGATCTAGAGCGGTAATTACCGTTTTTAGTGTTGTTTCTGATACTACAATTCGAGCAGTAGATACTCTCAATATTACTCTAAATTCAGAAGCTGGTGCCCGTATCGGTTCTTCTTCTTTCTCTATCAATGATAACGGTACTGCTACTGTATTTGGAGATCAAGAATACTTTTCCAGACCTATTCGTACTCTACACGCCTGGCCGGGCGGTTCTTTTATTATTCAGAGAAGCAGTATTGATAGCTCAGGTCTCTATACAGTTAGATATAGAGAAGAAGGTACAGATATTTGGCAAGAAGCTGAACTTCTACGTACATACGGTGTAGAATTTACGCAATACACAGAAGAAGAATACCGTATACCAATAGGTAACGCTTCAATAGAATTTTGGGTATCGTATAAGGGCAATCCTTCTCATAGTGAGATTGTAAACCATTTTGCTCTCATAACTCAATATCAGAATTTCGATTCTGATCGTATTGAGAAACCTACAAATATAACTCCTGCTCATCAGGCTACTAATATCTCCGTTACTCCTACATTGGAAGGTTCCACCTATAGATCGCTTTATGGGTTATCTCAAATAGGTGCGCATTTCCAGATTAGTAGAGATAGCTCTTTCTATGACTTAGTGTTAAATACATCAAGCGATACGCTAGTTTCATGGGTAGGTGTAACTGGTTACACTGGTGTATATAATGATGTAGCTATAATTGAAGGCAGAGAAGCTATTGCTGTAGGTAATGCCGGCGTTTGTATATATACTGATGATGGAGGTAAAACGTGGGACGATATTAAGGGATCAAATAATAACGCTCTCAATGGTGTAGCATGGAATAACTCTGATACCATCATAGCCGTAGGCGCATCCGGTACTGTTATTTATACCAATGATTACGGTAATACTTGGGTTTCTGCGGCTAGTGTTGATGGATTTTCTGGAGCTATAAATTCTGTAGCTGCTCACGATTCCAATGCAGTTGCTGTAGGAGCCAATGGTAAAATTCTAGCTTCTATTAACAAAGGAGCTATCTGGTCATCTTCTACTCAGGCTGGAGGATTCTCCGGCATGTTCTTCGATGTTGCGATGACTACTACGGGTCGTTGTATAGTTGTAGGGGCTGCTGGTACTATTCAAACTTCCGCTAATTATGGTATTGATTGGGTTCCTCGTACTCCGGCAGCCGCCTTTAGTGGGCAATTTAGGGCTGTTACTCTTACAGAAGATGGGTTTGCTATAGCTGTAGGCGCGAACGGAACTATCCAGACTTCTTCTGATTATGGGTCAACTTGGCAGAGCAGAACCGCGGCTAATGGTTACGGTGGTACTTTCCAAAGCGTTCATATGGTCGGTATGAAGGCTGTAGTCGTAGGCGATACTGGTGAAATTCAGACTTCTTATAACCGCGGACAAACATGGGTAAAACGCCCCGCAGGTTCTGGTAATACCAATGCTTTCAATGGTATTGCTATGAATGATGAACCTTACGCTATTCTTGTAGGCGCTGCCAATACTATTCAGCATACCTATGTTCTTGAAGGTCAGGGAACAACCTTTACCGTACCTTCCGGTGCGGACCTTCTAGCAATCAATAATTTGTATTGGTGGCGTTGTAGATATCAGGATTCCGTAGGTAAATGGTCATCATGGTCAGATGGAACAGCTTTTGCTACACAATCTAGCTTCAGTTTCGTGGGACAACCTACAAACATTGCTCCCGCTTCGGACGCTACGAGTGTTTCTAATACCCCATCATTACAATCTAGTAACTTCACCTATGGTGGTTCTATACCAGATACTCATGGTTCTTCCAGATGGCAAATAGCAACTTCTGCGGATTTTGTAGCTCCTATCTATGATTCTGGTGATACTAGTGATCTTCTACAACACGCTGTTCCCGGTTCTGCTGGTCTTTCAAACTTCACTACATACTGGTGGAGAGTTAGACACAGTGGAGCAACGATTGGAGCAGGTCCATGGTCTATTCCTACTAAATTCAGGATCAGGGCTGTACCCAATACACCTACGATTATTAGTCCGGTAACTGGTTCAATAGGAGTTACTCTTACACCTACTATAATGACTAGCCAATTCAGGTCTCAAGATCCAGCAGCTATACATGTTTCTTCTAGATACCAATTTGCTACAACATCCAATTTTAGTAATATAGACCATATATCCGGAGATATTCCGGGTACGTCTTACACCATACCATCAGGTATTCTTAATGCTGCTACTAAATATTGGATCAGAGCGAGACATTTAACTACAAATGAAGTTACGTCCGGTTGGTCTCCAGCCATCGATATTACTACTCTGGTAGTTAATATTACTACTCCGGCTGTTACAGTATCCAACGTGACTGGTACAACAGCTCTATTAAGAACTACTCCGTTTAGTGTTACTTCGGGAGCTAATGATTCTCATCTGAACACCGATTGGGAAATTAGAACTACAAATGACGGGGCTGGGACTCTTATTTGGAGTTCTATGGCTAACTCTACTAATAAGCTACAAATTACAGGTACAGGCTTACCGCCTGGAACTACACTTTTTGCAAGAGCTAGACATAGAGGAACTCAATACGGCAACAGTAATTGGTCTCCATTTATTTCTTTTGAAACTCCTACTATTACAGGTCAACAGGTTTATACTGTGCCTGGAACCTATAATTTCACAGTTCCGGCTGGAGTATTTTCTATCAGTGGAGCGGTATGTGTAGGCGGTGGTGGTAACGGTTACGCCGGTTCTGGAGCTGCTGCGGGGGCTTGGGGTTCTAACGGTACAGGTGGAGCTGGTGCTGGCCTACGCTGGAGGAATAACATTCCAGTAACGCCCGGTACTAACCTAGTTATTGTAGTTGGTGGTCCCGGACAGGCTTCCTCTATTCAGAATCTATTGATGGCTGACGGAGGCCAACACGGTGTTCTTAACGGTAGCGCTGTAGGTGGTGGAGGTAGCTTGTATGGTGGAACTGGTGGTGGCGGTAACGGCGGTGGTTCTCACTTAGCCGATTCTCGTAGAACCTCTGGTGGTGGTGGAGCAGGTGGTTACATGGGTAATGGCGGTACTGCTAGTTATGGTGGTCCTGTAGCTACTCCCGGTGGCGGTGGTGGAGCAGGTGGTAATCATGGTCTCCATTCTCCTTCTAGCTGGTTGTCTAGTGGTGGTGGGGGAGTAGGCTTAATTAAACTAGGTGTAACTGGTAGTAACCCAAACAGAGGAGCTACAGGTGGATCAGGTGGTGAAGACGGTGTTGCCCCAATGCATGACCCAACCCCTCGTCCGAATGGCGGCCGTTGCGGAGGCGGCGGCGGATCTAGAAACGGTTCAACTTTCGGACTTGGTGGAAACGGTGGCGTTAGACTTATATGGGGTCCAAACCGCTCCTACCCGAATGATTCTGATTAATCCATTCAAGAAAACTATTTGGGGAGTCCATTTGCGGCTCCCCAATAGTATAATGGAAATGGTTGTTAAGGCTATAGGGATATCAGGGGCTATAGAAGAAGCTCTAGATTATTATAAAACAGTCTGTTTGGGTGAAGAAATACCCGTAGTTTCAGCCGTAATTAATTATGCCACTAATGAAAAAGTTTGGTGGATTAAGGAGTAGAAATGTCTTGGGTTGGTTTTTATAATGGAAAGCCTCAAGAAATAGTACATATTCAGCCGGAAGGGGAAACTTCTGAAAATTTTGAATGGTTGGAAGTTTCAAATGATTTGGTCCCTTATGTTAATTCTGAATATGTAGCGGAAAATGGTAAGGTTATTCCACCGTCCAAAGAATATTTTATTAGTCAATTGAAAGCTGATTTAGCTTCTATCCGGTGGAACGCCCAAAATTACTTTGTTGAGTACGATGGGAAGCAAGTTAGAACGGATGATGCCACTTTGGCGGCTCTAACTAGTAAGATTATGGATGTTCAACTATCTGATAAGAAAGCTAAAGAGTTCTCTTGGAATTTCAAAGGTCTTTCGGAATTTTTCACTATAAACTATGACGACGCTGTTAAAATTCGGGAACTTATTAGCGGACACCAGCAAAAGTGTTTTGATAGAGCTTCTGAAATAGAGAAAGTTCTAGATGGTCAAGGCAAAAAAGCTAAAATACTAGATATTCTAGCGGTATTTCTTGAAGAAGTGTCTAAAGGATGGCCGTTACCGGATAAAGCCGAAGGCACATACTAAGAGGTTTTAACAATGACCGCTAGTCGCGTAGTATCCAGAATAGGTTTAGAATCTCAAATACCCCCACTACGCCATGGCGAAATGGGTTATGACACTGATACCAAGAATTTTCGTGTTGGTGATGACACCGCTCAAGCTCCTAAGATACTTACTAATAAGACAGAAGCTTTTGACTTATCTAACCTTAAAGACCTTACTCTTAGCGTAGAAGTTCTTGATTTAATAGCTAAAAGAGGTATTGACGGTTGGACACCTGTTTTAGGTACTCAAACTAGCGGAGATAGAGAACTCCTAGTAATTAGAGACTGGTCTGGGGGAGAAGGAGTAAAACCAGAATACCCACTATATGTTACTGCTACAGGGTTATCTACTGATATAAATTTAGCTACCAATATTAAAGGTAGTAAAGGACAAAACGGCAGCGCCCCAGTTATATCGTTTTCTATTGAAAACGGTGTACTAAAGATGGCTGTTATGAACCCCGATAATACGATGGGGCCGGTGTCTAGCACCATTGATGAAGACGGTCATCTTATTCTAGAATATTCAACTGTTGAAGGCACATCGGTAACTACTGATCTAGGCAAGGTTCTTATACGTTATATAGGTAATTATGATCCAGATCAAGTATATGAACCTCTAGATGAAGTTACTGTAGATAATAAACTCTACAGGGTAAGATTTGATTCAGAATCTGTTCAAGGCGTTTACGTAACTAATACTAACCATTGGTCTCTGGTATTTGACTATCTGTTAGATGTAGGCACAGAATTATGGGCTGTTCAAGTAGATAACCTAGACGATAGGGACGCCTACGATAATGAAGACGTAGGTACGTCTGTTTTAGTAAGCGATGTAGGCAATGGTAAGGCTGCTGTATTTTCTAGAATAGGTGCCGCCGGTAATTGGACTAATCCGGCGTATTTAACAGGTCCAGAAGGTAATACCTATGATTCCTATGGAGTTTCTGTTTATAAACCGGGTGGGGTAGATTTAGGTGGATATTACGCGGAGCGTAATGCCAGTTCTAATAGTATTCAAACTAGGTTGTTTGCGGAAATTCTAAGTGGGTCGCCGGGTTCTTCGGTTGTATTCTATATAGACGTAGGCGGAGTTGCCTATGGTCAATACGAAATAGTATATGGATATCCAGTTAACCTTACAGATTTGAACATTCCAGTTAGTATAGGTGACTCTGTTACTTTCTTTGTAACCTATATTAACAATGTAGATGAGTTATTTATTAAGTTAGGTGGTAAGATTGTCAACGGTTCTGGATCAGGTGATTTCCAGACAGCGGTTAAAAGATTTACTGGCAATAATAGCGCTACTGTTTTTGATACTGAAATTGTTGAAGCTACTACTAATTTGACTTCTGTTTATATAAATGGTGTGTATCAACAGAAAGATTCTTACACGTTGGTTAACGGGGTTATTACTTTTTCAGAAGCTCCATCGTCTTCTCATTCCATTGAAGCTGTTATTATTTATTAGGACGATTTAGATGAATATCATACCATTTATTGATAGAGCAGCACCTTTAAATAATAATTCAGCAGTTTCTACGCTAGGTAATGAACGAAAGGGGGTTGTTTTTGATTTTCTTAATATGCAAGCTTATATAACTAACCCTGATAACCCAGAGCACTTTTATGCCGGCCACCCTTCTGGCGTTTTATCTTATACAGCACCTTCTCCTAAGTATGTACACAACGCTTCTGGTAAATTAGAATCCAGTGTATCATTAAGGTGTGACCACGATCCTTACACTAAAGAACCGTTAGGGGCGTTAATAGAACCTCAAAGTACCAATTTAAGTACGTATTCTGAAAGTTTTGACAATTGGACACTTACCAATGCTACTTTTAGTAATAGTAGTATTCCTTCTCCTATATCCGGAGTAAATTATAAAAGATTAGACGCTTTAGGAGGAGTTACCTCCAATATCAGGCAACAGTTATCAGGAGTAGGCGTTGCGGGAGGTATGACACTCTCAGCATATGTTAAAAAAGGTTCTGGAGCTACGCATTTAGGACAGTTTGCTATCCGCGATCATACTAACAGCGACACACTTATTATTTATAATTTTAATTTTGATAATGGCTCTTATACCACAATAGGCGGTACTCAAACAGCTAATTCTACCTTGAAAGCCCAAAGAATCAGTATAGACGAATGGAGAGTATCCGTTACCTGTACAGCCGGAATAAGTAACGGTAGCCAAATGTGGATATATGTTGGTAACGCTGGTTTAACTACACCTTCCGCTCAACATATGTATATGACTGGAGTTCAATTTGAACCCTTACCATATTCTACATCGTACATAAAAACAGAAGCTTCTTCTGTAACTAGAGCAGCGGATAATATAACAATGCCACTCACACGTATTCCATTCAATACGCAAGAAGGTTCCGTTATTTCAGAACATTTGGTAAGACTATACGGTGTAACACCCACATACCCCGCAGTTTGGGCATTTTTAGGTTTAGGCAATAATGTTATACACTTGTATAACCAAACTGTTAGTGGAGCTGTAAGAATTTTTATAAACGATAATATTGGAGTGTTAACCGACTTTGGTACAGGTTTTTTTACAACAGGTGATAAGGTAAAAGTAGCTGTAAAATTTGCAGAAGAAGAAGTAGCAACTTCTGTAAATAATAGTACACCTGTGATTACCTCTCTCATTAGAGCATTACCGGATTTAACACTATTATCTATAGGAAGGTCAAGCTCCACAACTTTGAGTAGCCATGTTAAATCATTTGTATACCTACCACGTCTTTTATCTAATACAGAACTTCAAGAATGGAGTACATTATGAACGATGGATTAGAATATTTTTCTTGGTCTCCTACTCGTGAGATTTTTGTTCAAACAATGACAGATCTAGTTAATCCTGTTACTGGACAGCCTCTTGCTAGCGTAGAAGACGATGTGTTAATACCTTCTGAACATGTAAGGATCGACGAAATCGGTCCGATAGTTAAAACTCCAGCTACTTATGACGAAGAAGGTAATGAATTAACTGCTGCAATTATGGTAGAAGGACACCACGTTAATTTATGGGCTGTAGGAGAGTTGGCGGACCTTCTTAGAGTCCGTAATAATAACGTTGATTATGCTACAATAAATTCCGCCTTACCTAAAGAAAATAAAAAAAAGATTTCGTATGGCAATTAGAGCACAAGCAGATAATTCAGCAGTTAGCGTTAACGGTGAAACTACAGTCGTTTCTAGTGAAATTGTACCTCCTACCAACGTCTTGGCACTATACGTATCACCTACAAGCTGGGGTAGCAACAGTTTTGATTATTATCACGTTAGACAAATAATTGTATTACCAAGAGCCCTTTCTAATGTAGAACTACAAAACAGTAGTTTAATTACAAATCAACTTGAAATTAATACACATCTGGTAGACACAGATAACCCGCATAATGTAACTAAAGCTCAGGTCGGGCTTGGTGATGTGGACAACACCGCCGATGTGGACAAGCCGGTCTCGACGGCGCAGCTGGCGAAGATCTATGCAGCGGTGACGCAGGGCACGATGGCCGCGCCGCTGATCGAGGGGGAGCAGCGTGCAGCCGCCTTCGATTTCGAGCGATGGGCGGTCATGTTCAGGGATATCACCAATCCGGCGCTCAACTTCGTCGGCCGTCCCGACGACATCATCACCATGACGCGCGCCAGCGACGCTACGTACTTCGATGAAAACGGCGTCATGCAGGTCGCGGGGCCGAACACGATGCGCCGCAGCCGTGTACCGGAAACCGGGCGCATGGGGTTCCTGTCGGAGTGGTCGTCGACGAACCTATGGGCTAACACTGTGCCTACAGGAGGTACTGTAGGTGTGATTGGTTCGGGAGGGTCGTTACCTGCGGGATGGTCAAACGCCAATAAAGCCGGGTTGACTGTCGAAATACTGGCAATAGAGCCGGGGGGTATCGAGGATGGAGTGCCGGGCATTGCAGTGCGTATATCCGGGACCGGGAATGGAACCGTCTTTAGACTGAGCATGTCTTCACCATCCTATGTCACGCAAGATTTGTGGTACACAACATCAGGCTACGTAAGAGCGGTTGCGGGCTCCTTAGTGGGTATGTCAAACATACATATCAACTGCGTCAACGGTGGCCCCAGCGTCGCTTTCCCAAACCCGTTTGCCGCAACACGCATGGCAGATGCGCGAAGTTCCTATTCATCCCCAATGTCAAGCTCCAATCCGGGGGGTGGTAGGTTTCCCGAACTACGTTTCACCGCTGCATCGGGCGAGGTCATCGACATTACCTTTCTTGTAGGCGCGGCACAGTTTGAGCAACGAGAATTTCTGTCGAGCTACATCCCAACCACGACAGTAGCTGCCACTCGCTCGGCTGACAATGCGAGGATCAACCTGTCGGCGCTACCGTGGTCATCCGAGCACTTCTGCATCATCGCGGATTTCGACAGCCGTACGTTTCATTCCGCGGATGGCCATTATCGCTCGCCGTTCGGATTGGTAGACGGTGGAGGAACCAACGGATTAGTACAGCAGAGATTAAATTCTACGAGTAATCGCTTCGGCATAACCTCTAGCAACGCGGCGCTGACCAACGGCGTTTTAGGCCGCAACCGCGTCGCGGCTGCGTTTTCGTCGGATGGCAATGCGCGTATCAGCGCGAACGGCGGGACGGTTGCATCCCGCGAGTTAGCGCTCGATCCGTCGATTCTGACGCGGTTCAATATTGGACATCATAGAAATGGTCAGGGCACACTCGCCGGCCACCTGCACTCGCTGGTTGTCCTGCCGCGCAATCCTACCGACCTCGAAATGCAGGGATGGAGCACATTACCATGAAGGTCATCGATCATCTGATCCGCTGCGGCTCGGCCGAGGAAGCGCAGGAACTGGAAGACCGCTACGGGCCTTCGGCCGCCTACCAGCCGCGTGTAATCCTGCAAGACGCGGTTTGGGACGAAACCGACCCGGAAAACCCGGTGCAGACAACGCCCGAGATCGTGGCTTCCGGGTGGCATGTGTGGATCGCCCTCGACCATCTGGCCGAGGATCTGCGCGACCTTCCGGGCGATGCTTGTCGATTGATCGCAGACAGGTCTCTGTGCTTGCCCGAGGCGACGTTTCGCGACGTGCTGCTCTATCACGCGGCCGACATCGACGAGATCGTGCTGGCGACGGCAAGGATTGAGCCCGTGCCGGCAGGGAGCGATTATCCGTGGAGGCGTTACTAAATTATAACTAAATAATTTACATTATATTTTACATTATATTTTACCTTAATTCTTATGTAACCATATCGTTTTCAAATTGAGAATATAATATGACAATTATTACACAAAATTTAGGTAAAATCGTTCCAAATCATAGAGGAGGTTTTCGTCCAGACTGGCAATACCGAGTTCTGGATGAAACCTTTTACTTTGGTGCTTCTTACCGTGTTATAAAAGAGCCTCCATTAGGTACTTACCCTACTGATGAAGAATACTGGGTAATAGTATCAGAATCCTCTGCAAAGCTTGTAAATGTTGAAATTATAGACACTAATGAAATTACAGGTACTATTACTATCAGGTTTTCTTACGAAGACCTGACTTTTTATGACATAGTTACTGGCCCTCTAATACCGGAAATTACTAAACCAGATTGGAACGCACCATCTGGTCCTGCCGAAATACTAAATAAACCTAATTTAGGGGACGCGGCGTATCTAGGGTTAGGAACCACAGCTAACAGTGTAGCAGCTGGTAATCATGGACATTCAACTGCTACAACATCTTCTAATGGATTTATGTCTTCTGGAGATAAGTCTAAATTAGATGGAATTGCTTCTGGTGCTACCAATAACAACACGAACGAACACCTGTTAGCTAGAGCAAACCATACAGGTGTTCAAGCTATTTCTACAGTCTCTGGACTAACAGTCGCGTTAAATTCAAAAGTAAACACAGCCTCTTTGTCAACTCCAAACGGAGTTGCGACTCTAGACACTCAAGGCAGATTACCTCAATCTCAAGGTGGTGGTCAGCCTGTCCTAACCCCTACCTATACCCCAATTACCGAACAAAGTCCTTCTACTTTTAGCTCTTCCTATAACCATGTAGGTTTTTTTAGATTAGCCTCTAATACTAGTAGCCCTATAGATTTTCCTGTTAGTTGGGCTTCGTCTACGGGGATAACTTCCGGTGTTGTAGAAGGGTATATATCGCCTAGTGGTAATTATGCTTTCTCTTATCAAATTATTACAGGTTCTATTGGTAATAGATTTATGCGTAGGGCTTTAAACTCTACAACTTGGGGAGATTGGGAAGAAATTGCTTCTTCCGGTGTCGCTACTATTTCCGCTAATGGTTTAATGTCTTCAACAGACAAAATAAAGCTTAACGGTATAGCAACTGGAGCGACAGCTAACCAGACTAATTCTTACCTTTTAAACAGGTCTAATCATACTGGTAGCCAACCTCAAAGTACAATTGATGGGTTAGGAGCAGCCCTCAACGATAAATTATCTCTTACTGGGGGTAATGTAGTAGGTAAAGTAGTATATTCTAATTGGACTCCTTATACTGCTGAAGCTAGAATACATTTCGGGTTGAACGCCGAAGACGTAGGTAAAGCTATCCAAATAGGGGGCGCTGGTCTATCAGGTACAGCTAATCAATCCCATAATCATGGTGTAGCTATAGGGTTAGCCAATAACAACATTAACGGAACCAACAGTAGTCTATTTATTATAAATTCAATCTCGGGGATTGGAGTTACTTTTAATAGCCAAACTATATCTGGTTACAACTATAATTTTAGGGTTGAACAAGCGTTAACTATAGGTAGTTATGGGTTTCGTACAACTGGCGAAGCAAAAATTGGTGGTTCAGTAGTTAACCCAGATATATCGGCGGTTCTTGAATTAGACAGCACGTCTAAAGGGTTTTTACCTCCTAGAATGACCGCTGCTCAAATAAGCACCAACATCAACCTTTCTGCAAATCCAGAAGGTTGTATAGCTTATGATAGAACTAATCATATTCTTAAGCTATATAATGGTTCACAATGGATAGATATTGGGGCTACAATAGGAGTAGAGCAAACTTGGCAGAACGTAACCGCTAGTCGTCTGCGTAATACCACATACCAGAATACAACAGGTAAACCTATACAACTATCTATTTTAACAGACTACCACTCTAACTTATTGCAATGCTCAATTGATGGTAGTGATTGGGTAACTATTGGACGTTCTGACTATTATGTTATGCATAATGCTATTATACCTATAAATAATTATTATAGACTAACAGGTAATGGACCTATAGTTTCGTGGAGCGAATTAAGGTAATTTGACATGGATATTGGTTTTTATCATCCTTCTATGGGTTATTGGCAAGGTATAGACGTAAGCACAGAACCGTACACCATTATAGAAGAACCCGCTATAATGGATTTAGATGAAGAAGGCAACGAAATAGAGGTTGTTCCTGCTGTAACTAGAGAAACTTCTCAACTAGAAGAACTTTTATCTTCGTATCCACAAGGTACGATTCAAGTTCCATTAAAACCCAGCGCCAATCATGAATGGGTTAACGGTGAATGGGTTTTACAACCTATTGATACAGAAGCAGAAAGAACAAGATTACAAGCTCTAATCGACCTAGAACGAGACCGTAGAATTGCTAATGGTTTCATGTTTAATGATAAACTTTACCAATCTAGACCAGAAGATAGGGAAAATATTACAGGAGCCTCTATCGCTGCTCTAGCCGCTATAGGTATGGGAGCTGAGGTAGGAGATCTGCGTTGGCATGGTGGAGATTCAGATTTTGAATGGATAGCCGCAGATAATAGTTTAACGGCTATGGATGCTCATACAGTATTTCTGTTTGGTCAAACCGCCATGGCTCATAAACAAACCCTTATTTTTGCCGCTAGGTATTTAAAGGACGCCGAGGATATTCCTCTAGATTATGAAGACGATGTTTGGTGGCCTTGAACACTAGGAGAACACGAATGTCTAAATATATTATAAGCCCAGCACATATAGATGCTATAGCTATGGGTAAGTCTAACCCAACTATTGCTAATCAATTAGCCGCTTTTCTCAATGAACATGGTGAAAAATACCGTATTACTACCTCTTTTGAAGAAGTTACGCAGTTTCTAGGTCAAACAGCTCTAGAATCTGCCGGGTTTACCACTCTAAAAGAGAACCTTAACTATTCTGCCAAGAGGCTTACAGTAGTATGGCCTAATCGTTATAAAACTATAGCGGCGGCTACTCCATATGCTAATAACCCACAGAAACTAGCCAATCATACATACGGCAGGCGTTTAGGTAATACCGGACCCAATGATGGCTGGTTATACATTGGTAGAGGTATTAAACAAGTAACTGGTAAATATAATTACAGTGAATTTACCGCATGGATGAGGACAATCATTCCTAATTGTCCTGATTTTGTTAAAAACCCAGAGCTGCTTGAACAAAATCCGTGGTGTTATTGGTCTGCGGTATGGTATTGGTATACCAAGAAGGTGTATCTAAAGGCTAATGATACTAGAGCGGCTACTAAAGCTATTAACGGTGGGTACAACGGTGTAAATGATCGCGTTATCTACGTTAATCGTGCTAAGAAAGTTCTAGGAACAGCTCAACCAGCCCCCTCTACGAAGAAACCACCAGCTCAACCTGATAGTACCCTAAAAATCTATCAGGAAAAGCTTAACAAGATTTCTGAATATCGTAATAACACCGCGTTCAATGTAGGTGAAGCAGACGGATGGAACGGTCCTAAAACGATTAAGGCTGTAAAAGCTTTCCAGAAATCCACTGGTTTTCTAGTTGTCGATGGTGTTATTGGTAAGGAAACCAGAGAAGCTATTGACAACGTATTGGATCAAATTGAAAATGTTATCAATGTTCCAGTAGAAGAAATTCTTGAACCTAAGACTCCAGAAGTAATTGAGGAAGTAATTGTTCAGGAAGTTCCCGAAGTTCTGGAAGAAATCGCTGAAACTCCAATTGCTAAAACAAAGACTCTTTGGACAGCCATTGTAGGATTTATTACTTCAGCAATGGCGTTTCTACAGTCCGGTATTGAAGCCTTCACACAACTTGATCCTATGGTTCAAATAGGTGTAATTATTCTTCTGTTCATCGTAATTGTTATGGTTATCTCCTATATAAGAGAGCATAAGAGAACTAAACAAGGTGTTGATGAACTAAAGTCTAAAGCTGAAGAACTAATCAAGCTGGTTAGATAACAATAGAGAGGGTAGAAAGGTGTATACTCATCTAATTATACTGGGTAAGGGGCTTCTTTCTACCCTTTCAACTACAATAAAAATCCCTATCATTCTTATTTTAGCCGCTATACTAGGTGGAATTTATATAAAAAATACAGCTGTAGGCGAAGCTATACGTCAAACAATTGTAGAAATTACCGCGAAAGCAGAGATTCAAGCTCTAGAAACCATTATTCGTAATAAAGATAAACTTCTTGAAGAACAAGAAAAATTAATAGATGAACAACGAATAATGATGGAATTGAATGCTCGTCTGTTAAGAGATTTAGAAGAACAAGTAGAGAAAGACGAACAAGAACTTAAAGAAGCACTGGATAAACTAGATGAACTCGCTGATCTACCTCCCCCCGAAGCTTGTGTTGTTGACAACGCTATTCTTGACAGGCTGCGAAACCAATAGGGCTATAGACTCTTTAGCTGGAGCTAGAGTTGTAGAAGAAGCGGAGTCTCAGCTAGATCAACAGATAGAAATAGCGGACGAGAGAGTAAAAGAGGCTTTAAAATTACCTCCTTACCCTAGTTCTTGTACAAGAATCTCTAATTCTAATGTAAGAGTAGGTGATAGGCTAGATCATGCTGTAGATAAAGTAGATATAGCCCTGTTAGCTGCTAATAACACAATACGAAGGTGTGCTGCCTATTACAATAATCTTCGTAACGAAAGAAATAGCTTAATTGAAGGATCAAACTAATGAGCTTGGAAAATCTAGTTAAGAAAGTAATGGAACCAATCGAATCTGCGGCAGTTAAAACTGCTTCAGAAACACCTATTTCCAATAATACCGCTAGATCCAAGAAACCTTGCGATCTGAATGAACAGTTTGTAGAGAAAGCTGTTCATGCTATCAAAGAATCAGCTAAGACGGATTATAAGAACCTGTCAGCATCTTTCAAAGCGTATGTTAATTACAATAATCTTCCTGCGGATAAACGCCATCTTATCTATGTAGCTCTATTTGGTGCTTAATTATGCCTAAATGTCATAGAATAGGTGATTCTAATGACGCCGGAGGACTAGTATCGGCTTCTTTACAATCTAGTGTTTATGTTAACAACATATTAGTATCTGTAGATGGAAGTCCTGTAACCCCGCATCTTCCTTTTGTTCCTCCACATGTAGGGACTATTACTGCTAATGGTTCTCCTACTGTTTTTGCGGAAAATATACCAATAAACAGGTTAGGTGACGCTGATTCTTGTGGTCATATAAGAATAGACGGTTCACCAAATGTATTTGTAGGGCCGTAATATGGATGTATTTCCTTTAAGCGTAAAGAAGGCTTTTGTTAAACTTGGGGATGACCAACGCGGAACCCCTGAAAAATGTATGCTAGATGTGCAATTCATGATGGGTGGTGGGGTTTTAAATCCTGTAGTTGAGCATGTTGGTGATATTACCCATAGAATGACCCATTTGGTACAATACACCCCTACTGATAGGCTACCTACTAGTGGTGAACTTGGCTTTCATATGGTAGATGACAAAGTTCATAAAACATATAAATGGCTTAACAGTTCCTACGGTTTTGAGCGGGAATTTGAACAAAACATAATTAATAATTTTGAATACTATAAAGAAAAAGGTAAATTTAAAAATCAAACCGTTAAAGACTATAGGAATAAGATAGCTTATCTACTTAAAAAGTATGCAGAAGCGCATGAAAGGCTAGTAGTGTATAACCATGCTCAATGGAAAGCTAGACAAGCGGCTGTAGCGGTTGGGTATATGGCTTGGGATAGTGCTTCTAGTTATTTAGCTTCTTTAAAGCTTATATGTAAAGATGAAGAAACCTATATAAAAGAATGCTCTAGCTTTAGACTTAATCCTTCTGGTAATCCTATTCCGTATAAATAATAAAAAGTGTTAACAACATGGAAGTTTTTGGCGAAATAAAAGGTAGAACACAACATAAGGAAGTTACTAAATCCCCTGTTGTGTCTACCTTAGAAAAAGTCCAGATAGAACTTTTGCATAACGATGTACCTGTTTATGTATTTTATAAATCAGGTAACACACCTTGGAAGTCTATTCTTATTAACAATGTATTTTCTAGTGAAGCTATACCGCGTTATAGCGATATTTACCTGTCTTGCACATTAAGTTCAGAAGAAAAAGTTCAATACTCAATTAAATATTAGATATTCTATATACGCTTTCTGCGTATGATTCTATATCTCCTACCTCTAAACCGTAGTCACTAACCATACTTTCAACTAAGCATTGGTTACATAGATTACGAATATTTTCATTAGGTCTAGCTTCTATAGCCTCGTAAGGTATGTCTTTGTTGATGGGAACATAGACAGACTTTATATTTAGATCTGGAAAATCCAACTTAATTTCAGCCTCAAACATTCTAGCAGAGCATAACTGGTAATCAACCCAGGCGGTATAATCATGCCATTTCCACATTTGACTGAACGCATAAGAGTATCCTACTACGTCCAGAAGACCCCTTTCAAATATGTAATTATCACTATGTATAGAATTGGAAATATATTCTAACTTATTTCTAATACTACGTTTGAAATAAGCAAAAACAAACTCTTGATGCTTCATACCAAGAGTTGCTAATCCTTCTATTTCTGAAAAATTAGGGTTATTTAGCATACCTCTAGGGGTTCTGGCAGATAACTGTACCACTCTAAATGGATACTTACTTCGTAAAGCCTCACAAATAGAGGATTTACCTACACCAGAGCTTCCATTTAGAAATATAACCGTTTTCATGTTGTTTCCTTTTATACGTAAGTACCTTATACGTAGGACAGCACTTTATTGACTAGTGCCTTTAGTCCACTCATTGACGCTTTTTCAGCTTCTCTTTTTAGCTTTTTATAATAGAATTTCGTAGGTTTATGTAAATTGTTAGGGAAATCCTCCCAAGATACCCATCTATACTTTGAACTTTCTTTATTAATTTTTACAACGGGTTTCTTATCAAATTCTACTATGTAGAAATACAGAATACGCTTACTCTTTTCTTCTCTATGATCGAACATAAGATCGGATTCTTTGATTCTTATGCCAGATTCTTCCCAAACTTCTCTAACGGCAGAAGTTTTTATAGCTTCATTATCTTCTACACCCCCGCCAGGGAAATTCCATAAATTAGGATTGTTAGCTTTTGGCCCTCTTTTAAGTAATAGAACTTCATCACCTACGGTAAGAATTACCCAAACAGATTTATACATTTGTTAAACCAATCCAATAGAACTATAAGAAGAGCTTCGAGATTACCAGAATCGTAGGCTAACATAAACACTGTTAGTATCAAGGCTATTATAATTAATAGCACTTTTATTCCTGTCATGATAAACACCGTTGTGCGTTACTCTCTTATAGGAATTAAGGATATGGAATTTAGATTACATCTAGATTGGAAAAATTCTGAATACGTAGTAGAGCATAATCACGTAAGGCTTCTTTATCGTGATCGAAACCAGTTAATAACCATTGTTCTTCTGGATACCAAGCTGTCGATCCAAACCATACCTTTATAGGAGTAATTATTCTAATACCAGTTAATTCCTTATAGTTTGTATAAGTTATTTGTATTCGCTTGGATACATCTGAATGAGGCATAATTCAATCCTCTGCTTCATCTGATAGAATCTTTTCAGATAGTTTATCTACATCTTTCTTTAGTCTGTTAAATAATTTCTTTCTTACTTCTCTTTCGTCGTCTTCTTTACCTAATTCCGCTTCAATGAACATCTCTGTTCTAACAGGATTGTATTGTCTAGGATTAACTGTCCTAGCAAAAGAAACACTAACCTTTGTTATACGCATCAAGTTTCTCCTGTTTTAATATTGGAACCCTCGCTAATAGTATACATAGGAGGATTCCAATTGTTATTCCAATTGTATGACGAAAAAACAGGTTCAAAGTCAGGGGCGGACCCATCTACAACTTCGATATTACGCCATTCTCTATAAACCGTATAGGCGTTGGTATGAGAATCTCGCCTATCTACTTCAATACATTCTTGAACTATTCCATTCTTCATCCTTAAATTACCAGTACGCTTCTCTGAAATCACCATGCTCGGTGAATATTCAACAATCATCGGTATATCCTCACAATTTCGTCAAACCGATCAAACAAATCCGGTAGTGTACCATTGTTTTCTATAAGCATATCTGGAGTTATTTGTTCAACAGCCCTACTTGAGTGTGTACCTATTTTAGCTTCTTTTCTTGTTAAACGCACAATTAAACTGTTTTCATACGATCTTACCACTTCTTCCTCGTAAACCAAGGATTCTATGACAATATCACAGGCTCCAGAAAACCGGCGTGAAACTCTCTCAATTTCAGACCCTAGAGTCCAGCCTAGACCCAATGTAGGCAGGTATTTACCCAGCTCTTCCATGAAATACCTAGAAGACTGGTTATAGGGTAAGTCTTCCATGGGTACATCTTTTAGGTCTCCATTTACCATTCTTTCAGCGGTTTCTTCATCAAATCCATGATATACGTAGTAGGCTTTACACATAGCTTTACCGCCATCGAAAGGATGAACTTTAACAAAGCCATGTCTTTCAACTAGATACCTAGTTACTTCACTTTTTCCTACACACCGATCACCTGTCATAGCTATAATCATGACTTGTAATCCTTCATGTTATTAGTTAGTTCTGATTTTATCATACCAGAATTAATAGAATCAGCTAACTTTCCAAGCCGTAGTGAGACCTTGTACAGAGTAAGACTTACTGTCAACATAATCAGAGCGAGAAAACCTTTTAAGGTCAAAAACATGTCTATATCCTTTGTCGTAAGCTTTTTGTAAAGAAGCAAACCCTGGCTTCAAGTTAGCTTCCAAACAATACACTCCCCTATTAGTTACAGCTATGTCCCAGCCTATTAAAGAGGTTTCCAAGTTAAGTCTATTATGTAATGTGCTAACCCATCTGTAAATTTCTTCGTCGAACCCTTCTCCTACAGGTATTTTACTACCATAAATATCATGGCCATTCAAAGATGAATAAGACTTAGAGTTTAACCCGTCATTAGTTTGAGCATGAATAAGAGACCAATCGTGTGTATCCACAGATACAAGGTAATTGCCTGGGTTAGACGTGTAATCTACCACATTTCCTTTACCCACAAACTTGGTGAAAGCGCCTATTATTTCAATGGTATCTGGTTCTCTAACAAGCGTAATAACACGAAGGGCTCCTATAGCTCCGGATTCAGTAAACTTATCTATTTCAGGATGAGGTTTTAAAGCCTCTTGATATACGTACCCTTTAGAATACACCCTTAGTAAGATACTATATATGTCACTTACAGTCATTGTATCAGGTAAAACAAACCCACCTTTACCACCCCAGCCAGCAACTGGTTTGAAAAATACATTTTTCTGATAAATGTCTTCAGCCTGGTTTACAAGATTTTTAGCAGTAAGTAGCGTTGTATGCGGTATAGGTAGATCAAGAAATTTATGATAAAACTTCCATTTATTGTTAATGTATGGCTCAATTTCTTTATTGGTGTTGTACTTATCCCAAATATGCTTGGATTTGAATAGACCTATATAATCAGATGGGTTATCTTTATTAAACAGCTCAAAATCAAAATATTCGTTTGGTAAAATTCTGTTTTTCAGCCACAACTTCCACATATGGCTTAGTTGCGTAAAAGTAGGTACTCCATGCTTATTCTCTACATGAAGAAACTTGTTTATCATTTTATTCGACCTGATTTTTGAACATGTTAAGACCTTCAAAAACTTCATTTATAGAGTTATGACCTACTGCCATCTTGTATGGGTTGCTTCTTAACTCCCTTTCTCGTATTTTAAGCATGAACTTAGCATCGTCTAATACTTTCTTTATAGATTTAGGTGATTTTTCTAGTCTTTGGCCCTCTTTTTCCAGCATAGAAATAAGTGTTTCCGGTCTAAAGTCCCATTCATTTAGGCTTGCCCAGTTAGACCCAAACTCTAAACCGTAAGACAGAGGTATAGAGATTTCAAAATCGAATTTTTCTTTATAATACTCCATAGGTAGTGTAGACATGGCGTGTTCTGTTAGATATATAGCAAATGGAGTGTGTTCGTATAAGCAATCACTATAGCCAGCATCATGAACGATGTTTGTATGATGGCTATCTAGATAATACCCCTTTTTAGTAATATTCTCAAATACCCATTTTTTGTTAGTATAAACAGATGCTATACCTATATCACTGGAAAAACCTTGTACAGGGCTATTAACAGCTCGCCTGTCCATAGCCCTTTCTACCCATATGTCATCATGTAGATACGCCCACAAGTGTCTAATACGATGATTCGGGTAATGAATCATAAAGGTTTCTTTACCTGTTTTATGGCAATGTGTTATCCATTCAGCTACACTACCCCAGCGTTCAAATAGTATATCTATAAGCTCTTGAGCTTCAGATTCTTCGATGCCAAGGTCTCTAGCAAGAGCTTTCGCCAATTTTCCGTAGAGCGTGCCGAAGACAATTTGCTTGATATTTTGTCTAAGTGGATGCTTTTTATCAACGTCTTTTTTAAAGAAAAAGCGTACGTTGATAATATGAATATCGCCTTCACGTTCTAGTATCTTTTTGGCTTCTTCCAATTTATCTAAAGGAGCCAATCTGTATTTATGAATCGCGTTATTAGCTAAGACAAAAGTCTTTTTAACCATCTTATCTTTAGTAATGACGCCAGTCACTCGTATTTCATGGGCGGAGAAATCGGTCCCTATCATAGTTCGACCTAATTTAACCGAAAAATTACCCTTAATACCTTTAATAAGGTCTTTATGCAGCTCAAACTCTTTATCAGCGTGAGTTGCAATATTCTGTGAATTAGGTCTAACTACAGAAATTCTTCCTGGCAAGACCTTAGTAAATCCGAAGAAAGGCCTCAGCCTTCCATCACCTTGGAAGTCTTTATCCTCTTTGTATCTTTTGATAATACCTTCTGCGAAGGTGGATTTCAAAATCTTAGTTTTGTTAAAATGTGAAAATAATTTAACTTCTTCTATATGCTTATACGTTTTTTGGAAACCCTTATCAGTAGAAGGTTCACCCGATTTACCAGTTTTTGTAGGTTCAAGTCTCATTACATCGAAGAACAATGTTCTAAGGTGAGCTGGCTTAGTTAGAGATAGAACATCGGCTTTTTGTGAAGAAAACATACCTCCAGATGGACTAATACCCATCTGTTTCATAATACGCTTATTGGCTTTCTGACCATTCTTAGTGGATAGGATGGTGTTCTTGATATCCTCAACAGTTTTATCGAAGATAGAGCCCGGTTTAGTTAGCTCTTTAGCATTACTCAGATCAATATAAATACCCGTATCCATAAGCATAGAGAAAGTAGAAATCATCATACCTAGTTGATGAATAACTAGTCTCTTGTACTCTTTCTTAGACTTATATCCTATAAATTTCTCTGTACATTGCTCTATTTGTCGTTTTCTTATCTCTAACAGATGTACTACATCGATCGCGCCGTACTCGGCTATCTCATCTAACGAGAATTTAGCCATATTGGCACGGTCTTCTTTACCAATAACTATACCTTCATCACGGAATATTCCATACCTAGCTTCTACAGACTCCAAACCATATGGCTTGTATTGACCACCATTAGGTAAATCAATAATTTTCTCAAGAGCTTTATGATTTTCATCAGCACAAAATTCCGCGGCGATTGTATCCCAAACTTTACAAGGGTAGAAAGGAAGGTCTAGAGCTACACTAATTTGACCTATATCAAATTGACCGAAATGGAAAATCGTCTCTACATCGTCTCTACTAAAATAACTATATAACTTCTTCTTTATATATGATAGTTCTTTATTAGACCAAGTATGATCTTTCTGCTTCCAAGGAAGGATATAGGCTACCTTCTTATCATCTATTTCCAACCCAAATTGCATAGTATATAGCGTATTTTGAATACGGTTAAGGTTAGCTGTTTCTACGTCTACAGCTACCAGTTTAGTCTTATCGAGTATCTTGAAAAACTTATTGAACTGTTCAATAGTTTTGATAATACGCAGTTTAAATTTCAGATCTTTTTTAGTAATAGGAGAGAAATAATTAGAACCTCTAAAAGCACATTGAATATGCTTTAAATTAAATCCTATAAGAGACTTACCGGACTCACCTTTTTCAAAACCCTCTGTTTTAGACCATGCTGCAAAAGGCGTTGACAGAATGGTGGGTAATCCATTCCATTCTCTTACGTAGCCAAAATACTCTAATGGGTTGAGATTAAGCCGGTTAAACGGAATTTGATTAACAAATATAACACCATCTGGTTCAATGTTGTCTATAATACGACGAATACCGGATTCATTAGTAGAACCCAGCTCCATATACACAAAACGAGCGTTTTTACGCTCGGCTTTACACACTTCATAGCATAGATTAGCAAATGTAGACCTATGGATATCGTGATTCAAATTGAACCAATTATCCAGCAACAATATAGTCTTCTTGGGCGTTTCTCCAAATTGAACTGTGTATTGTTTAAGCTGTCTACCATCAACTTTTACTATTTTGTTGCTAATCTTAGGAGATTTCATGACTTCATGTATCTTTCGGCTTCTAACAAGCTATCAGTAACAGTCAATACGTCTTTATAGAGATTGCGCACCACGTATAGATCATCTTTAACACCACCCTCTATACTATCATTTACGATTAGAACATCGTCTCTAGTCATACGCCCGGATACTATTTCATACGGTTCATTAGAAAGATTAGCGGGTGCTCTATACCAATATTGACTTATAAATGATCCCCCTTCAGGACGAAATCCAAACTCTTTCAAAAGAGCTTGAAGTTTCTTATTATCCTGCATTACAACATAAGGTACAGCGTATTTAACTCTAGATTTATCGCAATCCTTTATAACTTCACGCAGTAAAAGAGAAAAGGCATTCAAATCCCTGAATTTAGTGAGGTATAGCTGCGCAGATCCAGTAGAATGTATATGATTTAATATCGTAGCTGATTTATTCTTATTTACATAAAATCCTTTAATCATGTTTTCTGCTCCGATGCAATACTTCTACAAAATATTTCACTGGATTGATTCTTGTTAGACACTACCACAAAATCTTCAAAAGTATACCTTGTGGCAACACCTTCGGTATCTGCTTTATCATCCCATTTTTTACGATTTCTTATTAGCAAACCATTGTTAAGAATGGAAAAGTAGGGGGCCTTTATGTTTATTACATAAAGGATAACAAAGCCATTAGATGAAACCACGTTTATTGTGTAGTTCCGCTCTTCTACTGTATCAAGATTGAAGTAAGTAGCGTTGTTAACTCTTGACCTATCGGGGATGAATAATATAGGATGTTCAATACCTATATTGATAGATAAGGGCACAAAAGTTTTCTCTGGATGCTTAATTATGTTGGGTTTTTCTAGGAAAAGCTTATTCAACTCCATGGAATTACCCAATCGCAGTTAATGCAGCGGTGATCTTGATATCTTTAGAAGAAGACTCCATAAGTAGCATATTTTGCATAACAGATACGCTTATATTCTTTTCTTTCATTGAAGAAATACAATCTTTCAGATGATGGATAGCTACCTTAACCTTTGTAGGTTTACCTTTAAAAGAAATAGGTTTAATAGCTGCCTTAGCATTACCAGTGCTTGTATTACTGGATACTAGACAGGATTTCTCTGACATATCGAAGGTGAGCACTTCTGTTTCAGAAATAGCTCCTGTCAGAGTGTCAATAACAGACTTTAGTTTATCAGTGTTAACAACCATTTTGGTTGAACGCTTACCACTCTCAATAACTGATCTAGCCATGTCCGCAAGGAACATATTCTCTGTTTTATTAGAGATAGCTAGGTAATCAGTATTGGAATAAGCATAAAACCTGTCATCTGTAGCTGCAAATGTACTACCTACAGACATGATATTCTGAATATTAGGTAATGTAGTAGTCAATTGGTTGGAAGACTTAACTTTTACATCAGCGTCTACTACAATAGCGTGGTGCGTATCTCCAATAGACAATTCCATCTTATTGGAGCCCCATCCAATGATAACACCTAAAGCCTGACTATCTGTACGATTACGCATACCCGATACTAGAGACAGCACTTCATTAGCTGTTTTAGCTACACTAGAAATATTCTCTGAATCCTTGAACTCTCTACGCTCAACTAATTCTGGATTACCTACATAGAAAATAGAAGCGTTAAACCCTTTGGAAGATACGATCATTCTATCTTCTTTAGGGGATAGACTTAATTCTTTATACGCCTTAGTGTATGATAAAAGAACTTCTGGAATAATGCTTACTTCTAAATCCTTTTTTGATCCATAAACTACCTCAACAGGTAGCTCTGTCTTATATTCAGCTATGGAGTTCATAGCTTCAATAGACATACCTTTCTTTGAGAAAATAAGAGTAACTACGTTTGTATCAGACCGCTCTCCAAGAGATATAATAGACAGACATTTAGATATAGCTGTACTTAATACCTTGGAGTCTATCTTGTATTGGTACTGTGATTTTTCGCTCATGTTGTTTTTCACTTTGTTTTAAATACGTGTTTTTGAGATTATAAATCTCATATTCTGGAATTTTTCTGAATCACCCCAAGCTTCACTAGAAACTCTATCAAGAAAATCTTGAACGGTTTCGTTGATTTCAGGTAAAAATACATCCTTAGTTTTAAGATTTAGTAATCCATAATAGTGCTTGCGTCTTTCTGCCCTCGCTAACAATGATTCCCAAAATCTTTTACCATCCGGCGTATGGTATTCATCTGACATTATAGAACCAAATTTTGGTATCAGAATTTCAAATACAACTCTTTCAGTTATGCCCTGAGCAAATAGGTTAGTATGCCATCGCCAAATCTGTGTTTGTGTTATAGGTTTACCTATAAATGAAGATGCGCGTTCATAATGTACTAAATAGTACAGCAACCCCATCTTTTTATCGAATCCCGCATACCAGCCTTCACGATTGTTGCCTACTCTATAAAATAGATTTCGTTCATCCTCAATAAGAATTTCTGATAATTTTGGGAATAGAGCGTTATGTTTTCTACGATTAGCTGCTCGATCGTCTAACATAAAATCTGTAGACGGAACCATTTCTGGCATAGCTTTTTCCATAGTTAAATCTCCTAGTAACACGTAATGAACAATTTTGTTCGATTAGTGTCTATATTTTCTGATTTCATTTCTTCTGGTAGATAGGTATCAGCTGGACCGTCATACGGTATTTCAAACATATGTAGTTCATCTATATAAGGTAGCCATTTCTTATATGTTTTAGCTCCTCCAGCTACCCATACTACATCTTTACCCTCGTCTCTTTCAAACCTCTTTAAAGCAATATATTTAGGAATCCAGAAATCCCAAGGAATTTCCTCGTTTCTTTTGGAATCCTCATTGTAAAATAACGTATCAGCCCCATCTATTAGAAATCTTCTATTACAAGTTCTGTCCAAATGGCTTACAGATGGCCATGTGTTCCTGCCAACCACTACAATGCAATCGGTAGTTAGTTTTCTGAAATTAATTAAATCCTTAACAGTAATTTCTGTGAGTTCAGGAATATCCTTCCAAGGAAGATTTCCGTTTAGACCAATTTGACCATCCCGGCCTACTGCTACGATAGACTTAACTACTATACCCTTAGTCAATTCATTCATATGCCCAATATCGATCATAGCCATTGCCTTTTATTATAGACCAATACCAACATCGATAACATTCTCATTTGTTTAATCTCTCTACGTAGAGGGCGTTGCCTATTAAAGCACCTAAAACAACTAGAATTAATAGCAAACTCATAATCATTGGTATTGCGTCACCGGGTATTTCTATATACGTAGACATAAATTTATATACCCAAGCAATTACTTCTATACCAGACCATATTACAATAACTACAACGACGGGGAATAATATTCCCCCTATAAACATGTATAGGAAGCGTTTCATAGTAATCTACCTTTTCAATAAAACACTACAGAAGATTTTCTCACGTAGTGCCTAACAAGCTTCTCTGAACCTTCTTCATTTATAGGCTTAGAACAAAATACAATTGGAAGGAATATACTTCCTTTTTTATCAGACCGCCAAAAATTCTCAAATACAGACCATTCTTTGCTATTGATACTGATTCTCTTTTCCTTATTATCTCGAATAGCTTCAATATCGAAAGAAGGGCGTATATTATACTTAAACTCTTTACAAAGCTTCATTACCCAATAGAAACTCTGGTTATCAGCTATTACACCGATTTTATCGTGTAGTTTGGGAAACTTGTTTAGTACCTTAACGGCTGATTCTAAATTACCAGGCAAAGAAGACGAGTGAACAAACATTCTATATGATACAGATACATTTTTATTAGATTTAGGATAACCCAACGCGTCCCAAAGCTTTAATAGGATTTTAGCTATGTAAGAATCCAGTTGTATTTCTTTAGGTAGGCAGATAACAAATCTGATAGAGGCGTTTCTACAGACAGACCCTAATTGCTTTAATTCTGTTTGTAAAGCTTTGAAGATTTTTTGGTAGTTGTCTTTCCAGGCTTTATCACACAAAACATTGGGTAAAAGGTCGTCTAAATAGACAGCTTCAATTCGTCTATAGACCTTATCAAAATGAGACGTATCAGGGTACTCAATACCCATTATTGGCTTTGATATCATACGCCAAATAGAGGAATATACCGAAAATATATTCCTCTTACAAGCTTTAATGATAGTATCCAATTCGTTATCAAAGACTGGATAAGCAAAATAATCTAAAAAATCCTCGTCTTTAAGCTTCCTGTAACCACACTTGGTATAGTCTACTAGACCAAACTTTCCATAGTACATGATGGTATTCCTGTCTTTGTTTCTATTTTACCATGAACTACAAAAACAAAAGGGCTGGAAATCCAGCCCTTTAATTATATTCAAAAAATGTATGTTACGCCTTAAATCTATACAACCCCACATAGCATACAACAGATGGAAATCCTAGATTTTTAAACGCCATTAATCTATGTGTACCATCTATAACTGATTTACGAACTTTGTCATATACAATCGGTCTAGGAAATTCACCTTTTTGAATACGCTTCTCATATTTCTTTACTTTGTCCTCGTCGATATACCATTGAATCTGCAATTTATTCGTAGGTAGCTTCATCTTTTGGTATTCTGTAAATTTGTATAATCTGTCTTCTATGTCTCCTTCTTCAAAATCCCTAAGATGGTCATGGATAATATCTTCACGTATCTCATACGGGGTTATAGAGGCTGGGAATTTGTTAAACCATTCGTTTATGTATCGGTTCATGACAGTTTAAGCGCTTTCGTAGGTCCAACAAATTTACTAACTTTTAGACCATTAGCTTTCATAGAATCTATGATCTCTTTCATATCTGCATTGAATACTTTACTTAACAGATACGCATAAACTCCTGCATACTCTGGACCATGGGAAGCAATATTCTTATACCGGAAATAACATACTAGATGCGCTATTTCATGAACCAATGTGTTAAGGGAAGAATCATGTATATTCAAGATAGCGAAATTCGGATCATTTGAAGATATATCGTCCTTAATAACCCTACACGCTCCCAATCTTTTAGCACTTCTGGTTGTCTGGTTAGTGACGTGAACCTTATCCATAGGTAGGTTGAAGAACGCTATAATCTTCTTAGCATAAGAGTTCAATTTACCTAGTGAAATAGCTTTTTCACCGGCTTTACCAGTGAATGCTACAAGTGAATGACCTTCCCATCTATACAAACTATTAACCTGGCTGTCCCGTTGTTTAACGGAGTTAGCTAGATATTTCTTCAATGTTTCCCGCTTTAGAGAATCCACAAGGTTCATGTCATTGAAAGCTACGGATACAACGGGGACGAACTTCTTTTGTTCACCCTTTCCTTTGTTTACAGATAAAACTGCTATTAAAGGATGCGTCTTTAGAACCTTTTTTATTTCGTCTATGCTTATTGATTTAGCGTGTAGATCGTATTCCATACCACCGCTAGATACGGAACCTACAAAGAGAGCCGCGTTCCCCTCTACACGATAAATTTTTGCTAGATCAGTCTTAGTAAACTGAAAAATGGATAGCTGATAACTTTTTTCTTTATATTTAAGTCGATAGAAGCTTTCAGGCTTCTTAGTCCTAATCATCTGATAAACGATTGATGTAGGTAGATATTTTGTTTTATCAGACATTACAAATCTCTAATATTTGAGCAAACTACTAAACGATTGGGTTTATCAGGTATTGAAGACTTTAAAGATTCGCACATCTCTACAGGAAACCGGCCGACTATGTTGATATTAATTTTGTCGGCCGGTGTTAATGGAAACGTTATTATTATAAGATATGCTAATAGCATAATTACCTCATTTAGGAACGAACCTCCGCTTAATCTTTTGAAAGATAGAGGTATTAGGACGAGCCTCCGCGACTTCTCTAGGAAGAAACTTACCTGTAACGGCGTCCCTATGAACAAAACGTGTTCTTCCAGCCTTGGACTTCGACGCCTCTACAGATATAAGTTTCAGAATCTTATCTGTAACAGTAGTAGGATTGGTATAGGTTCCATTACCATACGCACGGATAAGATTATCGATTTCAATCTTCAACTTCGAGCGTGCCATGTTATTTTCCTTTCCAGTCTTTAACAAAGAATTAGTGTTGGTTAACCGGCTGGTATGTACACTGGAATTTTGTAATTAGTGTACGCATAGTCTACTGCTTCATCTAGGGTTGCAAACCACACACCCACATTTTCATAAGACACCAACCACATATAGATTGGGAAGCCTACGTGTTCTATCCTGGCTTTCTTCATTTACTTCTCCTATTTCCTAACTTTGACTATTCCGTAACCAACCGTAGGGTTGAACCCTTGCAGAATAGCAAGATGAGTTTCAGCCAAATTCTTATCCGAATATTTCATTTCGTCAATGCCGCATTCTCTTGCGGAAAATGTTCCGCCTACAGAAGCTATTTCCGGCGCATACCCTTCTGGAAAGAATTGATCCGCGTACTTAACAATTATATACATATATTCAACGTCGGTCATAAGAAATCTCCTTGAAATTTGTGATTGTGTGAAGGCTTGATCTATAAGTGTTTCATATGTTCTTCCCTATTTTACGGTTGTTTCTGATAAGCCTCTCGTCCGAAAGACATTTCAACCTGTTTAGCAATATTTTTACGGGTTACTTTATCTAAAGACTTCCACCAATCACACCATTCTTTTGGTTTGGTGTGTAATGAAACTCTGAAATCCATATATTCAAAATCTGTAGCGTACATTTTGATGAACAGAGTATGGTCAAATCCTTTGAATAAGCCATGATATCTGGCTTCTACAAAATCAACTTCTAACGCTTCTTCTTTGAAGAAGCGTTCTAGAGATTTAGCAGTTTCATTCACATACTCGCGAATAAATTCCGCGGTCTCAAAAAGTAACTGGTTCTCGTAGTCCGTAGCTAGACTCCTACCAGTTTTGATCCAATGTTTATACCATTCAGGTAAATTTTTGGAAATAGCGCCGCCATTCCAAGTTCTTTCGGCTTCTTCGTTAATAGAATCAACCAGAATCTTAGACATTGATTTCTCCTATCGTTCAAAAGAATCAAGTTCTATCCATCCATTTTCTTCTAGTTCTTTTCTAGAATAGCGGAAACCTCTTTTCCCATCTTCCCCCAACATTGTCAAAGAGTTGGAATTATTTTCTTCAAACTCTTTTATAGAGACTTCACGGGTTTTATAAGGAATATGGCTCCCGTTTTCTTCTTTTGAAGAAATTTTTGTGTATTCCTGTCCCATCACTATGATTTTAGTCATCATGTTCATCCTCTATAGATACGTCCATGTAGCTTAGTTCTCCTAGACACACAAACGTGGTTCCCCGCTCTTCTATAGTCATTGTTTTATGCCAATGCCCGAACACCCATAATTCAGGTTGATGGAAATAAAACATAGATTCCAAAGCCCATCTGGTTACGCTAGGTTTTTGATGTTTCGCCTTATCATGTCCCATTATCTTATCAGCGATAGATGACGGACAATCGTGTGTAACCACGATTCTAGGTTTCAACTCTACGTATTTGTCTACTATAGCGTAGAGTTCCTTGGTTGAACATTCTTCGTCAGCCCACCAATTTACACCTTCCTCACGTCGATGTTTGTCTACAGACAACGCCCCTCCAACGTAGAAAACACCGTCTATAAAAGACCCATCTGGAATCCAATATGGATGTTTCCGACAGCTTTCAGGGTTATCATGATTACCACGAATGAAGTAGTGCTTTCCCTTTGACATAGCGTCAAAGGGTGGGTTAGCCAGAGGAAAGAGGTCTTCACCAATACGCTGTTTGAAACCTATCCCCATATCACCTACTTGGACACTGTAGTCTACGTCACGAATACGCTTCCTATAGGCTTTGAATTTTCCATGAACGTCTCCGATGAAGCGTATTTTCATTTCGTTCTCCTATATGTATCCAAGATTCCTAGCTACGATAGCCGGATGAATACCCTGCAACGTAGACATGGAATGCTTCTCAATACGGCATGAATACCCAGCTTTTTCAATGTCACGCTTAACTACATGGGCCACATACTCACCGTAGTATCCGAATACACCGTATCCAAGCTCGGGATGGGCTGTAATAACCCTATGTGTGGCCATAGGATCGTTGATAGGTAGAGAACAATGTTTCGTAACCATGTATATCCTCCTACGTCCAGAAAACACGTTTAAGCTTGAAACCTGTTATTGCATCCATACAACCACGACACGGTTTGGCTGTACCTATCTTGTTTGTATTGGTTACTCGCAAATTGTACAACTCGCACTGTTTCAAAATGTCTGGTCCCCATAGATTGAGAACCTTTATCAAAGCGTCAATTTCCGAATGGATGAAAATCTTCTTATCGGAAACGTAATCGAAATTCAGCATCATTGGGTGTGTTTTCAGTTTGTTAACCCCTATGGAAAGAATCTTGTTTTTATTAACAATTGCCGTGGCGTGTCTGGAAGTCTTCACCAACGTTTTCTGTGAACACGCCACTGCAAACAGTTTGTTCATCACATTGTCATTCGACGTTTTCCAGTTTGAAGTCATATCGTATTCACGGCCGATTAGGATCGGCTTCGGTGTTGAAATACGTAACTCCATGAGGGAATACGCCGAGGATCAAATCACCGTTAGCGAGTCTAAACCATTTCCATCCAGAACGCCCATTATCTCCAATGTCCTGATCGAGAACCATTATTGCTACGTCGAGGTCAGCCTCGGCAACAGTGGCGAGCAGCATCGGGGTTTCCAACGTTTCTCCAGTTTCAATGTCTTCCGTTTGGAAAATCTGCTCCACGTTCATTTCCTTTCAAGTTCCAGAAACGACAAGAAGGCGGGAAACGTTTCCCGCCTTCTGCCATTGGTTGAATTGGTGTTACTGGATCGCGGTGACGACCGGCGCCTTGTTGTTGAACTTGACCATAAACGTCGATCCCGAACGTTCGATCTTGGCGGTCCCGGTGGAACGGACGGACAAAACGTCGAGGCCGTTCTTTTTCAGGAGACGGGAAACCGAAGACTTGATCTTGTCGGCGTCATCGGTACGACCCTTCAACCTGATGATGGCGGCGTGGGCCTTTTCCGCGCGGCGGAGAACCGCCCTTTCCACCTTGTCCGAGTTCGCGGCGGCCTTCACCTTGCGCGCCACGCGCTTCGACTTCTCGGTCTTCTCCGACTTTTCCGACTTGGTGGAAGCCTTCGAGACCGGACGCCCCTTCATCAGCGACGTGAGATTCTTCCGAACCTGATCGACGATGGCGTCGCGGGTATCTTCGGACGGGTTGTCCATGAACGCGCGCATCCGGCCGTCCGACAGCGACTTGGTGACGGCGCCCATGATCTTGGTGTGCGGGGCGGCCTTACGGGTGGTCTTCGACTTGGTGGTCATGGTGTAGTCCTTTCGTTTGGGTTTATGTGAATCTCTATGATTCCAATATACGATATGAGGAAAGGGAAGTCAAGCCTTTTTATGAAAAAATCTGCATTTTTTGACTCCCCCTTATGACCCCAAAAGGCTCCATGTTTTTCAAACGTTTTTCAGACCCCTCATTATGACCCCGTATGGACGCACCTCAACAAGGGACATTGTGAGGGCTTCCTCAAACGTGACTCGTCCCTCGTTCTTTTTGTCATCCAGACAATCCAGCTCTTTGGATAAAAACACGTCGATGATCTTTTCATAAGCGTAAACAGTGAATGCGCCTTTATCAGATATGTTCATAGCCATTCGATAATGTTTCACCAATTTCCGAAGAGCGGTTTTATTGACTACGATATCTATATCCTTACACTCTTTTACATTGTGAGAAGTAACCGCGCTTCCCACAAGAATCGCATCCTCTTTCACCAAGGACAGAACCTTAGCTACAGAAGGGAACAGTTTCTTTTCAGACTTTTCCTTAGGCATAGTAGTCAATCCTGTTGAGTATCACCAGTCCAATAAGAGAACACTGGCTAGAGGAATCCACGATATTAGCATGATAACCAATGTTACGGTTGTCAGCTTGTTCGCAAATTTAGACGTGTACGTCTTACGATAAACCCCGTCGGAATCCTCAGCCATTCGATGATTGTCCGTGACGTAGTTTATCATAGTAGTCACTCCCCAAAACACGCAGGACCATCCGAAAGCCTTCCCTGCAAGAAGCGGGAATACGTAGAACAAAAGAATACCCATCTTATTCATCCTTTCAACGATTTATACTAGTAGACTGTATCGACTGTATGCTCACAGTCTTCCACTTCAAACCAGCTACAGGAAGGACTGGACCGTTCAATGTCGATACAACGTAGGTACGCTTCTTCCACGTCAAACGTGTATATACCGGAATGACGTTGGTTCATACTATTTATTTCCGCCATTCCGAATTGATATCCACCCGCTGTAGGCATGATACGGATTTCAAAGATCGGTTTGATATGATTATCGAAAGAGCTGACCCTTCCGAAAATGAGCTTTATAGCTCCAAGGGTTTTCAGTCGTTCGATGAATCCTTTTTCATCGTTGGTGGAAAGTTCCAAATTTCCAATATTGGCGAACATTTGTTTACCTCTTTTTATTTATTGATGTCAGGAAAGGGGGATTGGTTTGATGTACAGCCAGGTTTCCTAATGCAAAACGATTGGTGTTTTGAATAGCTCGTCCATCCATTGCTGTATGATTTCATGTTCAACCAAACCCTGAAACCCAAACGTGATCGGCCATTGCGTTTCATATCTGTTTCTCGGATATCGATCTCGCCGGATCCCGAAATTCCGCTTCATATAAGACAGGAAAGGTTCAACTCTATAAACAGGAGCCTCTCCGATATAGTCTCCATTATGGGATATAAATTCATATCTCCCGTTATTGTAGAAACCCACACCGGCTAAGCACAGCTTGTAGATTGCCATGTGTTCAGGTGAAACAGCGATCTTCTCAACGTTTAGACGGATGGTCATCTTAATCCTCATTTGGTTCTGTTGGTAGACAATGACTGTTAAATCACAGCCTTTATGTGGTTCCTGTAGTCGGACAGAATTTTGTGGATCATTTCTGCCTGCTTTTTGTCTGCGAAGTAGTAGGCGGTTCGGTGGTTGTTCTTTTTGACGATGAACGGCCACGTCGTGTTGGTGTACGGAATTTCATCCCCACCTAAATCACCATACCTATCATAAAAGACTTCTGTTTTTAGATAGAGAGCGTCTTTCGACTTTTTAACCGGGTAGACCCTGTAGCTAAGGCCGACCAAATTGTATTGAAAGAAATAGAGGGTATTAGGAAGTTCGGCCATTATATTAGCTCCTAGGCAAATCACGTTCTAGAATGTCTTCCAGAACTACTTTGGACATTTTCAGGTCTTCGATCATCTGGCCTTGTGGAAACAAGGGTTCAACCATTTGAATGAGCCGTTCCATGACTTCCTTTCTGTATGCCAGACGTTCTCTTATTTTGGTATAAGTTTTCTTATCGATAATAATACCATCAGCGATATCTTCGTCCAGCTCGGTGTATGAAAACTTGACTTCGATAACGTCTCCCATGTCATTCCAGTCAACGCTCTCAAGCGTCAATGGTTCATCATCGATTACGAATGATAGATCAGCCGTATGACCATGAGCCTCTTTAACGCGATTCGTAAGAGTCTTGATGAATTTATTGGCGTCCATGATATTTTCCTTTCACAACGTTTGGGAAGGGTGGACTTGACAGTCCACCTAACCGAAGCGTTGCTTAGTAAAAGAACTACTGCTCCCGTGGGAAACCTTTTGGAGGGCGGCTTTTACACCACCAACGTTTGAAGGTTTCGCACACGTCCCTGTGGGGACGAATCATCATAACATGATTCGGGGGGATTGTCAAATGGACCGGGTTGCGGGAAACCCTTGCGAATTGTTCAAACGTCGAAAATCGTGAGAAACCGTTGGGAGAACGTTCTGTAAACGTTTGAACATATCCACCGCCAACCCCTGATTTTGATGGGGTTGACACGGACCCCGAATCAGTGTAAAATGTGTGTGATCCCAATGGGTTGGGGAACCTTGACGGATTGTTCAAACGTTTGAATCCCCTAATTGAAAGGACTCTCTCAACATGGCACGTATTTCCAACCGTGATCGCGTTCTCGATATCGTGGACAGCATGTCCAAGAAGCTTCAGGGCGAAGTCGCGAACCTTCTCGAATCCATCATCGATCTCCAGGCGTCGGAAGACCTTTCCGATCTGGAAGACGCAACTGCGTCGTCTTCGCGTCGGAACAAAGCCGACAAGAAGTCGAAGAAGAAGGTGAAGGACGAAAAGCCGGCCAAGCGCGGCCGGAAGAAGAAGGATGAAGACGACGAGGATGAGGCGCCGAAGAAGCGCAAGTCGAAGAAGTCGAAGCCCGAACCTTTTGACGGCACGCCGACCCTCGATGACTGTTACGACTTCCTTTCGGAATTTGAAGGGGAGCCAGTCGAGGGCGGCATTCGCGAACTGAAACCGGAAGTCAAGAAGCTGGGCGGTGATCCCGACCTTCTGACCGAAGGTATCGAGTCCCGTTCTGAACGTTCGGAAGAACTCGGTATGTTCATCGCCGCCAACAACGCTCTCGCAGCGAAGCTGAAGCTGCACGATGCGGAAGACGTTGGTGAACTCGCCGAAGAACTCGGTATCGACGTGGACAAGGTGAAGACCAAGGGCAAGCAGATCGCCGCCATTCTGGTCGCGCTGAACTCCGATGAAGAGCCGGACGACGACGAGGAAGACGAAGACGACGAGGACGAAATCGAGGAAGAAGACGACGAGGACGAGGAAGAAGACGAGGCGCCGAAGAAGCGCAAGTCGAAGAAGTCCAAGTCCAAGAAGGAAAAGTCTTCCAAGGGCAAGAAGCGTCGTTCCAAGAAGGACGAGGAAGACGAGGAAGACGAGGAAGACGAGGAAGACGAGGAAGATGACGACGATGGCCTCGACGATATCGACGATATCGACGACCTCGACTAATCTTCGATAACTGAAACGAGAAGCGGGGTCTAATCCACCCCGCTTCTCAACTATCGGCGGTTACGATGAAACGTTTTCAGAAAATGATTGACGAGGCGGTATCGGATATGCAGCGCGAAAACAGTGAAATCGCTCTGCAAGCAGCAATTGAATTGATGTTATCAGACTTTTCAACCTACGACGTTGTAACCAAGTTACGTGCATGGGCTGATTACCTAGATGAACGTAGGTAGGAGAATAACAATGGAACGACCGAAAGAGCTGGATGTACCTCATTGGGCTGGCTCGATGGTGGATAACTATCGTCGCAGTCTCAACCTTCCTCAACGTGTAACAGATCGTATGATCTACGCGCGACTGGAAGAATGTCGAGGAATGCAACTGGAAGACATTGAAGAAGCGGTAAAAGATCTTATTGAAGAAACCGCCTAATTAAAGCGAAAATAAAGGAACAGAACCATGACCAAATACGTGATTGAAAAGCACCTTCGTGAAGGTTCCTACGTTTACGCGGATGGTGGCGCTGATTGTGTTGGCAAAGGTTTCAGGTGTGTCAACAAAGACGAGAAGGGCTTCTATGTCGATTGCGAGGAAGGTAAACATTACCTCGCTCCCGACGTTCCGAATGGAGAAATTATCGGTTTCTCCATCAATCCTCTTACCTAGGCAGTCAATCTAGGAGTTACTGATTTGTAATCAAGAAGCTGTAAACCGTAAATTAATAATGATGAAAGGATGACTAAGATGAGCAGGATTTCGATCACCGCCAAACGAGTGAAGGAAACCAAGGGGGCGTATCAGTATTCGGAAACGGATGAAGACGGAAACGTGATTGAGGATTTCCGTGATACCAAGATCGGCTCCTTCTACATTCGGAAAGACGCTCTGGACGGAAAGAAAGGGCCGAAGGAAGTCACGTTGATCGTGAAATGGTAGTTCTAATTCCGTGAAAAGGATAAACACCATGAAGCGCTACAGACATTGGATTTATGGGTTCTTTTTAAGCAGCAATCAGGCTGCGGAGAAGAACCATGAGCAGAACCAACCGTTTCATTCCTTTTTGGGCGCGTAATGATTATACCAATTGGGAATTGACCAGACTTGGAATTGATGAGAACTACGTAGCAGGTAAAGACCCTCGGGATGCGTTGAAGAATGGTTATGACGGTGTGAGTCAATCGTATTACTATAACGGGTTTCCCACTAAGGGATGGCGTGAGAATTATCAACGTAAGACCAGAATGTTTTTCAAACGGAAATACCACAAACAGTTCAGGCAGCAACAGAAGCAGGAAATAAGGGGTGGGGAGGACTAGTCCTCCCGCTTCCTTCCTTAGATGAACAAAGGATCAAGACGATGAATAGATTTTTCGCGGCTACCATGTTCTTCTTTATCGGTTCAACAGTTTCATATTCCGCCACATCTACTCAAGCGGTGGAGGTTTTCGACTGGACTATCGCGAAAGTAATTCAAAATTATAACAAAGCAACCGCCTGTGTCATGTTCAAAGGACTTGAACAAAGGGCTGCGTTCATGTTCCATTATAAGTTAGAACATGACTCTATAGAAATATCCTTACACAAAGAAACATGGGATATACCGCCTGGTGCTCGGACTTCCATATACATGTACTTTGGCAATGAAACTCCATGGAGTTTAGAAGTTTCTCCGGCGGGTCCTACAGGACTCATATATAGGCTTTCGTCAAACGGTAAAGACTATGTAGATGCGGGCCTTTTTATTCACGAACTTAGAACTACCCATAAACTACGTATCCAGTTTGGTGGGTCCGAGCCTGATTGGGAAATGTCATTGATGAACAGTGACACAGCCTTCATGGAATTTCAAAGATGCGCAAGAGAAATAAAAGGTCAACATACACAGCCTTTCAATTCTATCCCGCCGAAACTTCCTGAAAATACTCAACCATTCAACGATATGGAACACCGCATTCCTTTGTCACCTGTTTTACCTAGACCGGGAGAACCAAGGAAGTTTTGACCTTGTTTGACAGTCCCTGTCCCATGTGATATAATGGGACAGGGGACATACCCGACCATGAAGCTGATGATGTTCAAACGTTAGGATGACTAAGATGGCCTCTATCAACGATCTACGTTCCGTAGTTGAGAATCTCACTCCTTCGGATCAGAAATTTGCTCGCTCCTTGCTTGAGCAATACGATCGGCGTCAATCTCTATCTGTCAAGCAGTGGCCATATGTCCAGTCTCTTTATGAGAAGGCTGTGAAACCCGCCCCCACACAACAAGACCTTCCTGTCACCAATATTGGTGCTATGGGACCGCTTATCGAACTATTCGACAACGCAAAGAGAAGCGGTATCAAATTCCCCAAAATTCGTTTCGATCATGAAGACCATTCCATTGTACTATCCTTGGCTGGACCGAACGCTCGATTCCCCGGCACGATCAACGTAGTCTGTGACGAAGTTTGGTTAGGCCGGGTATCACGGGATGGTTTCTATACTAATCCACGCCGGACTGTTGAACCGATCAACGTCAAGGAAGTCCTTACCAAACTCGCCGCCGATCCGCTGGAAGAAATGAAATTGTACGGACGGAGAACGGGTAATTGCTGTCTGTGCGGGAGGACATTGACCAACGAAAGCTCAATCGAGGCGGGTATCGGACCGATCTGTGCGGGCAATTGGGGCGTGTGAAATGAGGAAAACGCTGAAATTCAGTCGGAAGGTTTTCGAAGGAATTACCGCCCGCGTGTTGGCTTCCATCCTGATTGTCATGGTGTTTGCCCACATTTTGACAATGTACGGAAAATACACACTGGCCGGTGGAAACGAATTGAAGGTTTTCATCGATCAAGAAACTGGCGTCCACTACATAGGTTCATCGCTACTCGGACCTACTATGGTTCGAATGGACGCCGCTGGAAACGTTGTAACGGAAAAGGAATATTGATATGGCCAAGGTTTACATCGACTTCAACGACAAAAACGGCAAGCCCATTCGGCAGGCCGAAATTGCAACGGGTGGAGACAGCGCCTACGTACTCCACGACATTCAAAACTACCTGCACGAAGATGGGGAGTTCTCAAACGTTCCGAAAGGAACAAAGGAGATTGTCATCCGCATCCCTTGTGATATGTAGGTGAAAAATGGCGTTCATTCTGTTTGAAACCGGATCGGGTAAATGGTTGAAAAGTAGGCCATTGTCACTGCCTGGCGGAGGCGTAGACCACGAACTAATGTTCACGTCTAACCATCAGGAAGCCTCCGCCTACAATGATGTATGGACAAGAGAAGGTGCCATCAAAAATTTAGGCGCGGAGAAATGGGCTGATACTATCATTCGGCATTCTCTTGATGGTCGCCCTATTGATGAAGAAGGAACAAATTCATGACCGAACTCAACACGTATGAAGATTATCGCAACCTTCCTGAATGCGTCACTGACTACCACAAACTTCGTGAAGTGGCGAAGAACGGCGATAAGGAAACTATTACCGTCAACGGTAGGGGAATACAAGTTGTCCGGCTGTACGAAGTTTCAGGGTCCGGCGATAGGTCACATATCGATACGTTTTATGTTTCACCGGAAACCTGTCTCGCTCAAGTCCATATGTACTGCCTGGGGAACACCCCCGCTCATGCGAAAAGTATAGCATCGCTACCGGGTAAGATCGATGGTTATCTGGACCTACCGGGGGTGGCGTTGAGTGCTGCAAGTGGATTTGGGCACATTACTGTCCGAGATGAAAGCCTAGACTACGTAAAAAACTTCCAGAAAGATATCCGTTTGGATAGGTACGTATCGGTATTCGTTACTACATATAAGGATTGGATCATTCAAGAGAACCAATACCTTTCGGTGGATGCGTTGGGTGACATGGGTATGTCGGAAGATCGCTGTAACAAGCATCTAGTGTTCACTACTCTGGAAGCGGCAGAGAAGTATCTGGAATGGCATAAGGTCAACACTGAAACGCCGGTCTATGACGACTATGACTATGATTATGATGACTATGAGTATGAGGATTAAACCATGATAGCTGTAATGGGTGTTAAGGGTCTGCAATTCACAAACGCCAGTGGGTTTCAAGACTTTCTCAACGCGATCTATGGCGGAAACTACTATAGGTCTAAGGCGCCTGATGGGTTTGTCTGGTCGAGTAACGGATTTGGTCAGAGCTGTGTAAACGTGGTACTCACAGAGTATGACCCGCTGATTGGAGAGCACTTCTCAACAGGACAGGTTCACACCAAACCGTATGAAGGTTTTGCTGGAAACGTTGGGATATCGGGAGAATATGGGTTCATTGCGTTTTGTACTCAATATTTCGGCGTTAACAACGTGGTATACAAGGACATAACAGTCGGTAAATCCCCATTCATAGGAGTTTTATCATGAGCAAGAAACGAGTTCAGCTTTCTTCTATCTTGATGGAGTATCCTCAAGCTAGATTTTTCATCGACGCTCTTCCACGGCATAAGTATGGTCCGATATCGTATACCAGTAGTTCTGATGAAGCGAAGGTGATGGAAGCGAAAATCGTCGAAGATCGGTATAAGGTAGGGAACGGCTACAAAATAACTCTTAAGCCGATCGACAAGAAATATGCAACATCGGATTTCTATCAGATGGATTTCATTTCTCTATGCAGGGAGCAGCCTAAATTCTACTACGTAACTGTTGATGGAGAAAAGGTGGAATTGATATGACGTGGCTAAACGAACACAAAGTAATAGAGGAATGGGCAGTATTTCCACCCATTCCAGTGAATAATGGTGAGCCCTTGAGCGAGTGGTTCAAAACAAAGGCAGCAGCAAAAAATTTCAAAAAGAGTTTGCTTAATGATGGGGTTCCAACCTTTATGGAACAAACATATATGGGATGGATTCATAAAGGGAAAACATACGAAATAAAGCAGATTTATATAAAGCAATGTCGTATTGTGAAACGACTAACTGTAATAGTAACGCAGGTTGATGATTCTGACTATTAACCTTGATGAAAAAGGATGACTAAGATGGCTATCAAGAAGATCAAGCGTTCGAATATCGGTCAAATTCGTGATCGTTTGGAGAAGCGCCTCAAAGCCTTCGAAAAAGCGCACGGTTTGAAGGTGGATATTGGTGCTATGCGTTTCACGGAGAACAACGTGAAAGTGTCCATGACACTATCCATTATCGATGGTGAGTCTGGAAACGTCCGTAGTCCTGAGCGGGATGACTTCGTACTTCATGCGCGTAAGTATGGTCTTTCTACTGCTCTCTTGGATAAGAGTTTTTCTTGTCAAGATGGAACGTTCAAGATCGTAGGTTATCGATCCAGAGCAAGAAAGAACAAGTTCGTAATTCAATCACTTCGCGGCAAGAAATACGTTTGTTCGTTCTTCCAGTTGAGAAGATGGCTGCTCGATTATAAGCCCACGATGAAGTATGTGAATGAATTTCACAAACCTGATTATGGTGAGATTATGGGGGAGTCAGATCAGCGTCAGCGGGAACTGGAAGCAGCTCTCCGTGATAAGCTATAGGAAATAACCATGCTAGATATTCCTGTACTGCTTAATCAAGGAAGACCTATCCAAGTTAATATAGCTTGGTTACAAACAAGATGTTGGGTAGAGCGCGGAATATACCGCGCCACCAACCAACCGTACATTCATCTGATTGATCGTCAGAGAAAGGTACTATGTTCAGCAACTGTTCCTGTTATAGGCTGTGTTCTGGACACGAATCAATGCCTTATAAGAGACGAATCAGAGAGTTTCGGCATCAAGAAAACATTGGTTGATGCCGGGATCGTAGAGTTAACCGGAGAAACCTATACTTTGGATTCTTCCACCTTTTATGTAGCAAGAATAATGGAGTAAACACAATGAATAAACCTTATCTTCTACCTTCTCAAACGGCGTACAAAGAAGCCATAGTCGCTGATATGGTGCCGTGGATCATTCACCACAATGAGGAAAAGGATAAATGGGATAACCTAGTCACGATCCTCGAACGTTGTGACGGTAAGAAATTCAGGATGGTTCACCATTCTAAGCCTTTCCATAAGAAACAACACTATACAATCTATGAAGGACGTAATCGCTTCATCAAGGTTACTATTTGTGAAACCCCAAAAGACACGCAAGAAGACTACGTTCGTGCGCATAGGTACACCGTATTTTGGGGCGACGGAGACAACGGTGGTATCGATCTTGACGAAGACATTTTAATTGGCGATTGGGATGACAAGCTTCTGCAAGAAAAACTAAAGAACATTTCAGATAACAGGTACTTCGAGGTTATCCTAACTGTTCTCAATTTCGTAGACAGTTCGGAAACCTGGCAAAGCAAGGAGCAGAGAAATGACTGAACCCGTTAACACATCAGAAACCGTCAAGCGTTACATCATACATTATGATGGACGTGGAGAACAAGAGCATCCTTCTGGTGATTTCGTTCATTATATGTGTTGGAAGGCGCAGTCTGTAAAACGAGAAGCGGCTGAATCTCGATCAGAAGAAGCCCTGGCAGAAGTACGTCGAGTTAAGGATGAAAGCCTAAAACTCGAACGAACAATGATCGAGGCGACCAAAGAAGTTTCCGATCTGAAAGAGCTGCTTCAAAAGGTATGGAAGCATCATACTTCTGAATACGCTAACAAGGAAGTTGAGAAAGCTGTAGAACAACGTATCATCGATGAACTAAATGCTCTCGGTATAAAATAGGAGTATCTTATGTCTATAGAAACAACTAGCGTTAGAAAGGTGATTCCCGGTACATACGGGAGAGTGAAAGTAATATACAATGAAGATTTCAACGGATTAACCTACGGGTTGACTAGCGCTAATACTAAGGGATTAACTACGCTAACCGCAGAGGAAATGGAAGAAATTTCCCTTATATTCGCCCAATTAGCAGAAATAGCAAGAGAAAATGAAGGGGTTGTATAGAGGTTTGTTATCTGGTATACTACTAATGGGGTTAGTTCATCCTGTTAGTAGTAACCAGACTAAACCCTATGTTATAAAAAGAGACATGGGAGGAAAAGCACAAACCTATGTTAATCGTTGGAGTAACTTATCTAGAGAAGGCAGGAAAATAGTAATAGACGGTCCGTGTTATAGTGCGTGTACTCTAGTTTTGCATAATCAATTCAAACTCGACGTTTGTGTAACTGATAGAGCTAAATTAGGATTCCATCAACCTTTTAGGACAGATAGATTCGGATTTGTGCGTAGAGACGCCAAAGAGCTGGAGTTAATAGATGAAGTGTGGACATACATGCTGTCTGGATTACCAATAGGGTTGAGAAAGATCGCCGCTAAAGCTCCTGACCCTAAACGAGGTGCTAGGAAGACTAAAATGCTAGTGGTTTCAAGTCCTGAACTACAAAAGTTTGTAAAACCTTGTAAGTAACAGAACCAATAACTATGTTGAACCATAACCTGAAATAGAAATTGCGTTAACAAATGAAGCACCATAGTAACGAAACGTAGCAGTCAATAGAACCTAAATCAGAAATTGATTCACTTCTGGTAACAGATGCGTATACCCATAGAGAATACAGAAAGGAACAACATGTCGCTAGAATCTTATAATACGCATTCAAATGTCATATCAAAACTAAACAAGGATATTCGTCAAGCTTCAAAAATGATGTCAAAACAGGAGGCGAGATTCCTAGTCACCGCCTACTATGACATGCAGAAGGATCGTATCAGACAGAACAATCGTCTGTTCCAAGCCACAAATTCAGATCAACCTCACCAATCTATTCAATGGTTGTTCGATCAATCTGCCATTCTTGAAAAGCAAGTTGGAAAGATGTTGGACTATTATTCCGGTGCCAACAATGTAGGTATGTGGATGCGAGCTAACAAAGGAATCGGACCTATTATTGCCGCTGGATTTCTGTCTTACATTGATATAACAAGGGCGCCAACTGCTGGTAGAATTTGGTCTTACACCGGCTATGTTCCCGATGTTAGTTGGGGTTCTGCGGAATCTAATAAGACAAAAATCAAGGAAAATTTCCCGGAATGGAATTTGAAGCCATCTACTATACTCTCTACAGAACAAGTGTATGTAATAATGGCTTTTTTCAACCGTAATCCTGAAAATGTGTTTGAGTCATTCAAGGACGAAGAAACTGGTGATTACAATCAGATCACGTTTTCTGATCTCGCTACTTATTTGGCAAGACCACCTTTCAATCCGGGAATGAAGCTTCTTGCGTGGAAGGTTGGCGAATCCTTTGTAAAAGTAGGTGGTAGTGAGGAGCCTAATTATGGTCATCTTGTTATTCGTCGTAAAATATATGAGAAGAACAAAAATGAACGTGGAGAATATGCTGGTCTTGCGAAAAGGCTCTTGGAAGAAAGGAATTGGGATAAAAATACAGTTACATACAAAGCTCTTGTAGAAGGTAAGTTGAGTGATGGATATATCCACGCAAGAGCGAAACGATGGGCGGTAAAAATCTTTCTCTCGCATCTACATCATGTTATGTATGTAGATCATTATGGTAAGCTGCCTCCTAGACCATTTGCTCTGGAACATTTAGGGCATGTTGATTACATTCCTCCGTTTGTTCCGTTTGAAGATTTCGTAACTTTGAAGGATAACTAAAATATGAAAAACGAGAATTTCAAATTCAGAACATGGGTTATGATGTTTGACTCTTTGTTCTTTATCGCCCCTCTCAATCTTATTGACGAGGATACACCAGATACTACAAAGTTTGTAACATTGGCTAAGATCAAGAAAATTAGTGATAGCCAATTCGATTACAACGTGTATGGCAACAAAGATTTCCTACCTAAATTTAACAATGGGGAAGTTTTAACTGGATCAGCCGAATCCGCTGATTCTTCTATGTTTAATATCGAAGAAGCATTGGAAATTGTTTATCCGGTGAATGAGGAAGAAGAACCTGAACCTGAATAGACAGTAACCTTACGTGACAACAATCTAAAAACAGGAGATACCAACATGAATACTGCTCTCGAATCCGCCCTTGGTTCTGTTGATGAACTATCCGACGAAATTCATCAGTCTGTTCTGGAAATCAAAAATCAGGAAGGATATATCAAAACCATGCTAAACAACGCCACCAAGTCTGTTACAGAGCCTACTCAAACACCCAGGCTAGTACGTAATAATCCAGCCCCAGTACAAGATACAAAGGTACTATCCGTTGGTCCTTTCAAGGGTATCAACAAACAGGAGGCTATCAATAAAGTCATGGAAAAGAACGAGGGACTACCGGCGGCTATCCGTCAACGTGAAAGTGAAGAAGCCAGAGTTAAGCAGCAACAGTATACACGTAGGCTTGCTGAACTCGAAGCTGAACATGAAGTACGGGTTGAATCTATTTCATCACTCTATGATACCAAGATCGAAAACAATCAGGCTACAATCCAGACACTTCTTGAACAAATCAAGGCTTTGGATGCCAGAGTTGGTGAACTCACTACAATGAACACACGTTTCATTGAAGATCGCAACACGCATATCCAGCATGAGCGGGATACTGTTTCTGAACAACGCAGAACTCTTAATCAGGTACTGGATACCCTCAAGGATACGATTGAGAGGCTTGCCATTCCTATTAACTGATTCAAACTGGGGGAGTTTACAATAACTCCCCCAGTTCTATTCTAGGTGGCGAGGTGCGTTATGAAAGTTACTTTTACAGAAGCAAAAGGTTGGAATGCTGTATACAAAGGTGGTCAATTAAATAATATTATTAAATCAGCGAATGCCTCACCTAGTCTTCCTCTAGAAGAAAAAGTTGTATCAGAATTACGTGATATTCTTGGTTTCTATGTAGAAGCCAACGAAGACTCCCATTTGGCAGCACATTACAAAACTGTAGCGCCTTACGCTGATACAAGACTAAAGCTTCTCAAAGAGACTATCAAGTTAGGAGCAACTCAATACCTACTTCCTACAGAATACCTTGAATATAGATTGTACAATCGTACACCCAAAGAGCAGCGTGAATATGTTAGTGGACTAAAGCTTCAAGATATATGGCGTAAACATAACAAAAAAGATTTTCTTTATTTACGTAATAAAGAATTTGCTAACAACCGTATTCGTATTTTCCTTGGAGAAGAATACGCTACACAAGATTTCATAATTAATAATAACGAAGGTATTACCAAAGAACAACTTATCTCTATGAGACCGTTCTTCGCTAAGCCTGTAGATGGTTTAGGTGGAGACGGTACTTTTCTCATTCATAAATACAGCAGGTTACAAGATAGGTTTGTAGGGCCTTTAGGTGGATTCTACTACGAAGAATTGAAGAAAAAGATGAACGGTACTCCATACCTGATATCCAAGATAGTGAAATCCAACTTCAAACCTTGGATAGCTAAGAAATCTAGAGGATTGAATACCATAAGGTTTCTTACCCTCCGAGGGAATGTAATAGGCGCTACTTATAAAGTATGTCGTTATGGAAACATAGCAGACAATTTCGCTAAATATGGAAATCTTATTGTAGGTATTAATTTAGATTCAGGGCAATTGATGCGTACGGCTTATCAAGGTGAAGATTACAGAGCTGAACACGATGTAGAATTAAAACATAGAGAAACCATTCCTGACTGGAATAATCTAATTAAGTTTGTAGAGAAAGCGGCTGACATTTTCAAACCTAGTAAGCTGATCGGGTTTGACGTAGCTACAACCGATAATGGCCCTGTTATTATCGATGTAAATGGTACTCCTGGCATAAGACTTCATCAGATTCCGTACCAAAAAGGGTTCAAAACTCTGTTGAAGTAGGGGTTGACAGGTAGTAGACAGGTATGGTATACTAGTTGTAGGGATTTATCTGATGGTAAAGTAAGGATAGTCCCAACGTTTTCCAACAGGTAGAGAGAGAGTCGGAAAACGTGTGTAGAGTTAGCGGGTAAGGATTTGCTGTGTAGGCAATTGAGATACCCGCGGGACGAAGGGGTTAAAACGAATACGGATGACACCCATCCCCCGCCGCGTTGTTCGTATTTGGGTAACAAGATTCACCCAATTTTGTTACCACCCCTTCGTTTTTAATTGAATGGTATTTCTAGTGCCGGTGTAGCCCAATCGGTGAGAGGCAGAAGACTTAAAATCTTTAAAGTATCGGTTCGAATCCGTTCACCGGCACCAGAAATACCATTTAGGGAGCGTAGTTCAATGGCAGAACCAACAGCTCATAACTGTTTAGTCGGGTGTTCGATTCATCCCGCTCCCACCAGAAAGAAGTAGCAACATGAATAAAAATATGAAAATGGTTCCTAGAATATTATCTGAAAAAGCTTCACCGCAGATAGCGGTGTCTACGGATTTCACTCTAAATGACGCCGAACGTAATAAAGAGATACACTCAAAACTATGGGCCAAAGTTTCAGAAGTTATAAAAGAGGATGAAAGAAACCTATTTTACAGAGTAGGTGATTCATATAATGGCTGGTATGCGGGCTATGATAAGAGAATAGGTCTTCTCTATTATTTAGTACGGATAAAACGCTTAAATAAAAAACTTTCAGGTACTACTGTAACTCAAACCCTAGTATGGCGATGGCCTGGTAATAAATTATCCACCGATATTACTAAAAATGTAATTTTTGATATTCTTTTACACAGATACCCAGCCATTATGTCGGATTCTTTACAAACAAAAGATGGAGGGCAATTCTGGAAAAGACTATTAGCCTTAGCTTCTGATAAAAACTATCATATAGGGTTATTAAATTTTAATACTCGTGAAGTCATTGTTCCAAAAGAAGACGAGGATGTAGCCGAATTTATCATTCGAGTAGAAAAGGATTCGTGGGGGGATTTAGGCAGCTACTCAGCTGTAAGATTTATTATTTCTAATAATCCTATTATACCTACCAAATAGTCGTAGTATGTTCTTGATGAAACCTCTCTGCTGTGAACTTAAATTGCGCAAAGGATGATGGCATTTAGAAACGTAAGACAACGGTGGCTGATTGAAGTCGTGGGTCCAAGGGACTTCGAGAAAGCTGGCAATGTTTACTACGATGAACAGAGGGCGGGTAGTTTCCTGCTTTCCTACCCGCCCTCTGGTTCCCTTTATTTATAAGGATAAAATATGCTTATAAATCGTAGGTTATTTCTTAAAACTACGTTACCTTTAGTGGCTTTAGGGGGTTCTACCAAAAAGAATGATCGCTGCGTAGGCGGAAAGCTATATAAACGACGAAGTGCTAAGACTTGCTCTGCTAAGTGTAGTACCGACTACAGGTCGTTATCTCACAAAATGTAAGACATAGCCGTTAATAACTAGAGCCGGTAGTTCAGTGGCAGAACGTGGAACTTTTTTTGGACACGTATGCAAGCGGTCAAAGCGAAGGAACTTTTAATTCCTCGGCGAAAGCCTACGTGGGTTCAAATCCCACCGTGTCCTCCATGTTTTATTCGAACTCGAACACTAATTATTTCATGGATTAATTCGAGTTCGAATAAAACAATGAAAAAGTTTCATAAAATAAATGGGTATATATTAAGGTATAAACCTAACCATCCTAAAGCCTTTACTAAAGGTAAAGCAGGAAAGAACGGACACGAAGGTTATGTGTATGAGCACGTATTGGTGGCGGAGAAAAAATTAGGACGCCTTTTAGAAAAAGATGAAGAAGTTCATCATCTAGACTTAGTTAGGTCCAATAATAGACCTAATAATTTAATAGTTATTCTTAAATCTGAGCACATGGCATTACATGCTTGGTTAGACAAAATAGGGTATACATGTGACAACGTATCACATTTAGACAGGGAATACGAATGTATTCCTAGATGCGGATACTGTAAATTTCCTATAATGGATAAGCAAAAGCATTGTTCTAAAAAATGTCAACTCAAACATGTAGATAAAAAAATTGCGTAAAAAAAAGGCGGATAAAAATAAATTACATAAGTTGCTGTTAAAATATTCTTTTGTTAAAGTTGGTAAACTTCTGGACTTATCAGATAATGGGGTTAGAAAATACGCAATTAGATTGGGCTTAGACCCAAAGTATTACACACAATATAAACGGGGTTGATCGAAGGCCGAGGGTTCAAATCCCTCCGGGTTCACCAAATTTCAAACAGGAGGCTAATGTGTTTAAACAAACACATAATTTCTTCATTAATGTTACTACTCCGATCATACGCGGGCCTCATAGGGAGGCACCGTTTATCGGAGAGTCATATGAACTTCAAACGCAAAAAACCGAAAAATGCTAGGGCAGGGTGTCTTATGTGTAAACCCCATAAAGTAAATGGGGCTTGTCCTAGACATAAAGATATGAAAATGGGTAATCTTCGCCGTTACCAGTCAGGTACTTATCAGATGCGTTGCGAAGGTATTAAGAATTAGGGGAAACCCTTACAAGTTCTGTCGGAAGAAAGTAGGCCATGACAGAAGGCTCGATCGACGAAATCTTCCTGCTTGTGAGATTAAGTAACTCTCTGACACTGTGGAAAGACTCTGACCCGCTGTAAAGGGAAACACGGAAAGGTAACAGGAGCCTTGAGTTTGATAAGTTGAAACCAGTCCGTCCTGTTCAGGTAAGCATGCGGATGCTGAGGATGGGTTCAACCTGTTTCTAGAGCAGTATTTTAGTGTTAAATAGGTGGAGTATTTCTAGGATACTCCACCTACTTAGGTTTAGAGGGTTACATGACACAGCTAATAGCTCATATAACCATTGTAGCTTTTCAAGTTTTCATGTGTCTCGTATCTGTTTTAGTAATATCTACACTGTTCAACAAATTCTACAAACGTAGATTCTACATAGAACGTAGCGGGACAATAATTAGAGGAACATACTGTCATCCTTTTATGTTAACTCTAGTTAACTACAATCTTCTAATACTGATTGTAGCGTTATTCACATTAGGATTAGCTTTTCACTTCAACTGGTAAAAAAGGAAAATACAATGGCTTTGAAGAAGGGTATCACTGTTAAGCACCGTACTTCTATCGGTAATTCAGCGTTTAGCCGACCAAAGAACAAAAGCAATACAAAGAAGAAATACCGTGGTCAGGGAAAGGCTAAATAGATGGTAAAGAAAGTATCTACGAAAGTAACTGAGTCACAAACAAATCAGGTTAGAGAATCTTCGGATACCTATAGTTCAGTAGAGGCGTTATTAAAAGAAACGAGGCAGCTTAATAACGCCTTGGATGAAATTCTATCCATGCTTACACGTATTACCGACGAAGTTCAAGAAACCTATGTTGCGGACAGCGTTCCTCTGGTGATCCAATCAACACTTAACGAACGATTAGAACACGGTGTTAACGAAGTAAAATCTGCACTTCTTAAAGCTAATGCCATAAATACAACAATATATTGGAGTATTTTAGGTACTCGTGGTAGTTCAGAAGATAAATAAACGGCTACGACATTCTTAAATCAGGAGGGTTTATCCCTCCTTTTTTGTGCCTATTTATCTACATTATTATACTATTTTCACTAATTCTATATCATAAGACAATCGAGAAAACTCAATGTCAGGTTTTGTAGAAGTTATTCAGTATTTTTCTCAAATATCAGCTGTTGTCATTATGATTAACAGCTTTCTTCTATTTCTGTGCTTAATGTCTATACGTCCTAACAACCGCAAAAGGGAATCCATGTATTTAGGATTCCTTCAAGGTCTTACAGAATTTAGCATAGGCGCTTGGTTATTGGTTTCAAGGCCAATCTTTCTTGATTTAGACTTTAGTTTCATAGCTACAGTTATATTTACATTGGTAGTGTTTATAGCACTGTTTATTCGTCTGTATTTTTTCATTGCTTTAAGATACATCTATTCAAGATAACTAATGCAAAGACCAATGTTGATACAACATGATAGATTTAATAAAGCTAATTTCCGATCCATTGTTGAAAGATGGGATAGCGATTGTCGCTATTGTATTTACAGCTCTTTTTATATTTATAAAGCATCTTCTTAAGTTTCTTGTTAGTATTAGTAGTAAAAAAGAACCCGACGCGACAAGAATGGAAGCGTACTTGTTAAGATCAGTAGACAAGTATGAAAAAGAACGCAGAGTATGCTTAGAAGACCATAAAAAACTACAACTTGAATTAGCTAAAACTAACCACACATTAACTAAAATGTTGGTACAAATCAAAGTTTTGAAAAGCAGAATTAGATATTTAGAGTTTAAACTAAGTGAAAACAACATTAGAGTCTCACCACAACTGGACAACTTCGATGATTAACGCAATCACTAATAAGTTAGACAGATTTTCAAATTATTTAGCTGATATTGTGGATAATCTCCACATTCAAACCTTTATTAGAAAGATTTTAGACCTTATTATAGATACTAGTATACGTGCTGGAGTTATAGTTCTGATATTCTCTTTTACGCTCAACGTAGGGCCGGCTATTGAATCCAGATTCTTGGGTGTTTTCGATGAATGGCATGCTAGTAACTACGCACAACAAGGTAATAAATGGACTTTCAACGTAGCAGCGTCTAATCCTTGGTATAGATTTAACTGTTTATACATATCTGAACAGACTGTAGACGCCAATGTGTTTACAGTTAATGGTAGTGAAACTACAACTACTTATGGAAAAATAAACATACTTGATAGTGATTTAGCTTTGGGAAACAGCAGAAACCTGTATTCAGGTAAATGGGAACTTGTTACAGATACACCTGTCCCAGCTAATTCTGTTATTACTGGTGTTTTGCATCATAAATGCCACGTTCTTTGGACTACTACAACTGTTTTTGGACCCTTTCATATAATTTTAACTAATTAATTTTTGTGTCTTACGGTAAAATAACCTTGGTAAGTAAAATTACAAGGTATTTACATGAAAAACTTGAAGCAATGGTCGGTTAAGTACCGTCCTAAATCTTTTGATGATTTTCTTGAAAACGAAGTCGCGTCTGCTAAAGCAAAACGAATCATCAAGAATCGTGACGCGCACGCTATTCTTATTCATGGTAGCTCAGGAATCGGCAAGACAACTCTTGCTAGGATTTTAGCTAACGGTCTTACAGATCAAGCTACCGATATAGATGAAAAGAATATGGCGGATGAAAAGGGTATCGACGCTATTCGTTCCCTTATAAAAACCTCCCAATTCAAACCACGCGGACAAGCTAGGGTATTCATACTCGATGAGGCGCATGCGATTCTTGGACAGAGCCAATCGGCTTTGCTTAAGGGGCTTGAAGAACCAGAGCACGATAGAGTCGTATGGATTCTATGCACTGATAAACCTCATCTTCTAAGTCCTCCGCTCCTTAATAGGTTGTACAAAATAGAGGTTGAGAGACCTTCTATTCAAGGTCTTGCCAAATACCTATATAGAATTGCTAAAAAAGAAGAAGCTTTTCCTAAATACGATAAGGAAAAAGTTCAGAAATTATGTAAAGAAGTAGCTACTGTTTCTGATAGAGTACCTAGAGAAGCCCTTCAATTATTGAAGGAAATATCTGATTCTCAACATGAGTATTCGTCTTTCAAAGAGCTTATTGTAAAAGGAATCAGGAACTCTACAGATAAGTCAGAAGATAAACTAGCTTTACAAGTTTTAATGGCTATTTACTCATCGGAGAAAGAAGCGGAGGAAAAATCCAAATACCTGACTAATATCCTATACGACAAAAACGTGTGGGGAGTAATGGATAGAGTATCTTCTATCCATCATGATCTCATTAATCATATGAGCGGAATACGTGTTGGGGCAACTTTCTACCATATCAAAGAGTTGGAAGAAAGGAAGGCTGTTCCTGATATACGAACGGCCTCTATTGTAGCTTCTAAATTGGTGTCTATAAAGAACTCTCTTATTACTATAAATTCCAACATTGCGCATTATGTTCTTCCAGAGCTAATAAAAATCATATATTTTCTTGAGGAATCGGATGATTAATGCTTTTCATATTGAAATGTCTACTTATTCAGATTTTCATGACCTAGAAAGTAAGCTTTATCAGGAATTGAAGTTTTTTAAAGTAGATAATGAGAAATTATCAGATTTATTCAATGAATTTATTGATCTTGAAATTAAAATGCGTAAATTTCACGATCAGTTTAGAGGAAAAACTATAAGCGAATTTGTGAATATAATAAATGGAAACTCTGACTGTATGATTCTTGATTGCACACATAGGGTTGAATTATTAGCTTATGTGTGTTCTATACAACTACTATTAACAGCAATTTTGTATAACAAAGCTAACGATCAAGGTCTATACGTAGATATCCTGTTATCCGTCATGAACCAATATAATTTTAGAGGTGATCCTACACCACGGTATTTTCAATGGGTTATTCAAAATAGCCAATATCATTGAGGTTAATATGTTTTATATAGCAGAATCGTATAAATCTATGGAAGACCTCGACGTTTATTCAGAGTTTTACCCTAGAACTCCATCTTCTATGAATTTAATTAGTGTAGAAGAATCCAGCGTAGATAAAGCTAGTAGAGTATCAAAGTATCTTGCCTATCTAGGATTAAAATACAAAATTCTTGTGTTTCTGGATGAAGCAAAAAGATTTGATACCGCGTTGTATCTTGGTTTAGTAGAAAATGTGATTGATCTGTATGAAAATATAGATATGCTTGGGTTTTTCTATACATATGGATTAGTAAAAGAAGAATCAATCACCAAGCTAACTATAAAATTAGATCAAAAAGATCTCAAACGAGAAGAAGCCATTGAATATTTAAAGATAGTTACCATAGTAAATAGTATATACCATGAACATGTCTATCGACTAATAGGGGAAGCTCATCCTAACAGAATAATGCCTTTAGTGCTTAAAAACCCGATATTGAGTATCGAAGAAACCCTTGTTGAAACCTATTATTTATCGTATAAGATAGGATTAAAAACAGGTAAACTTGTGGAAAACGACGAATTACGCAATAGAGTGTTAAACGCTATTTCTACAATGGAGAAAAATAATATAACAGAGAAGGCTTCTTTTGTAAATAGAATATACCATTCAGATCTTTTGTTCTAAAAAACAAGAAACTTAGTAAGGAAATTAGTAATGTCTGTAATTCGTAATAAGCTTGAGAGTATTATTAAAGAGTTTGATAGAGTCGCAATACTTATTGATGGACATACCACGCATAACGCCACTCGCTCTATTGATATGAAGGTTGATTGGAATAAGTTTCAGACCTTTTTTACTGAAATTGGTCGAGTTCGCAACATTAATTATTATCTAACTGTAACCAACGTAGAAGTAGATTCCAACGAGTTTGATCTGGATATTGATACAGTTAAGCTAGTAGGAGAAGACAAACCTTGGTGGTATAGCGTTATAAATTGGATGAGCTATAATAATTTCAACGTAGTGTTGAAGCGTGGTAGAGAATTTACATTTTCTGATACTGGTCATATTGGTATTAAAACAGGTATTGATATGACTATTGCTCTGGATAGTATGAAACTGGTAAACGTAGATCATGTTATTTTTGTAACTGGCAATACCGAGCATACAGAGATCGTTAAAGCCTTACAATCCAAGGGAATAATTGTTACTGTAATTGGTAATTCTCATAAAAGGATTCAAACCGCTATTGAATCAGGTAAACTGGAATTAAACGATGACCGACCATACCCGTTTACTGTATCTAAGCGGTTAATTAAAGCTTCTAACTATTTCATTGATTTTCTAGATCTAGCGCAGCACATTGAGTGATATAAAGATAACTAAGAAACTAGTAGCCTCGCTGGTATGGTTAAAAGATAATCAACCAGCGGAAATCTTTAACTCTAAAGATGGACCTTCTTTGACATATGTAAAGAAACTAGTTAAATTAGAGTTGGTTGAGCCTAATAAGGAGCTAACACCACACCCTAAATTTAATGGTGGGATAGTAAGTTATTCATTGACTAAATTAGGTAAAAAGGTACTAAAAGGAATATAAGCTATGGAAAATCCTATTACTTCGGTACGCATTGAAGGAAATACTCTAGAGGTTCGTGAATCTGACAGGCTTGTTTCTGAATTTTCAGAAAGTGATACAATTATTAGCGTTGAGTTTAAAGGTCTGAAGCTGTCAAGTTCAGCGTCTTTCCGTGGGGAACGCAGCTCTAATTACACATTCGATTCTTATTCGGTAATAGTAGGTAAGCCTGTAAAGAGTAGTAAGTTTACCGTTAAAGAGTATAACAGCCTAGTTCGTGAAGTTGCGGTTCTAAACAGTGATAATCTTGATCTACAAAACCGTATCACTTCCATGGTTGAAGAAATCGATAACTTAAAGACAGCTCTTGAAGAAGCAAAGTCTTCACCAGACGAACCTGATACTTCCGATAAAGAAAAAGCTCTTATGGAAGAAATTGACCGTCTGAAGGCGGATATTGTTACCTTAACTAACAAGAATAATAACGAATCCGCGGATAAAGACGACGAACTGAACGAAGACGAATATAAAGAATAAAATTAGTAGAGAGTTTTTTCAGCCTTTCTTCTCTCTACTATAGGGCTGTTGGATAAAAGGGTCCAACAGCCCTTTCTGTTTCGTACATAAAAGTATTAACAACCTAATTCTATAGAGTAGAAGATATAGAAATCTCTGTATTGTCTACGTCATGTTGTTAATTTCCTTTCGTTTCCTTAGCCCGGTGGTTAATTCCTCCGGGCTCTTTTTTGGTCTCTACCGTAAATTAATAGTAGATTACATCAGGATTTTGTAAATGTTGAATCTTATTTCATTGAATGCCGTTACAGAAGATTTAAAGATTGAACTTGGGGAATCTCTTTCTTCTATAAGCGAAGAACCTGTTCTTATGTGGATAGACGTGGATAAGCTATTCATTGACCCTTCATTCCAGAGAAAAATTCTACGTAATGGGCGTAGAAATATTATAAAGATTGCTACCAATTTTGATTGGAAGAAGTTTGGAGCTATTCAGGTTGCGAATTTAGGTGATCTATATACAATTGTAGACGGCCAACATAGAACAGTTGCTGCTGTTCTACGAGGAATCCAGAAGGTTCCTTGTAATGTCATCGTAGCTACACAGATAGAACAAGCCCTCGCGTTTGTGTCTATCAATGCTAACATTACTACAGTGTCACCACTAATTACATTCAAAGCAGAAATTGCTGCCGGTGTAGAAAGTAGTGTAAACCTGAAAAGAGTATGTGAAAGAGCTGGTGTGACGATTAACTATTATCCGGTTGATTCCAAAACTATCAAACCGGGGTATACCATTGCTCTAGGTTGTTTGAAGAAATGTCTTCAAACGTATGGAGAAGACCATCTAGTGTTTTCTCTACGTAGTATCGTAGAGACAGCCGAAGACAAGAATCGTGGTTTAGTTAAAAACGATGTTATTAAAGCCTTTTGTCATATTTATGATTTAGAACCTTCCTTAAAGATTGAAAACAGTATCCAACTACTGAAAAATCTACAGCTTCAAAAGATATACGACGATTCAGTAGCAGAATCACGTAGAAAGAGGGCAGTTTTTCAAACCTTGTCTATTAAACTCATGGAGTTCTTTGAAAATTCGGGGGCGGTATGAATGATAACTATGGTCTCACAGAACAAGAAGTCAACGAGTTATTTTGTAGTTTAAGACCTAAACTATTAAAATACGCTAGAAGTCTTAGCATAGAGTATTTCGAAGACCTAGTTAACACCACGTATTTGAAAGTGATCTTAAACAGAGACAAGTTTCAAAGGGGTACTAGCTTCAGTGGTTGGTGCTTTACAATCCTTCGAAATGCTTGGTTAAGTGATATTAGGAAATCAAAACGTGAAGTACAGGATACTGATAACCAATTTAGCATGAATGTACCTGTAGACGGGTATCAAGAAGAAAGCTTCGAAATAGAACAATTGTCTATAATAATGAAGTCATTAAATAAGTATGATAGAGACATAATGTGGAATTTAGGTGTTTTAGGGTTAACTTATGAAGAAGCTGCTGATAAATTAAGCATAACCATAGGTACACTTAAATCATCATACAGTAGACTAAAAGAAGATATACGAAAAGAATTAGAGCCTGAATCTTTAGAGAATAATGTAAAAGAACCTGTTAGTTCACTAGAATTGAAAGTGCTACAATTACATGGTACAGGTATGACAGTATCAGAAATAGCAGAAAATACTGGTCTTAAACGCAGTGAAATAATGAAGTTACTGACATAATGGAAATTACTGACATAATAAGGATAACAACATGATCGCAGAACGTAGTAATCCGGGACTTAATCAGACGGATGCCATTTATCATGAAGTTCTTGAGGAACTTCTGGAAGCACCTATTCGTGGCGATAGAACAGGAACAGGAACTCACAGCGTTTTTGGTAAACAGATTAGATTTACTAATCTCTATGAACGTTTTCCACTAATCTCAACTAAGCGTGTATTTTTTCGCGGAGTTTTCCATGAGCTTAAATGGATGTTAATGGGAGATACCAATATCAAGTATTTGGTGGATAATGGTGTTAGCATATGGACGGATTGGCCTTTACGTAGGTATAACGCAGAAAACCACGATTTTCCTCTTACTAAAGAAGACTTTGAGAATAAGATTCGTATGAATAGTAGGGAGCCGGGTACTAATATTCCATTTGCTGAAATGTGGGGTGACTGCGGCCCGGTCTACGGCTATCAGTGGAGATCATGGGAAGTAGGTTGTCCGGGTGATGGTCAACCTAATATAGATCAAATCTCTAATCTATTAAGCGACTTAAAGACTACCCCTGAATCGCGTAGAATGATTGTAACTGCTTGGAATGTAGCGGATATTCCTGCTATGATTCCTTCTGGACTACCTCCTTGCCATATGTTTATGCAGTTTTATACTAGGCCTATACCAACTTCGGAATTAGATTATATAAATGATGTAAATAACACGTTGGACAGAGACAAATTTTTAGATTGTTCCTTATACGTGCGTTCAAATGACTGGTTTTTGGGCGCGCCGTTCAACATCGCTCAGTATGCCTTACTCACCTCATTGATCGCTAAGTCTGTTAATATGATTCCGGGGGATTTAGTATATACTATTGGGGACTGTCATCTATACACGTCGCACGTTAATCAAGCTAAAGAACAACTTTCTAGGTATTCAGCAGGAAAAGAACCTAAATTGTTTGTTAATAACACATATGACGACCCTAAAGACTATATGTGGGAAGACCTACAGTTAGAAGATTATGTTAGTCATGGTGTTATTAAAGCACCTATTGCTGTGTAACAAACATTACCAGGCAACTCATATTGCCGTGTAACATTAAGGTAAACAAACATGCTATGTGATTGGGAAATCAAGGAACTAGTAGATAAACACGGTATGATTGATCCGTTTATTGACCATCAGATTAACCGAGATTCGGCAGGAAATAAGGTAATTAGCTATGGATTAACCAGCTTTGGTTATGATATTAGACTGTCTACTAAGTTCAAGGTATTCAATAACAGAGCAGGAGGTATTATTGATCCTTTAGACTTTCAAGATAACCTCCTGTTAGACGAGGCGGGGGATTATTGTATAATTCCACCTAACTGCTATCTTTTAGGTTCGACTATTGAGTCCTTCAAGATGCCTAATAACGTAGTAGCAGATTGTGTGGGTAAATCAACATTGGCAAGGTGTGGTTTGATTCTAAATGTGACCCCATTAGAACCCGGATGGGAAGCCCAATCACTTACACTAGAGATATCTAATGCTACTCCACTACCTGCCAAAGTATACGCGAATATGGGTATTGGACAACTTAGGTTCTATCGAGGTAGTAACCCATTGAATACCTATAAAAACAGGGCAACTGGACCGGGTAAATACCAAATGCAAGGCACTGAACCTGTAACAGCTAGGATTAATTAAAGGGAGAGATAAAATGAGCGATTTTACTAGAGAACTGGAATCTCTTATCAAGAGGCATTGTAAAGAAAATGACTCTAATACACCAGATTTTATATTAGCTAAATATATGGAAGGTTGTTTGAGGGTATACAACGAAACTGTTACAGAGCGTGATAAATGGTATGGATTTTCTCCATTTAGTTCTAGCAGAAATTTAAGATCATCCTGAACTTAGTAATTAAGATCAACGTTTATGTACAACCAACCGTTCAGAAAGATACAAGCTAAAGAAGGTGTAGGTAAACCTTGTCACTATTGCAAAAGAAATATGCTCCCTTACGATAATAGTGACAAGGTTAATCCCATATTGGCTGGAAAGGAATGTTCTATTGACCACATCGTGCCTAGAGCTTTAGGAGGTACAGACCATACGGATAATTTGGTTTTTTCGTGTAGAAGATGCAACAGTTTACGTGGACATTTAGACTATACAATCTTCGCTATGTTTGGACATGTAATTTTAAGAGAGTACCCTGACGCCCCAACTATATTCCTTAGAGCGTCTCTAGTACAGTTCATAACGTCCTTGGCAGAAATAGCAATTAATAACAAAAGAGAATCAAAGAAAGCTATTAACTTTGCTAAATCTAAACTTGTACATGACCTTAAGAAAGCGAAAGGTGTCTTCTGATGCGTATTTTTCCTAAAAAGAGTTTTGTTGATATAATAAACGAGTTCGACTTGGTTACGCAGCTTATAAATGAATCAGCGGTTATTTCAAACGAAGCTGAAGTACTATCTGGTAGTATATGCTGTTCTGATACTAGTCCAGTTCTGCGTGAGTTTAACTTTACTAATTTAGGATCAGTTTTAGATGCAAATATTGAGTCTTTGAAGCTTCGTAGTTCTATTTTTGAAGGTATAACACAGTTATACTCGTCAAAATCATTTAAAATTAAGCTAGAAAATGAAACGCTGGTATTGTATAACTCTCTTAATAGGTTGTTAGAAGACTATACGCTAAGAAAAGTGCTAATTCCATTCAAAATAGGTATTTATCCTGTAGCTTTAGTATTTCAACATGTATCTTTTATAAGCTTTTCTGATATACCTATTAAAGAAACCGACCCGTTATCAGAATGTACCGTCGTTCTAGATATTCCTGTTAACAGTAAAGTATATGTGAAAAGGATTTCTAGTTTAAATTCTGTAGAGGAATTTGACGCTATATTATCTTAGGAGATTTAAATGTTTGGTAAGAACTCTATATATGGAAAGAAGCATTACTCATCTTTAAAAGAAGACGAATTACTAGTTACATCTATTTTCGCTACTCTACAAGGTGAAGGTCCGTTAAGCGGTCATCGAAGTGTTTTTGTCAGGTTGACAGGGTGTCAGTTGCAATGCGGGTTTTGCGATTCCTTCTTCGACAAGGGAGATCTTTTTAGCTTTTCGTCTTTGGTAGAAGCTATAAAGAAATCAATTGGTGATTGGGTACTTTATCATGGAGGTGACAAGTATAAATGTAACCTTCACGCTCCTTACAGTGATTGGTATGTGATTATTACAGGAGGGGAACCACTTCTACAATCAAATTTGGCAGGATTTATTTATGCCTTGGTGCAATCAGAAGAATTTGCGGGGGTTCAAATAGAAACAAATGGTATTATGGATGCCTCTACCTTAGACTACAATACGATTGTGGTTTGTAGTCCAAAAGTATCTGAAAAGAACGGCAAATTCGGTAACTATATGAAGCCACATTCAGGTACTTTGCTGGTAGCCAACTGTTTGAAATTTCTTATATCAGGCGATCCCAATAGTCCTTATCACGATGTTCCTGAATGGGCTTTTGAGGTAAATACCAACGTATACCTATCGCCGCTTAATTCTTATCTAAAAGAACCTCAAAAGATGATTGAAAGCAGGTATTTTGGTAAAGATTCCGATATATCTGTTAGAAGTGAAGAAATGGAGAGAGTTTCTTTTTGGGAGAACGGTATTCTGGATAGAGAAGCCAACAGAAAATCTCATGAAAGAGCTGCTCTTTTAGCCATGAGGTATGGGTTCATTTGTACTAATCAGAATCATCTGCTGTGGAATCTACCTTAAAGGAGCTTACCTATGTCGGGGTATTTTAAACACGTTCCAGAAATCGCAATGCCAGTTCTGTCTATTAAAGATGCTAAAAGGATGGCGGAAGAAAGGTGGGAACAACTAGAAAATCATTTAATTAAATTAGCAGTTTGGGGGGATAGAACCTCTTGGAGACGAGAGGTTTACGCCTTTTGTAAAAATATGCAAAGAATATAATTGAAGCTGTCTAACAGACATTTACTTACCAAAATGGAATACTTGGAAGCTTCGGTAGATTTTCGTAGACAATCCCAAGAACTGAAAGCCTATTTTAAAATAAGAGTAGGTAATTTAGGGAAGAAAATGAAAATACCTAGAATAAGGGAGGACGAACTAGCTAGGTATATTGTTCATAAAATTCAAATAGAATTATCTGAATTATTCAGTAACGGCGAAGGTGAAGATATTTCTAAAATCAATATAATTTTAGACAGATACCTTAAATAGAGGTTAACAACATGACTAATCGTGCTGTAGAACTATTCCTTATGGCTAAGGAAGATGAGTACCTTAATGAGTATAAGAAGGTAGGGCGTGTAAGAGTTCAAGCAGTTTTACCGGGTACTCAAATAGATACAGTCATTAATGGAGAAACTGAAACCAAAAAAGTAGCTCAAGTAGGTGATGTTTTAGTTATTGGAGCTTCTGGTGAGAAGTATCTTCTGGCTAATTCTGTATTAAAAGACCGTTATAGATTTCTGGAAATAGTCAAGGGTGGAAAAGAAGAAATTTGGGAAGCTACTGGTAAATGTTGGGCTGTAAAATACTTAGGTGAAGACAGTTTCAAATTTGAAGCTCCTTGGGGCGAAGAAATGCTATGTAACAGAGGAGATTACATCTGTTCTACTAAATTAGACGGAACAGATGTTTACCGCATTGAAAGAGATACTTTTATCAAATCATATAAGGCCCTATGATGTATTATAAGTATTTTTCATCCAAACGATATGTGAATTTAGGTAGCATCGCGTATAGACAGTGGCGCGCAGATAGCCACTGTAACCTCATACACGGGTATTCACCATCTTTTTATTTTGAGTTTGGTACTAATGAACTTGATGTTCGTAATTGGGCTATTGACTTCGGCGGACTCGCACCACTGAAAGAACAGTTAGAAGCATGGTTCGATCATACCTTACTAGTAGCTAAAGACGACCCTTTTAGAGAAGAACTAGTTGAGTTGCATAATAGATACGCTAAGGTAATAGAAGTTGATAGCACAGGTTGTGAAGCGTTAGCTGAATGGTTATATAAATGGTTAAATGATCCTAGTGATGGGTTTCTTAAATTATTAGCGGGGGATAGGGATATATGGTGTACGAGAATAGAAATTAGTGAAACTATAAATAACATGGGGGGAGTACAGGGAACCCCTGATACTTGGCATCTATTTGAAAGATAGAATAATGGAAATTATGTCTACAAAAGAAATCGCTGCTCTTAGCGAGAGTATCGCAGAAGGTATTATCATAGAAACAGTTACATTGCTAACTAAATCTATGGACCTTCTTGATATCGAGCCTGGAAACCCATCCGCTAGGTTCAATATACATCATGGGTTCAAATCAGACATAAGGAAGTGTCAAGATATTATCAAACATAATGTCAATGTGTCTAATAATCGAATGAAACAGTTGAGTGAATTGTTTTACAATTGTGAACAACGCCGCGCAGCTTATTGTTTAAAGCATAAGGAATAACAACATATGACCTATAAACCCGATGTAGTAATTACACATTATCCATGCTCGGACGGAGCAACTTCTGAAGCCATTATTCAGCAATATTATCAAGACGAAAGCATTGAATACATCAAAGGAGACTATGGGGATGCTAAAAATAAAGAGTTTATGGAAGATTTGATCAGCCGAGTACGAGGAAAACACGTACTTATGGCGGATTTTTCGTATAAATCCAAGGAATTACAGGGTCTTATTACTACCGCTGAGTCCATAGTTATTCTGGATCATCATGTTACAGCAGAAAAAGAGCTAGAAAACTACAAAGTAGAAGACTTTGGTTCGGTAGACCAGATTGAATCGGTTCTAGAACACCAGAAGTGTGTTGCATATTTTGATATGGGCGAATGTGGTTCGTCGCTTACATGGAAGTTCTTCTATCCTGATAAGAACCTTCCTATTTTTGTAGAGCGAATAAAAGATATTGATCTAGGAAGGCATAAACTACCTAGAAGTAAGGATTTCCTGTGGTTTACGCGAGCTATACCTATTAATGGTATTTCTTATGCACCTTATCTGTATACTAAGGACGAAGAAGAACTAACGCAATACCTAGATAAAGGCGTAACTATTCGTCAATACGTTGAAACTACTGCTGAAAGAATTGTAGAGAATGCTGTAGAAGGTGAGTATGAAGGATATTCCTTCAAGGCCGTAATGTCAGACTATGCTTTTGCTAGTGAAATTAGTATGAAATTCATTAATGAAGGGATGGATATAGGGGTTACTGGATATTTTACTAAAAACACATTGGGGTTATCTCTACGTAGTAGGAAAGGCGTTGATGTATCTATAATAGCTAAAGCATTAGGTGGTGGAGGGCATAAACAAGCTGCTGGTGTAAATATTCCATTGGAAGAATTACCAGAGTTTATTGAAGCTATGCAAGAAACTATATTATGGAAATAAGATATATGAGTTAGACATGCGAAAGGCCGGTAGAATTTCTACCGGCCTTATTTTTGTGCTTTTTTAATGAGGTTCAGGACTTATACGTTGCGTTTAGTTGATGGAAAATTCGATCTAATAATGGTTGATTAGTCGAATACCTGAATAAACCCATTTTAGTAGTTTCCAAGTGATCTACTAAAGTTATCAACGTTTCAGAAAAGACTTTAAGTTCTTCTTTAATTTGTGGTGTGTAGGCACTTCCCTTTACGTCCATAATCGGACCTAATCTCTTACCCAAATGATGAATAGACCTGGAATCCAGAATACTAGAAGTTTCATTATTAAAAGCAGTATTAAAGAACCCAAATTGATTAACAAATTGATAGGTAAGCGCGTATCCTAACGGGTACATAGACAACGCGATGTAAGCTTCTTTAGGATTAGTAGTTACTTTAAGTGTTGAGTCTTTAACGGACGCATTATATTCAACAAACCTATCCCACAACTTTTTATTTACAGGATCAGCGTTATAAATAGTGTATAAATCTTCTTTTTTAGTAATTTTAGGTTTAACGGAAATATGGGCACCATCTATAAGAATAATTCGTTTTTCTGGGTAAGAAAATTGATTAAGTAGCTCAAGATTGTATTTATCTATTACTAATACGTCTGAAAGACAAATGTTAGTATAGAAACTAGCCCACAAATCATGATCCATTGTAGGGACATAGGAAATTACAGAAATAAGGATATTAGCATTCTTCTTATATAAGAAGACACTAGGATCGTGGGCAGAAGCTAGTACGAAATCATATTTAGCTTCAATTTTCTCATTGAAAAATACATTGTACAATGAAGGAGTTAGGTACTTACTTTTAAAACTGTAAATAACATCGTATTCATATAGATTATTGGGCGACATTATAAGAAAAGATTGCATTATCAAGATTCCTTGTTATACCTGTCATGAGGAGATACTACTACAGTACCTACTGTTTCCATTTCAACTTTTTCCATGTGTTCCGAGGAAAAATGATAAATAGTAGGGTCTTCAATACTCGCTTCCTTAAATCCAACCCGCCTAGAATGGCATGGTAAACACTTCCCACAATGAACCAACCCACCAAAAGTCGTAGACCTACAACTAATGGTCTTCTCTAAAGGCACATCGTTTATCCAAGATATACTAACAATATTGGATTTATTTAGGTCTATATAAGGTAGTGAAATTTTTATATCGGCGTCATAAATCTCATTGAATAACGTAGCTATTTTGTCTAAATATTCTACCTGCTCATCTTTAAATGTATAAGGGTATTCGTCGTTTTCCTTACAGTATCCCATAGCTAGAGCCTGAATCCCTAGAGACTGACAGTAGGACATAGCTGCTATTTGCATAGAAAATTTATATCCGGGAATAAGACCGAACGTGCCCTTCATACGAAGAAATTCAGAATCATAGGTACGAATACAATAATGGTTTTGTTGAAGCTGATAATGTCCTATTACCTGTTCTACAGCAATACTACGCCTAGTTCTGTAGTTCGCTGAGTTATCATCGAAGGAAATAGGGTAAATTTCAGTTTCTGGTTGAGTTTTATGGACTTCCCCTATAATTGTGGTGGAATCTACTCCCCCTGAAAAGAGCACCCCTAAACGCTCGAAGTTTGTATGGTATACTATATTAGACATAGGCTGTACCCGCTTCTTTCAGGCTCTTTTTCGTCAAACAGTGTTTACATACACCACATTCCACTATATCCAGATACTTATCTACATAGGCATCCCAGCATGACATAGTTCTGTCTAGGAATAAAGAATCCAGTTCTGTAGCCCATCTGACTACTTCACTTTTATTTTCCTCTATAAACGGAGCTACAACAGATATATCTGTTCTACCCACAAGCTTTATAGATTTCTTGAAATAGTCTACAGTACAATCTAGAAAGGGTTCTCCACCGTCAAAGGGTTTATCTAGTCCTAGAAAAATTTGACCATTTAATCCTGCTAAACCTACTGCTTTAAGGAATAATACTAAATTCCTACCATGTATTTCTGGAGAAGCGGTTTTATCGCCAAACAGATATGAACCTGATGGATTCAGCTTATAAATTAATCCCTCGTCTTTAGTAGTTACTAGTTCTGCTTTGTAGCCTAGAGAGTTGAGGAATTTAGTTTGGTCTTTTACGGCAGAAAGTTCTGCGGCGGCTGATTTTTGTCCATAGTCTACATGAAGAAAAGTAGAAGGTAGGTCTAGGGAGTATAGCCATAAAGCTACTGCGTAGCTATCCATACCTCCACCCATCAAAACTACACGCATTAGTAATCTCCTATATTAAAAAATACTAGATGAGTTTGATTCTATCAAGGCAATTGGTTCATTGGGCACAACTGATTCTGTAGCAGTTTATAATTCATTGGCCTTTGTGGTATCTTTTTGGGGAAACAATTCATTAATACTACTGATTCTGTACTATTCTATAACTCGTTTAACCAGGCGGATTCTATACTATAACTCATTTACCAGTTCTTTATTCTATTCAGTCGTATGCTTCAATATTCGACTAGGATTCTATTCGGTAGCTTGCTTAATTTAGATATCTTGATTCTTTTTGTCTAGATGATTAACTTGGTAGTGGTGTTTATATTTATCTCGATTAAATTCATTAATCGACAATGAGTCTTTTAGGTTTCTCAACTCATTTAAAGGTCCAGATTCTATAGGGCACTATAATTCAATTTCTTTCCTCTTAGTTACTTTACGGTTCTTTTCTTTCTTTTTTACATGCTTTTGAGCATTTTTACCTGGCTTTGGTTCTGGTAGATCTTCGTCTTCCTCATCCCACGACAAATCATCCTTCCATCTTTTACCAGAAGACTTACCATCTTTTCTAGATTCTTTGGACTGTTTCCTAAGATTTTGAGCCTCCTCAATAAGGTCTTTAGTGGCGTCTTTAACAGTCATTCTAGCTAGGTCAAAATGTAACATAAAACTATGGTCTGACGCTTGTCTAGCTTTACGTTGTTCTATTTCAAACAAACCCGTTTGTTTAGCTACTTCATCCACCTTCCAAGACCAGAAGAATTTAGCGTGTTCCGCCATTCCCTTAGAATAACGCAACATACCGTCCTCACTTAACTGTGCCGCAGCTATACCAATTGTAGAAGTAGATTTACACCATATATGAAGGTATCTAACAGTATCCATAAGGTATTGCCATTGGCGTTCTCCAGAGGTTCCTTCCAAGAGACCTAAGTAGTCAATACCCAATACATCTAACTCGAATGGCTCAACTGTGGCTGTAACCTGTTCTATGTTGACGCCTTCGTCAAATTCATAATATTCTAATGCGCCACCGGCTTTAGCTATTTTCTTATCATATCTAGAGAATTTTTCGTATATTTCTTGTCTTTCAGAACGCTTCAATCTGTTTTTAGGATCTAATAACTTAGTCATGTCTAGAGAATTTACTCTAGCTAGATGACGTTGGAGCATTTCGTCATTGGACATTTCTAGTGGAACAGTACCGGCTTTTGCTCCGCTCATAGCCATATTAGCCATAATTTGCGCGAGCAACGCTGACTTGCCGGTTCCAGTTGGTCCAGCTACTAACATAACAGAACCTAAAGGTATCCCTCTGTTAACTGAATCGAAACCTGAAAAGCCAGTAGGAACATATACAATAGACTCACCTTTAAGGAGTTTTTCTACCGATTTCATCACATTGGAATTTTGACCTATTCTCAAAACTCTAAAATTACCAGAAGATTTAACCCCTGTCAGAATAGATTGTATTTTCTCAATTTCTTTATCCGCATTAAGTGGTTTATCGTCATCAGATAACATTTCTTCTACAGTCTTACCTATTTTGGTAAGCATACGCAGTTTTCTATATTCTTGTAGACGATCTATTGCTGACCTTACCCTCTTTTTAGAGGTAATAGGCTCATAATCACAATCTTCTAGTACCTCTCTAACAGATTTTTCTATTGCTGGATCGGAACATAATTCATCCCACGACGGAATAATGCTCTTTTCTCTAAGGTAATACTTTATTCTACGATAAGCTAGACGAGATACATTGTAGGCGAAATGTTCTTCTGACAATTTAGCTAAAAATTCTCTGGCTGCTCTTGATTCAGGCTCAACAGAGATGGTTCTTATAGCTCTAAGTTCAATTTTTATAGATAATAGTTTCTTTTTCATTATTGTATCTTCTATTTACACATAATAGCAAAATCAGGTCTCATACCTATCTGTAACCCCATTTCAATAGGATCAGTGTTTTTGCCTATTATTACTAAACTAAGATTTTCTCTATTACAATGATACTGAATAGTTTCATAGATACGATCCCTTTTATACGAAGAAGTATCATGGAATAAAGCGTCTATTACAACCAAACTTAACTCGTTAAATCTCATCTTATCTAATTTATCAAATGTGGATAACCATCGTACCTTTAAATCTCTTTCAAAGTAAGCTTGCATTATATTAGCTGCTATATGTTTAGGTTTATCTAAGAATTGATCTGAGCATACATAAAGTAACCAACCGGGGGAATCTTTACAACAGGCGTTAAGGAATTTCTGTTGTTTAGTAGGGTTTATTACCTTTTCTTCCCCTATTTGGAATGTCTTTACAGATTTTTGAAAATTGAATGAATAGCCGTTCTGTAATCTATAAGGTAAACCAAAAGCGTGTAACAGAGGATGATACCTTATTTCAATTTGTTTATTTGTCATACAGAAACAGCCCCACGAAAACGACAAAAGAGAGGTATACGCTAATATACCTCTCTTTTTATAGATTTAACAATAATTACTTTAGCGGTAGTTCATAGATAGAAGTGTTAGAAGGAATAACGAGAACCCCACCATTATCTACAGCGTTCTTAACTGTGTTAGCTAGTGATTCCTTATCCACTACATCACTTGTTACCACAAGAATCTTGTTCTTGAACTTAGTGGCTACATGAAAAGAAGATACAAAACCTTTAGATGGGGTTGAGACCTTCTTTTCCTTTTTTGTGGCTGTCTTTGTCTTAATCATGCTTGTTTACCTTTCGTAAGATTCATTATTGTACTACCCTATATATTTACGGTGGATCAACTTATCTCCGCTAGAAGTTTACGTAGAAAAACACTCGCAAATTCTTCAAAAGAGTTAGCTACCATAGAAAAAGACCTAGACCCACCTATTACATACTCTTTATAATACGCATCCAAATCATTAAATCCTGAATCTACCATAATGGGTAAACCATTAATGGTTACGCCTTTGTCAATTAAATAATTTCTAGCTTCTATTAAAGAAGTTAACGCTGTACCATTTTCAGAAGAGCTATTCTTCCCATCACCGGATACATCCAAGACTTTTCGTATACCGGGGTACGGGTTCATGGTAAACAACGTATCAGCCTTATACATAGCACTGGATATGGAGGTTCCACCTATCATACCATGTCTAGATATATTCGAAACATCAGCTATAAAATGTAGCGAATCGTCAATCGTATGGATTCTATGCCATTTAGTATAAACTTGGGCATTGATATCTGACCATTCCATGTATAATACGGATATACCATATTTATTGTTTCTTAAATAGTTAATAAATTCAGGACTGCGAAACGCTAAAATAACTCCATCTTTTTGTAATTCATATTCTTCGTTTGTTATAGAACCCGAAACATCGACAGCTATTATCAATTCTACTTCTACAAGATTTGAAAGTCTACTTTTTGTAGCTGAGCTATTACCTGAACACATAGATAGTATAAGCAGTATAATAAAAAATATAAATGTAATCTTAAAGGCTTCTCGCATATCACTGTCCTTAAATATTCACGTATAGGACAGAATTAAGAGTTATTTCAAACCCAATTAAAATTCTTTTGATTGCTAATAGAAGCCTTCTTAGTATTCATATCTTTAAGAGTATCAAAAAACTCCTGATCCAATATGTACTTACCTTGTCTTGTTTTAGGGTTATATTTATTAGGTGCTAGCTCCTGCCAGCCCAAGCCGCGTACGGCCCCCTGCATCATACCTACATTATGCTGCCAAATTCTGACTATTGGCTGCGGTTTCTTGAAAGGTGTGCAAACGCGGTTACTTAATTGTTCAAATAATGGCGCACCTATTTTTCTATCAGTGGAAGCGGACATAGGTATATAAGCATACAGCATAGAAGGGCGTAGGAAATCAAAACCCTCTTTAATCATAGATCTCATAGCTACAAGTATAGTTGGTCCAGATTTATCTACTTTTTGTAGAACTTTTTCTCTGTTAACACCATCATAAAATTTAATGGCTAGATTTTTAGGCCAATTTTCATTCTTATTTTCATTATTATAGGCAGCCTGCTTGTTCAACATTCTAACAAGACTGTCTATATGCTTCTTTCTATCTAGAGGAATGATAATGACTTCATGACCAGCTCTAAGATCAATGAATGCTTGTTTAATTACCTCTTTTTGTAAATCAAGATTGGAACTAATCCAATTCATCGCGTGATGATATATTTTATATTGTCTAGGTGGTACAACCTTTGACTTGAACCATTCTATTTTAGGCAATAAGGACGCGAAGGCAGAGGATACCGCTACCGGACCCATAACTCGGTATACTAGAGTATGTCTGTTATCTTTTCTTCTAGGAGTGGCTGTAAGTCCTAGTCTATACTTAACTGAGCAAGCTGAAATAACTTTAAGATATCCGTCGGCGGCTGAACCATGAACTTCATCAACTACTAAATGACCATACTTGCCATTGACTATTTCAGCCATTTTCTTTGGTTTTCTGACTACCTTCTGGTAGTTTATAAGTAAGATGTCAACATCTTTCAGGTTAGTAAGGTCTTTAGGGGATTTAGCTATTCTGATTATTTCTTTACCAGTCTTTTCCTGTAGTTCAGGAATATTAGACATAGCGGGGCGCTTCTTGGTCCCCATAAAGGTGTTATAAAATTGCTGAATAAGTTCTTTTCTATTAGCTAGAATAACAGTTCGTTGACCTATTTTAATAGAGGTATAGCAAGCTAAGACTGTTTTTCCGCTTCTGGGCCTACCTCTGATAATACCATTCTTGACTTTGAGGTATTTCTTTATAAGTTTCTTTTGATTAACTCTAGGTATACCGTTTTCGTCTACGTGCCCTTCTCCAAATAGCTTTCCAGTAAATTTAATCGGGAATTTGAATGGTATATCAGGCCGTTTGTCAATTACTTTAAAATCTATATTTTTCTTTTCTAGAACCTTCTTTAACGCAGGAAAATCCCCTTGTGGAAGGCTCCAATACTTACCCGCATCTTTATACAAGCGGTAGGCGGCGTAAAAGGCTGGACAGCTTTTACAGAGTTCATTTTGAGGACTTCTGAACTCTAAATTTTCGCATTTCAAGCAGTCTTTTTCTTCGTATAAAGCCAATTCGTATCTAGACTTTATAGCTTTACTAGGGATAAGAGATTTATCCACTAGCATTCTTTCTTTAAGTACGATTTTTGACATATCAGATTGTTTTGTTGGAAGTAATTTGGTTTTTCAATTCTTCAATTTCTTGTTCTAGGCTTTTTATTTTAGCTAAATGTATAGGTCTATCATACATGGCTTGCATAGATAAAAGATCGCCACCAAATTGAGCGTGAGCAGCTAATACATCAGGATGTATAACCGTTTGTTTTGGTACTTCAAGGAAAGAAGATGTATACTCGGACCCGTCTACAGACCCATATTCAGATATAGTCGTAACACTATTAACCATTAGAAAATACCTTATTGTATTCAGAGTTTACCATACTACGAATTTCTTCTTCTGGAAGAAGAACCATAAGCTCTTATTGAATACGCTGAGTAACACGTAGGTTAAGATCATCATTTGGCTTAGTCATGTTATCTATCCTTTGATTTCATCTCTAGTGCGTCATTAATGCGTTTCAGCATGAAGCCGGCCGAATCCGCGTCCTCAATCACTTCATCAGCTATCTTGGTGACTAACTTTAGACGTTCTTCTTGTTTAATAAGCGGGGCTAAAAGTAGTTCTACATAACCTTTACGTTCGGTCATGTTTCCTACAGATTGTAATTTACTGCTGTACTTAGAACTGATGTATTTTTTCAGGTATTCAATAGACTCTCTTAATACTAACTGCTGTTTTAACGCGGAGATTTTTATTTCAACACATCTAGATCTAATCGCTTGGTTGTCAATATTAGAGTCTATCGTTATTTTCAAACTAGATTGAAGTAATGAATTGGAATTTAATGCACGAATAGCTTTCCTAGAATGTAGGCTTTCTAGTTCAGTTAACCATACCTCGTCTTTGGATTTCAAAGAAGATAGCTTTTTAGTGTGTTTTAAATACACTTTATCTTCTTTTAGAAGATCTCTAATGGAAGCCATCTTTATTTCTTCCTTATTCCAAGCTTAACGCACATATTCTGATAAGATTTAACCGTGAAATTGCCTGGGTCGCGACCCGTAGGAAACTTAGCATGAATAATAGGGAAATTGGATAGTTTCTTCTCTAAAGTTTCTCTAGCTTTGTTCCCAGCTTCGTCAGGATCAGTAGCAATAACTATTATAGGTGGGTCTAGGGCTTCTATAAGACGAATTTTTCTATCTGATATGTACGCTCCACATAAACCCACAGCCCTACCACCGACTTGTCTCGTTTTCATAACATCGCGCGGTCCTTCTACTATCCATAAGGGTCCGCGCTGTTTCTTAGCTATGTTATATCCAAATAGAGCTTGTTTCATCCAAGCTCCACTAGTATTCACATAGGAAGACAAACCTTGTTCTTTTGTTTGTTTAGATACTACTTTACGAGCGTATATTCCACCTACGTAATCATTGTTTATAATAACAGGAAAATATAAAAAATCGTCTTCAAACCAATGATGTTCAGGCTGCGAACCTTCGTACATTCTTATTATTCTAGGCTCAATCTTACGCCATATTTTATTTTTAGGCCAATAAGCTAGATTAGTGTAGTCCTCTTTCTTTACCTTTTGATTTTCTTTTTTAGTCGTGTCTGAAATAGAGAAGTTAAACACGTCGTTGATTTGGTCAGCGGCGTTAAACCCTTTTAGACCAGTAGCTGCAGCAAATTTGTTCCAACTACCATTAGCTTTGCAAGCTAAACAATTAAACACGCCTACAGGTATTCTAGGCTTAGATAAGTTAATACCGCAAGAAGGGGTTCTTTCATTGCCACCCGCATGCATAGGACATTTCACCATGATATGATCCCCTTTGTTTTTAGGATCAAATCGTGATGACATAGAGTTTATTTGAGTTAGTACGTGCGAGGCTTTATCAATCATTTGGGGTTTCTACGTCCTAATACCCCTACTTTACTACCAACTACATTCCCATACATAGGATCGGAATCTTTTTCTAGCTTGTCTGCCACCTTATTTGTTATCTCTTGAAGGTCTTTTTCTATACCTTCTGACCCTTTTATATACCCTACAGGGCCTTTAGATCTAGCATTTGTAAGACGTTTTCCTGTTAACAGTGTTAACACTATTTCTTTTCTGGTTTCTTCATCAGTAATAAAAGAAAAGGCTTCATTATAACCGTGCGCTAATAATGCTAATGTAAATCCTACGTCTAGAGAATCCTTAGTTTTATCTGTATCCACTAAGATAGCTTCTTCCATAGCTTCTTTAATAGAAGACTCTACATTGGATAAGGCTGTACCCATAGCTAGACGTGATACCACCAAATCTAGTATAGCTTGTTTATGTATTTTGTATTTGTTTACAAAGACTTTTTGGATTATATCTACTGGAATATCATCAAACGTATCGGAATCAAACACTTGATCCGTTTTATCTGCTACTACAGTATTAATATCAAGTCTTTTTAGCTCCGATCGTCGTATTACTTTCTTTTTCATAGCGATAAACCTTCTTTCGAGCGTTTATAATCTATGAAAGAAAGTACAGCATCTTCATTTAGATTAAAGCCATTAGGACAATGTAGGACTTCGTTGAAATCCTGAATCACATTTTGGTGGCCGTAACCATTATCTTCTGATAACCTTCTTCTGGATTCATCATTGTAGTATTCACGAATACAATGTGTATACCCATGCATAGACCTATTCGCATAATTAACCGCATGGTCTATTGAGTAAAAAGGTCTAACCCAATAGTAGGATTGAATGGCTCTTTGAACTAAGTCTTGTTTTATATCTCTAGGCTCAAATCTGTTACTGTCCGCGATGAATCTTAGTTTCCTGTAAGAAAACTTATTGGCCGTTTTCTCAAACATGGATATAATTTTTGGGTTATCTGCCTCTTTAGCTAAAGTATCTACGTCTAGAGTAAATTTAAGGTCTTCTATTGTGTTTATTTGATCTATGAACGCATCTATATCATAATTATGGTACAGCATATGATATAGGATAGCGTCATCAGCGGTTAACCCGCATTCTTTAAAATGTTGCTCAATTTCAAAAGAGTTATCGGGGGTTAATTTCTGGATAACACATCGTAGCGTAGCTATTTTATACTTTAGAATAGAATCGGACATAAAAACCCGATCCTTAGTTTTAGTAACCACATCTTTATGAACCGTAGTTAATCTGCGGATAGTTTTTGTATTTACTATTCTAAGAGTATACAGATACGCTAAATATATAAGTGAGAAGGCTTCCGTACTGGATATATCATTATTAGAGAATGGGATAGCTCTAGTCAAAGATATGTTAAATAGATCAAGATTGTATACGTGTCTTTCTCTACGTCTTCCTACTAGGGCTATAAGTCCTTCGTCTGAAATACGGAAAGCCACTCTACGTAGATTTCTAGTGCTTTTTTCAGTTAAAGCTACCATCTTTTTCATAATAACAGCCCCTTCGTCAACGTGTAGTTATTTTATCTTGTATAAGGTATTTTATCATTTTAGGTAGAGAAGTAAACCCCAAATCTCTTTTAAGAACATGCGCCATACGAAGTTCTTCTTCGGAGAAAGAGATTTGTACCATATTACGGCTTTCATCAGCCTTACTTTGTCCTGTCTGTACAAATCTAATTTTAGATTGTAAGATATAGATGGCTAAAGTATTAGCTCGATTAAAGTATGTAGCTTTAGGGAAATTAATACGGTTTACGTGCTTTCCTTCTTCCTTATTTTTAAATCGGTATTCCCCTTCTCTATGCACTAATCTATGACAAGTAGGACATAAAGGAACAGTTCTACCGTCTTTAGGTCCATTGTATTGCACAGGAATTATATGATGCTGATCCGATACATTTTTTGTATCACAGCAGTAACACTCATTCTTTGTTACTACATTGGGATCAGCTACCATGGTAGATACCTCAATGGTTTAGTATCTCTAGCTATGTATAAAGGGTGGCTTGGATACCCCTTCTTTGTCATTTTCAAGCATTTCAAATTACCGTACTTAGCACCTAATTTATTTATTTTGTTTGCTTCATGAATACCTGTAGGTAATTTTTCAATGTTATTACCGTAAGCCAGAAGAATGTCGGGTTTAATACGCCATCTATGAACTACCTGATTAAGGGTTTTCTTTATAGCGTAATAGTTGTATTTTCCAAAAGGATCGTTATGCTTTAACATGTCTTTGGGTTCCGTAGCTCTTAAAGCCGCGAAATTGATGACTACGAACCCTCCACATGATCTATGTTTAGCTAGATTCTCTATTATTTGAACAGTAGGATCATTTTTGAACGCATCCGCTGTGGATGGATTCAGCATTATAGCTATCAAAGGTTTGTTTGTAGACCATTGCCTAGATAGATAGTATCTATACTGATCGTCTTCGCTGAATACCGCGCAACTGTCTATATCAAATTGACTATGCGTAGATAGTTTAAGATCATCTATGATAAGACTGTTACCTATATCTGTCAGCGATAACAAGCCATCATTTTTACTAGATACAGTAGTCAAAGATTTAAGATAGGCTGAACTATTGGGTTTCAGTGTATCAGGTTTATTTATAGGCTTACCAAAGTGTTTACGTAGGAAATCCCTATAAACCGGGTTAAAAGCCCATACGGGCGGTAAACTTTGGTGCCAATCTACGTCTCTAGCGTCGAGATATAACCATTTATGAAGCAAAGCTAGCTTATACCTAGTGTTGGTGTTTACATCGGGGTGTAATACACAATCACCTTCATATTTTTTATTATATTGAGATTTGAACTGGTTATAGTTAAAAAATTCTTCAAATTCTATTTTAGTAATGTCACTATGAGGATAATTTGTTTTCGGAAGATATGATAGAGCCTCTACCATTACATCGTTTAATTGATTGTACGGCTTACAATTATCTTCTTTTCGATATCTAAGATAATATTGCTCATTTAATTCTTGAGCATTTATTAAAGCCCATTCAAAATGAAGTCTGTCCTTCATAACCCAATCTACTACAGGATGTTTATACGTAGAAGCGTGGGCTTTATAGAGTTTTGATTCAAACTTCTTCAAAGGCTTTAAGTCAAGTCTACGTATAGCGGAAGACATTATCTCATAGGATTCAAAGCATAGCCTAGCTAACCTCTTTGAATCTATAGATTTAGCCGATTTTTTAGGACATTTATGAGGAGCAAATATGTTAGGCATTACTGCTTCCGTTCAAGATTTCTTACCGCCTATATGCTCAGTACCATCAAAAGGCACATGTAACATATATCCTTGTTTATGCGGAGATTGTACGTTGAACTGTTTAGCGTCTTTGGGGAGTGTCTTTTTACCAGAAACGTGGAGGACTTTATCCGAAGTAGGAATCGGGTTATCTGGTATAGACAGATCAGGGAAGAAAGGACGGGAAGAAACCCCGTGTTTAGCTAAATAAGATAAGTACCCTGTTCTCTTTAAGGTCTTATCTAATTCCTTTTTAGCTTTAGCAATACGTTGCTGTCTAGATAATTTATTTGTCAAATTACCCTCCCGCAGTAATTGTCCCTTACCTACATAATACCATATTCCTTCTTGATAGTCAAGACCCTGATTTTACTACATAATTTGTAGCTTAACCTATTTCTTTCGTCCTACAATACCAATATTACTATAATTAGTTGTAGGACCAGCACTACTGCTAACAGATGTAACAACACCAATGTTATTCGCCCCCATAACTCTAGAACCTCCCGAACTACCTAAAGCTACAGTACCTAAAGCTATCTTTGGAATATAGGAAGATACAGAAAAAGAGAGAACTTCAGCCAAAATATCTTCATCTTGAAGACCTGCGTGACATACTACACATGACCTAAGTATATCATCTGTAGTGCCTTCCTCTCCCTTAACTACAGCGGTTCCAGTATTCTGTACTGTCATCATCTGAAAAGCTAAATGAGCTACAGGTGTCTTAGCAAAACATTGAGGGTAGTCCTCCAATGTCATTTCAGATATATCTTTGAATTTCATATCGAGTTTTGGATGGTTAATAAGCTCATGATACATACCATCTTTATAGTCTATGAACTCTTGCATACCTACTTTTAGCTCATAATAGGAAATACCTAAAGAATCTTCCAAATCTTGTTGAATTTTCTTATTTTGCCAACTATCAGAAATAACCACAGCGACATTAAATTCTTCACATAGTGGCTGTAATATATTCTTATACACAGATGTAAACGATATAGGATAGTCTTTTCTAGGTATAATTTCCCCTACAGCAACTACTTCCATACCAACTAAGACATTTTCTTCATCCTCATCGTCTATATCAGGTATAGACGTAGGGAAGGCTATAGAAAAAGCAAACGAATTATTACTGTATCCCGCGTCTAACCCTAAGATAGAGCCTCCACCTAAAGGTGCAGCTATCCGTCTGGTTATTTTATAATGACCAGAAGTAGCTAGTTTCTTAGATTTAGTTTTAATACGTTTTGTGGTTGTTAGTATAGCGTTTTTCTGATTTCCAAATGTTTCTTCTATAAGTTCTTCGTCTTTAATCCAAGGATTAGACGACATAGGCGGTTCACAACCGTAGTCTCTCATGGCGGCTGTGTAGTCAGTACGAAATTCTTCGTTGAACGCCTCTCTAGGTAGATTTGGATTAGCTAACCATGTCGGAGTTTTAAGTGTGTAAACTTCTTTAGACCCTTGAGACTTACGGAATCTAGTCATGATAAGATCATTGCGAGCAGAGGGAGAGCTTATCATGGCTAAGTTCGGTTTAGGTAGATTATAATAACCCTGTTCAAATCTTTTTTGGTAAGCTACTCTCATTGTAGTAAGAGATCGTTTTAGGGCCGCGTAGACCTCATTACCGTTCATACGCTCGAAGTCACCACCTTGCTTCTTTTGCCCTACACGAAACCACCCAGCTTCGTCGCATACAGCGCTGATTCTGGTTCTGCCGCGTAGGCTTCTTTGTGAAGGAGAAGCTGGCGCTAAAATCATATTTTTATGTCGGTACGTAAGAATAGTTTCACTGTGTTTATATAACTCCTCTCCGAGTTTGAATCCCATTTCCGTCAAAAATTTGTGATACTGCTTATACCAGTTGGAATCAAGAAGAATTGCATTAAGCGGATCCCAAAAAGAACCCTTAGCTTGTCCAAAAGTAGTAGCTGTATACGTACCAGTAAAAACTGATGATTGTAATACTTTAAAAGTAGAAGGTAAGTTAGGAGTTGTAACCCATCTAGCGATGTTATACGATTCTATCATGGTCGATAATATCGACTTGCCACTTCTCTGGCCCAGGATGCTAATTAATTCTACAGGGTCGTTTAGCTCTTCATTGGTAACTAAATCGTATTTTGTAGCCTTACAACGTGGACATTTACCGTTTTTAAGGAAAACCACGTTTGATTTTACGTCATCTAAGGTATCAGCTACAGGAATGTCTTCTATATACGCTTCGTCACTGCATCTAGGACACCATTCAGCCATAAAATGCAGCGCAATTTGCATCTGTTTAGCAAAGGGTTGCTGGTCTCCTCCAATAAATTCCTCTTTTGTCATCCAATCTATTACATTAGCGGGTTTAGGTATATCCCTATCATTGATTTTTAGATCGGGGGGAAGCGGATTACCTGAATCCAATACACTTTCAATCAAATCAGATATAGAGTCTTCTTTAATATGCTTTTCAGTAATGTTTACTTTGGAATTGAACCCTAAACGCTCATTCTTAATAGATTCGGTCTTTTTATTTTTATTTTTATTCTTTTTCTTCTTTCGTTCTTCGTATTCGTTGTCTTCTTCGATAACATCATATATAGAAGCATCAAACTCCGTAGTGAAGCGTGTACAAGCGTAGTCCATATCCTTATTAGGATCACGACACATAAGCCATTTAGAACATAGAAGACAATTTCTTTTTAAATCAGCTTTAACAGGTGAACCTAGAGTTACCTTGTTCATGTTGTTTCTTTCGTTGTATTATTTGTCCTTCTATTGAGAAGGGCATTCCATTTCTTATCCAGCTTGGAGAAGAACTCTTTAATGCTTTTAGACTTGGTTTTCTTTAATAGAGCATCAAATCGCTGTTTAATGTCTATAGAGTCTGTTCTAAAATTATGTATGTCATTTTTATAATAACTGTATAGATCGATATTATAATCGAAGGTAATTCGGCTACGCGTTCTTTTAGACAACTTATCTAGGGAGTCATACCTAATCAATTCACCTAATTGGTCTATCCAATCAGGTGAATACCAGTCTTTATTCTTCTTTTTGACTATCTTAGAACGGCCCATAGCTATATAGCTAATACCTTTTTTAAGAGGTACATTTTGATCCATAACGCTTAGAATAAGTTCCCGATCTTCTTTCTTTTCAACGCCACGTAAATAACCCTGTTTATTAGTTTCTGTGAAGAATTTAACAGGTATTTTACGCTGCTTAGCTAGAATAACTAACTTTCTAAGGTACGAGATATAAGAGTCTTTCATATCAGAGGTATGAATATATACACGTATTTCTTTAATAGCTTTAGATACGCCTTTGAAAACTGGATCAGAATAGAACATTCGTTCTTCTGCTTCTCTACCTGAACCCATTTGTCTGCCATATAGACCTAAAGTAAAATATTGAACAGGTTTAAAAATGGCGTTTCTAGTTTTTAATTTACGCTTGTCAAATACAAATAGAATAGGATAGTTAATAGAACGTAAACCACTACTACGATCGGCTATATAACCAGAAGAAACCGTTCTGGCAAAAGATATGTACCAAGGTTTATACGAACCCATTTGAGCTTCAGATTCATTAGTTTCAGACAAAGATAGATGAAAAGAATCTGTTTTTAGTATAGAATAAGCTTTGTAAAATTGTGTGTTATGAAACAGAAAATAATCAGTTACAGCAGCTAACTCTAAATATTTAAGGTATCTCATTATTCGTACCTAACAAATTTTATGTCTTTTGGTGGTATAGGTTGAGTAGAAATAGCTTCATATCTAACAGAAGGATCAATAATAAGTTTATTTATATCGACAGTAACTTTTAGTATAGCTAAAGTTTCGTCATCTTCAAATTCTTCACCTAACCAATTCATTAAAGCGTCTTCTAAACTATCCATCGATGTAAACAAAAATATACCAGGCTTTTCTTTTAGCTTTGAAGAGCGAGGTCCAATTTTAGGTTGTAGACCTTCTCTTTTTATTTTTTGCCAATTTCTTTTAGAAGTTACATGATACATAGTTGTGGAAGCTAATTCTAAGTATTTAAGATAACGCATGTTTAACCCTCGTAAAACATAGAATTAGGGTTGTAAAAAGCAACAAAAAGGGCGGTATTTTACCGCCCTTTTAACTCAAACCGCGTTTTTAACTCGAACAGACGTAAATTGTGATTGAAATTGTTTAAGGAATTTCAAACCTTGTTGATCTATTTGGTATCCTACGCCCCAAATAGTAGTTATTATAATTGGTAAAGAATGGTCCTTGATCTTTTTACGTATCTTACACGCCATCGTATCCATGCTTTTCTTCGCCGGAACCTCACGTTCATCAAGATACATTCTATCGTATATGTCTTTTCTGAATATACCTTTATTGGCTATACAAAAACTAAATATTTTTGTTTCCAGATCGGTAAATCCATATTCAGCTGGAAGAATAAGTCTTGGAAACATAGCTGTTTTAAGCTGTTCATATTTTTCTTTGTAAAGGTCTCGTTCGTCTGTTAGTTTTTCTATCCTTTTTCTAAGGAGCTTCAGTTCTACGTCCATATGAAAATTACCTCATGTTTAGTTCCACGGTTTGTCTAATAGACGTTTTACCGCGTAAACAGTTTCCATGAATTTTGGGTGGCCTTCCATACCGGAATCTTCAAACTCAGCCAATTCCATTAAATCTTCGTCATCCAACTCATTACAAATACTCAACACATAAGGAATAGCTACTAGATAAACCCATACAGGAATATCAGTAATATCTCTGACTATTAGATGTGGAGATTCAACAAGCGGGGTGTCTTCAAGCTCTAGAAAAGACCTATCTTTCAAATTTTTAGGATTACCTATCAACTTAGACAAGCCTGAATAATGTTCTTCGACATAGGTATCAAGTGATTGTGGGGCGGAATCTGTAAACGTAAGACCCATGTATTTATCTAGAATCTTGTTAGAGTATTCCCCTAAATCTTGTTCTAGAAAATCAGCTTCTTCGTTTTCACCTTCTTCCACTTCATAGAAATCACATTTATCAAATGTAACTAACACCCTAAGCAACCCATCCCCAAATTCTGATAAGTGCTCTACTAAACCTTCCGCGTTATCGAAATTGTTATCTTCCAGAAATTCCACTAGACAATGATTGTCGGTAGTTAGAACATCGCCTGTTATGCTTACACCGATATCCGTAATTACAAAATAATCCATAGGCTTTAAAGCTCTATAGATAGATGGAGTATCTACAATGGTAGATACAAACAGGTTATTCATAGCGTATATGAAATTGTAATGCTTGTAATCGTTTTTATTGAACACAGATACATAAGATGTAGACAAATTATGTATGTAAATAGAATCATCAGAAGCTACCTTCCTTACTATGGAAGACAAATATTCTGCTCCAAGGCGCTTAGCTTTGGTAGTTGAGGCAGCTTCAACAATTTCTATTTGAGATAAGCCACCCTCTACAGAGTAGATATTCAGCCCTCGGTTAAAATCGAAGTTAATAGCGTAAAGAAATCCTTCATATTCTACCACAACCGTCAAAGTTATAGCCAATACATCATCGGTATCAGCGTCTATATGCGAGTATGTGGTGAAAATAGTACCTTGAATATCGTATAGCTCATCAGAATCAGTGGTTTCACCTGTTTCTTCAGCTTGTTGCTCTATTAAGGCATCAAATTCTTCTATAAAATAATCAGGAAAATAAAGTGATAGGCTTCTGGTTAAAGAAACAAAATTACCTATCATCATTTCCTGATTACGAATATTGCCTATATAGGCATCAGGATACAAGTCACATAAAGCAGTGAATACCTCTTTAGATTTGTAAATGTCAGATAAGTCCCACTCAACTTTATTGTATTTAGCAAAAGTAGACCTTATCTGAATAATTTCTCCAGCCGAAGTCTTCGTTCTAGAAGGCAAGAAAAAAGGTTCTTCTTCAAAGAGATTAATTTCTTCATCGTCGTCATTACTGACACTGTAAAAAGATATAGCGGCCGAAGCAAAGTTCTTCATTTTCAATTTAAATATTCCTTCTGCTTCGATATATGTAAGTTTTGTTTTCATAAAAGGAAATAACCTCTTACGAGGCTACCTCCATTAATTTGGTTTCTATTTCATTCAATGAAATAGGATTGTGGTCCAACCAACGTTTTGATTGCATCAAGTAGTTAAGGAACAACGTTTCGTTCTCCAAACCACCTAGTACGTAGGCTATTCCCGGTTGTTCCCATACACGTTTGAATGGTAAAATAGGTATTACTGCTTCTATTTCAGGATCACTTGTATTCAATCCGGGTAAAGCCAACGATTTAACCGCTGTTTTATTACTAGGAGTATAAAAAACAATGTTACCGACTACTTCTTTGTCTAATAATCTCTTTTCCGCGAGAATATAAAGCAGTGTTCTGGCTTTCAAGAGTGCGATTTCATCATTATCGCCTTTAGGGAGAAACCGAACTCCATGTTCGGTTTTTGTTTTCTTTAGATACACAAATTCCATTTACTTACTCCCTTCTACGATTAATCGAAGTCTTCTTCGACTTCAACCCGCTTTTCGTTGAAGGTTTGCTGCACGATGGATACTCGATACGAATTGAGAGTATGCTTTTTGAATCTACGTGAACGACTCAAACGTTCTACCAAGATTTCCGCTGACCTGGCAGTGGTAAAGAACAGTGCTGTATCAATCGTACCATGTAGATTAAGATCTGCCGGTGTTTCCAGAGGCTTATCAGGATCGTTCTTTTGTAGAATACGCCCATGTTCGTCTTTAACGATCCAGTAAGATGAATTACCGATCAGACGTTTGGTTTCTTCAAGCTGCTTTTGAATAGACTTTTGAAGGTCATCGTTTCTTTCTTTTGCCGCCTTCAATTGGTTAGTTAGGTACTCAATCGTGTTATTTGATCTTTCCAGAGCTTCGGATGAATATTTCGACGCCGTGACGGTACGATCCATTGTTGCCATCAACACGTTTAGAATGTAGAGGGCATTGACAGGTGTACATGGCATTTCATCCAGAACAGGAATATGAGGCCCGTTTGGAAATTCGTTTTCAAGAGGAAGGGTTATGTTGAAAAATTGGGCAAGGGAATTTACCTTTTGTGTAAAGGTAACTATATACTTCACATACTCCCGGACCATATCGTGATATTCACGAGTTCTGGCTCCATTGATTACTACATCGGAACCCAGCATCGCCGTCAAACGTTGATTGATCTTTGTTTGATCCGCCGATTTCTGGTCTACTATGCGTAGTCGCGACTTCATCATTTCAGACGATATCGCGACTTCAAAATCTTCTTTGGTTTGTTGGATAAGAGAGGCGACTTCTATAGAACCACCAGCGTCCTTACGAACGATGGAAAGAAGGTCATAGAGTCGAATTGTTTCCATGTTTTCCCACGTTTTTGAAACATATGGGAGTTTAAGCATGGAATATAGTTCTGTAAGTTCCGCCAGGATGGCTTCACGATCCATAGGATCTGAACCTTCAATTTCAGCAACGTATGTAATTTCTTCTACCAGATCAGAGTCTATACCTTCTGGTATAATATCAATTACTAATGGCTCATTGACGATGGGGTCTTCTGCCTCCACAGCGTTCATCGAAAGCGCGATCGACTCAACCGTTTCAGGTATTTCAATCTCTACGTCACCGATTTCTACAGAAAGTTCTTCCAAATCGTTCAAAAGTTCGCCGACGACAGTTTCCGTCCCTTCCTGTTCGGCGAGTTCAATTTCCCCGCTAATAAGCTCCAAATCTTGTAGAGACTTGATAACCTTCTTTCCCATTGGTTTCCATCCTTTCGCAATTGTCCACAAAACGTTGGGAATATACCTACTATTCCTCACACCCTCATTCTACCATATTTCGTCAGGGTTGTCAAATAGTAGGGGATTTTAGTATACTTCAAACGTTTCTATATGTCTACGATCTTGGTCATAGACACCAGCCCAAGTTCTAGGGCGTAGTTAGTTCTTCGTTTTGCTTTATCGGCCTCCAGAAACTTTATCTTTGACCGGATTACGCTTATTTCATTGTTCAAGTCTTTGATATCGTAGAACAGAGTTTTAGCTGCTATTTTCTGTTTGATGGACATTTTCACAGCTTGAGTGTAATCAATCCTCTCCATATAGTGTTTACGGTCTCTAAATTCTTTGTAGAAGGAATCTAGCTTGGAAATTGTTTTTACAGATAAACCTTTTCCTTCTTCCTCGAAAGATGTTAGTCCTTCCAACTCCTCAATTAGCTTGGACCTTTGATCTATCTTGTTAGATAGATTAATTTGTAACTGCTTAATATCCTCATAAAGAGGTTTGTTTTCTTCTTCAAACTTGGTTCTGTATTCAGATAACCGTCTAGTTTTAAGCTGCTCTTTTAGTTTTTCTTTTGCTTCCTTGATTTTTACGTATTCATCGTAAGAGTTAAATTCTCCATCTACAGCGTCAGATACCTTTAAGGAATCTGCAAATGTAGCGTAACCTATACTGGTTCCGAAATCCAGCATAAGATACCAATGAATGTTTTTGGAAGGTCTAGAAAGAATTTTATCATAGACGGTACAACCTTTCTTTTCAGAAACTGTTTCCGCCTTTATATAGGAAGAATTTACTTTACGAATGTTTACGCCTATTACAGATACGTTCTCCAAAAGGAAAAGATTAGATTCAAGACGAATGTGCTTACAAGTTGGTTTTGAATTACACTGCGCAACAATGTTTGCTTTTGTAACGATATACGATTTTGATTCAGGTAGCTCAATTGGCAAATCAACAGAGTATTCTTCTTTAACTCTGTTAAACAGTTTATTTGTACGCTTCTCTATTTCGATCTTGATTGATACTACCGCATCATTAAGTTTCTCGAAGAAAGTTGTTACATTCTTTTCAATCGTTAATTTGTCTACGTGTTTTCTTTTCTTTTTTGATTTCATCCACTTCTCTGCCTTAATAGCCTCTTTAAGAGACCTTGTAGAAGTAGATATAAGTCTTCTATTGTAGATAGAAGTACAAGCCTTATAGGCCCTGTTCATCAATTCAACTGCTGTTTCTTTTGAATCATAAACACGAACGTGCTTAACAGCCATATCCATAAGTTTGATGGCTTTTTCGTCTCTAGCCACATTCTGTTTTATTTCTTCTTTGAATGAAGAAGGTTCAAATTTAGGTTCTGATTCTTTTTCTTCGGGTATAATAAAACGGTCTTTTACCTTACCTAAATCTTGTAGTTTCTTGAAAACTTTTTTATCGTACTTAGAAAGCTTACGTGATATTATCAAATCTGACATGCTCTTCCACCCTTTCACAGATTTACAGCTTAGGCTCAAATACAAAAAGAAGGAAAAGACTAAAAATTGTTAGTCTAATCCTTCTAATGTACGCCTCCCCTGATGATTGCCTCTACTTACAGTATATCACAGTAGATATACTAGGTCAATACGTATTATGTCAGGTAATTTCACGTATAAATCAAGTATTTAGATAGGTGCCCCATTAATACCATCATTTTCATTGAGCAATGCTAACAATGCTTTATAGGTTTCCGAAGAAGTAACACCCACATTGTTCATAGCCTTAATTATAGCGTCTTCTGACGGTCTTGGAAGTAGACTATTAATTCTTGAAGCGGAATCTACATCTGATAGAGCGTTGCTATTAAACCCGTCGATAAGTCTATGAAGATCAGTATCTGATAGTGAAGCTTCCGAAGCATTATCCAGTTGATCCAAATTAGCCGCCGGAGCGGCTCCACTATCCCCACTAAAGATATTAACTGTTTCCGACGTATTAGAAACAATACCGGAAACATTGGCGTATTTTGTAGCTACTTTCTTAGCTTCTTCCTTAGCATTAGCACTATCTAGGATCTTCAAAGCTTCTGATCTATTGATCGCGATTAAATCGCCATTACGAATAGAAGAAATAAAAGTTTGTGATCTAACTAATTGTTTTGTACTAGCATATGTTGAGGCATCAATAGGAATCCACGTATTAGGAAATACGATTCCATGCGACGATCCTGTTTCATCTACAAAAGAGATATGTAGATTACCTCTATTACGCTTCTGCCCTCTATCTGTGTAATTAATTACATAGAGAGAACCATCTTTTTCACAAAGTTCGCGAATCTGTTCCATATTTAATGGTGTAACCGAAACTGACATTATTCTGTATCCTTAAAATAGTTGAAATTATACCCAACCGGGTTATTACCGGGGAGATTACACTATTTATTTACCGTGGATACTTTTTCAGTTTCAAGTTTCTCCAGCTTTTCACGAATACTTTCTGGAAGCAATTTAGAAGGACATAGAGAATACCCTAAGTATTTAGCTTTTTCTTCTAAATGGATTTTATCTTTGAAAAGTAATTCCCAAATTAATTGATAGGCAGATAAATTACTTTCTATACCGTATAAAGAAACGACGTATTTCAACCATTCTTTCCTAGAAGAACACGCAGAGACACTTACACACTGTATTTGTTTAGGGGACGTAGGTATGCCGCAAAATCTACAACTATGCTTATTAGATGATATGTCATGGGCTAGATGTATCTTAGTTTTTATGTAAGATAAGGCGTCGTCATAAGATTCTTTAATAGCTTTGGGGGATACAGTCCGTCTTGTATCTCTAGATAAGGCCGATATCTGTGTTCTATTGTCCGACACATTTGTCATTATATCGGAATCATAATAAACACAATACGTATCTTTTTTGTCTATGTTAAAAAATAGAGATACATTATTATAGTGGAAAGGGCATTCCACTATTGGACATTCTTTTAGAATATGAACTTGTTCATTATGCGGACAGCGAAAACTTGTCATGATGTTGCCTATTAGTTTGTATATTCATATTTTTGTAGTTCTTTAATAAGCTTGACAAGATTCAGATCGGCCCATTTTCTGTCTTTATGATTAAGCATACCATAAAGATTAATGAACAAACTATCTATGATATGATTAGGAAAAGGTTTACATAAAGCGTATATTTCATCTAACGATTCTAAATTTAATGGTTTAGTTTCTTTAAGGAATCTATTTAAACTGTTTTTCCAAGTAGAAGCTATGTGCATTTCAAATTCTATTTTTCGATCATCACATAGGTCTAATAGTATTCCGTTCATCAAAGAGACAGATTCAATTACAGAACTGCCTTGATAACCGCGAGATTGGAACCGCTCGGCGGTAATCTTTATAGGGTTATATTCAGTTAGAAGACTTTTCCACGCTACTTTGTATTCAGGGTATTGAATTGTTAGTGGAGGGATTAACTCTATAGGTTTAGTCTTTTTTCTTTTAGACTTAGGAGGTTTAGCTGCTTTTTTAGTTAGATTTGTAATCGTAGACTGAAACATTCCTAGTTCGAGTATACTTATAGAAATATTTTTACATTCTATAATAGCGTAGCCATAATTGGTGGTGCCAGGATCGGCGCCTATATAGACACTCATCGTCTGGACCTACGCTTATTAGCCTCACGATATAGGTCTTCTCGCTCTGTTTCAGAACGCTTCCTTGTAAGCGTTAATCCATCATTGTTTGTATACTTAATAAGATATTGTAAGCAACGATAAACATGATGGTCTATACCGGGACGTAGACCGGGATTAGTTTGAACAGGAGCGTCACCGTTAGAACGAAATATATAGGCGTTCCCACGGCGAGCCATAGCATATTCATATCGGAATACCCAAAGCGGATTTGGAGAATCTATAACTACTTTACTATTTAGAGTAACTTTAGGAGTAGGTGAAAAGATTGCTATCTTGTATTGATTGCCATTTTCAGAATTTTTAGTCTGAAATCTATAAGTTACCCAATCTTCAAGGAATCTAGGGGTGTTGCCTTCATACGCCTGCTCAATACCTACTACGCGTGATTTTAGTTTAGTCTCATTAGAGACATACTTGTTTATATCGCGAATAGATAGCGTAGGAGTTTTCCTCATACGCTTTGGTACTTTAAAAAATGGTCGTATTGAGCGTTTGAAAGACATTTCCAAATTCCTATTTTAGAGTCTACATAGAATTAACCTCTGTAGATAGTTTAGAATTTCCAATTATTCATGAATTTATAAGACTTGTAAGCTTTCCATCTATCATATAACTCTTTTAAGCCTACTACCTTTCTAGGCAAGCTAGGATAAGATGGTTTGTTTAGAATTTCCACTACTGGTCTTTTATCAGTACCTCTAACGTGAATAGTTACGCTACAAGCTCTAGCCATCGCTAGTATTTCAGCTAACTCTTTATCAGATTCCAGTTTATCTGACAATTCTGAATCCTTCTATTTAATTTTTAGAGTTATAGAATATCTCTACACCAGCTACTTCTGCATATGCCTTTTCAAATTCACCTTCGGGGTCTACATCTTTTGATTTAGCTGTAGGGTAATTTTGTAGTTCTTTATCTACGGCTTCATTCAATCTAGCTTTTAATGATACAGCCCATGCACGAGAAGGTCTGTTATCTCCAGCAACTGTAGATATAAACTCTTTGATTTCCCCCAATAAGCTAGAAAAGGGATCGGGGTAGCTTTCAAAGTCTTCAGGGTTACAGTCAACTATTTCAGCTTGCTTCAAGCGTGCTAGCTCAGCTTCCACATTGCCAAGCATTCTGATACGATCATCATGTAATTTCTGCCAGTAATCTCTCTGTTGTCTTGCTTCTACCAAAAGTGATGATTCTGGTATGCTATTCAAATTTTGTATGGCAGTTCTCAAAGAATATCTATTTTCGTCGTCGGTTACGTAGTAATCGATTAACCTAAAAATATTTTCCTTAGTCAACGCTTTCTTATAGTCTATCATAGTTACCTCCATCTAAATATCTCTATGACCCAAATGTCCATCCGCCCATAGTTCCATCACGTCTGCAATTCTTTGTAAGGAAGACCCTATAGACATAATCAGTTTTTCCATTTCTTCGTCTTTATTCATTTTATCTTTACGTAGTTGTTCTCTACGTAGATCATTTTCTATTCGCATACGTTTCTTCAAATCGTACTTTTGTTTAGGTGTAAGATTCTCCGTATCAGTAGGCATGGTTAGAACTCCATTGAATCCGTATCAGGGTCTACATCATCGAAGGTATCTTTGAACACATGTAAAGCTCGTTCTTTAGGTAAGTCAGTGTGATATTCTAACGCGCCTTCTAATAATGTTACGTATTCTTTAAGCCTTAATAATTCATCTGTTAATGCTTCTACAGCTACTACACCCTTTTTAACTAAGAGTTTTTCGTCCCTGTAAGCTTGTTGATACCTATTATTGGCTTCCCATAAATTATCTCTAATTTTACGAAGTTTTGTATTTTCATTATAAAGGTCTTCTAAGGTGGTCATCGTCATTTCCTCATAGCGTTCGAAAGGTCAAATTCTTTCTTTTCTAGGTTAACGAATGATTTAGGCCGCTTCCCTGATCTATGAAATTCATAGTAGTTGTTTATAACAGTGATTAGATGTTTCTTGACGAAGGCACGCTTCTTTAAAAGGAAGGCATCAGATTCTTCTTCTTCCTGAATGGCAGGGAATTTATGTAATGTAGCTTCTCCAGAAAAAATAGGCATGTAAAAACGGTATTTATTATAAGCTTTATCTACTGACTTATCAGTCATTCCGCCTTCAAACACCATTTGAAGGTAATCCATGGTAATACCCATTAACTGAACATGAGTAGACCGTTTGTATTGCTCAAGAATAAGTTCTTTGTACGCCTTATGATCTAAAGTATCAGCGTACAAGCACATCATATTGAAGTACCTAATCATAGACATATGGTTAACGTACTTGATATAATTTCTTGTTGCAGCAATATTATAGGAGGATATAATATCCTGATACCCACCTATAATCTCTGAAATGGGATCGAGAGTTTGAATACGCCTATGTGGGTTAGGAATACTACCAGATGGAGCATCCTTATTAGTGTCCATCTTCAAACCGAATCTGGTAAGATTCAACCCGTCGTGGTACACAGGCTGAGAGAAATAAGTATGTGCTGCAGATAGCATGATAGCTGAACTGGCGTCCGACGTAAGAAGAATGTCTTTACCTGATTTCTTTAATAGGTAAGAGAGCCAAATAACCAATGAAAGAAGCACAGGATGACCTACACCTAGAAGATGGTATTGTGGATATTGCTTACCCTTTAGGATAATTTTTAGCATCCTATGAATGGACTCAAGAACATTGAATCTCATCGCTCCAGAGATACATACAATTGGAAAGTCATCATCAAATTCTTCGATCTTGTTACGGAAGAACTCTAGAGAACCCATAGATAGACCATGAAAGACTGTAGCAAACCTAAAATCTTTCCTACCATGAATATCAAACATACGGTGCTTCATATATCTGGTATTAAGATTCTGGAGTTTAGCGGTATGCTTAAGAATAGCTATTTTATCAGATAGATGACGAGTAGGAATATCTAGAACAACACCTTCATCAGCGTTTCGGTTGTATACTCCACACAATTCATCAGGATCAATGAATTGCAAGAAACCATGACCTAGCTGGAACGCGCTGGAATCAAGTAGAAAGATTTTATCAGAACTGTATTGGTTATTCTTATCACGAACTTTAGGTTCTGTATTAGATGTGTACGCATGTGGATTCAACATTACCCTATCAAAAGGTAAGTCGTCCGCCACAGAAGTTGCTGTGGTAAGAGAGACAGCCTTGTGCCAATGAGATTTAGGTTTGTCTATTTGGTTTAACGGTCTACTTCCTCCAACAACAAAGTTGTTCTTGGATATTAGAACTTCTCTATCAGGAAAATCAAAATGAACATGGTCTATATCAGTAGATAGAATACGGCATTGACCATCGAAAGACTGCTCTTTCATGGTCTTATATCGTACATACATAACCTGATTATGTTCTTCGGGTGTGAAGCCGCAAGCGATAAATCTAAAGCGTATATCTCCGTACGCCTTAGTCATTTTATGTTTTTTATAGATGAAAGGCTCACCTAAAGATTTTTCCACAACAGTCTTTTTCATTGGAGAATCCACTCAAGCAAGCTTATTTTTGGATATAACGAATCTAAGATCTGAAAACTTATCATCTGCCCCGTAAGCTATAGAGGAAACACGCTCCCAAAAACTAGTATTAGACTCGTTTGTTAACGGTGTTATTAAATTCTTAGTTTTAATGTTGTATAAACCTATATACAAAGTCATACCTGAAAATTGATGTCTAGATATGAGGTTTTCCCAAAGTTTTTCACCTGCGGGAGTTTGAGTACCCTCCGACATTACAGTATCATATTCTTTTAGTAATACTCTAAATACGACCATAGCACTTATTACATCAGAACGCAGAGATTTCTTGTCAACCCAAGCTTCACGATCTATGGCTGTTTTATCTAATTTTGGAAAGTTCTTCTCTACGAATAACAAATAATAGTATACACGCTTAGTTTGTGTATCTATACCGTAGTAGGTTATTCCTCTTTTAGTAATTATAGAAACAAGCTTAAAATTGTATCCCTCAATAATAGTTTTAGTTTTATCTGAATTTACTAGTTCTTCGTATTTATAAGCATTATATTTATCATTAGTAAGATTTGTAAAAAAGAAGTGCGACGGTATCCTGTCAGGCGAAGCTTTTTCACACATAATCTTCTCCTATATAGTATCCAAATTTACCTTCGTACAATCTGGAATCAAAGTATTTATCATAATGAAAAAACCTATCTTTAGGATAGTTGTCTCTAGTAACAAGGAATACCAACTCTCGATTTTTGGCCTCCATACCTAAAGTTACTACAGCCTCATGCCAGGATATAGAAAAAATACCTCTTAAATAAACCTTTTTAAGTGTTGGAAGCATAAAATCAAAGAAAAGACTTTTAGGATAGGCGGTATCAAAGCTAATGCTGGGGTCTATAAATATAAAAGATTCATCATAAAATAAGGAGGTGGCATACTTTATTGTATGCTCGTAGCTGCGATTTTCATTGTTTCGTAATAGAAAATAACCAGCATTTCGCGAGGTATTAGCTTTATGAAGGACAGAATATGTTTCATCTTCATCTAATACATAGCTATACCCGTATTTAAGGTCAATTTGCATTGAATTTTCCATAATTCACCTCGATCTAACACTAAGTTGGTGATAAAAGTCGTTAATCATAGACCTAGCGTCGAAATCGCCATTTTTATATTTAGGTGTAGTTAGAAGGTACGTTGTAGTGGTATTGGAATTTACGTCTTTAATACCTCTATGTGACATACAACCATGCTTGCAATCAATATGCACATAGACAAAATCTGCCAAGAAGTTTTCATAGATAAATTCACAAATTTGGAAAGTCATACGCTCTTGAAGCTGTAGTTTACGAGCGAACATATCCACTACACGAGCATATTTGGATAGTCCCGGTAGTCGCACGTTGTTATTAGCGTCTGCTATATAAAATGTACCGATATGGGCTTTACCTGTAATAGGCTGAAGATGGTGTGAACACAGAGAAGATACATTTATATCAAACACGGATACAAATTGAGAACCTACGGCAGTCTCAAAAGTGGTTACTTCAAACGGTTTATGCGTAAGAAGTTCTTCACAGAACATCTTAGTAACTCGCTTAGGTGTGTCTTTGAGGTTAGGATCAGTTAGATCTTGACCTAAAGCCTCAAGAAAATCCTTTATAGCTATTTCGGCTCTATCTTTATCCATGGTCGTATTAATACCTTTAATAGACTGCCTCTAAATAAAAATAAACCCGGTGTATTTAGAACACACCGGGTTTTGTAAAATTACTACTATATACCAGATTACTTCTTGGAAAGAGTCTTATTGAGAAAGATAATCTCGTCCTTGAAGAGCGTCGTTAGAAGCTCCTGCCGAGAAATAACAACATCGGCGATTGTCTTTTCGTCTTCTGTGAAGACTTCCGACATAACAGGTGTCTTACTGTTATAACGCTCAATCACCTTAGTCTCGAACCAATCATACAGATTATGAATCCGCGATTCTTGTTCTGTTACATCGCGACGAAGCTTTTCTTCGTAGTTATTAAGCCCCGAACGGTTGATGGCTTCAACAGAAGTCTCACCAATATCAGGAAGAAGATCGTTAATGTTGTTCTCTACTTCTTCCAGACCGGGAGAACGAAGATGCTGTAGAGCTTCACCACGAAGAACTACATGCTTGGACAGACGGCTAAGATTTGTAAGAAGTGTTTCCTCATGCTTCTGGGCTAGTTGAAGGAACGGCTTAGTTGTCTGAATAGGAACAGCTTCTTGTTCAATCGAGGTACGACTAACTACGATTTCATGAACCATAGGAGCAGTAAGTTCAACTAGGTTGACTGTTTCTTCCTCGGTTTCTTCATCCTTACGCTTCTTACGCTTCTTAGGAGAATCAGTAAGTTCGTTGAAATTAGCATTCATAGCTGTCTCAACGAGGTTAAGATACTCGCTAAGAGTTTCACCATTTGCCTGGATCATACCTTCGTTATGCTGCAGCGTGATGATCGCCTTGGAGTCAATCTCGATAGTACGTTTGACCAGCATATCCCTAGACGAAAACACTGTTTCTGTGTCACGGACCAGTGAGTATACATTGCGGGCTGAATAAGCTAGTACGATGGGCATCGAGATCGAATCAAAATCGGTAACGATACCAAGGGACGGAATGAATACAATATTGTCACGCATTTTAATTTCCTTTCGGGTTTATTGTAGGTACTCAACTCATATTTACCATGGGTTACTTATATGGATATGAGAGGTACGTATAGTATATCACGATCTTGTTAGGTAGTCAATACTAGGTTGAGTAGAGGGTAATCCGCTAAATAGTACGATATATTCAAACGTTTTTGAACTCCATGTATAGGTCTTTGATTTGTTTCGCTATATAGGTACGTGGCTTTTTAATTCGAGTCTTGTACCCATCTATTTCCTCTTTAAGAGCTTTAATCTTCTTGATTAGAACTTTGTCTTCTAATGCTTTCAATGACCTCACCTTTAGATCAAGGATTATGTTGGCCTGATCTACTGTAATTTTCAGGTTCTTCGCTATATACGCAGCCAATTTCTCGTCATCAAATGGTTTATCCAATGCTTGAATGATAAACTTACGATTTTTGACAGCTAATCTCATAAGATTGAGGTAATCGATTTCTTTTTGCCGCTTATCAATCCAGTAAGTACACGCCTTTTTCTCAAGTTTGATACGATAAGCGATCCATGTTTCCAGAATATCAATGATATTTGATGATCTTAGTTCTGATTTGCCAGTACCATCTTTACGCTTAGTACGTTTTGTAACTTTAATATCGTAGTTTTCAGTTGTTCCAAATGGTCCAGCTACGATTTTGTCCATTACAGTTTTCTGGTAGGAGTCTCCAAGCCCTTTCTTTAATGTAATTTCAACTCTACCATGCCTATCTTTAATATCTGAAATGTCATTAATACGCACTACATCTTTATTCTGCGCGGTTTTTTCAATTGCTTTAGACAAATCAGAAAAAGGCGCAAACAAAGTTATATGGTATACATTTTTATCTTTGGTTTTTTCGTATACAGAGACAGTTTCAACCTTCGCCTTACCATGTTTAATAAGATTTAGGTGTTCTTGTTTGTTCACTATTGCCCGGCCACCATACAGAAATTTGTATTCTAATCCCATACAGTCTTTGGCGGTCACTTTTTTGGATTTTAGAGCCTTAATTAGAACACTACACACTGACTTCAACGTAAATGATGGTAGCTGTGCTCGTACACCTACACCTATTCCAAACGTGCCATTTAGTAGAATGTTGGGTAATAGGGCATTAAGGTATAATGGTTCAGTGTTAGAACCATCATAGTTAGGCACTTCCTCTGTTACAGGAAGATAGAAACTGTCAAAGAATACCTTTTCGGATAATTTGGTTAGTTTAAGTAGCGTATACCGCATAGCGGCTACACTCTTATCAGATAAAGCCCCCCAATTACCTTCACCAAATATTAGCTGGTGTGGTGTATTAACAAGTGAGGTATAGGTATCCGCAATAGCCTTATCACCATGAGGATGATAAGAACCCATTGTACGACCCACGTATACTGCGGTTTTCTGTAACTTAGCGTTACTGTAGCCGCGTAGCTCTCTTACTACCCAAAGAGCCCTTCGTGCAACAGGTTTAAGACCATCTATATCACAAGGTATGGCTCGTTCTTCATTAACGTGTAGGCCATAAGTGTAATATCGCTTACTTGCTTCTGGAAGTAGTGATTTAGTTTCAACCATAATAAAATTCCTTATCAATCTACATTCAGAAGTTTTTTACGGTATTCCGAGCTTTTACCCATAAGTGCTTCAAAATCTTTCAATTCTTTATTAGAACCTGGCCATTCTACCATAAATGTATTACGAGTTTCAGGGTCCATAGCGAAGTACCTAAGATCACTATCACTACATTCACCTAAACCCTTTAGATATGTGATATCCGCGTTCTTTGTTTTAGTTTGTCTATAAATTTCGTCTTTAGTAAAGCCAAAATAGGTTTTGTTTTTATACCTTGATAGGAAAATCGGGCTTTTAACAATGAATACCCTACCTTCTTTAATGAGGGAGGGCGTGTATTTGTATAAGAACGTAAGAAGTAGAACGGAAATATGGTCGCCGTCTACGTCCGCGTCGGCCATAATAAAGATTTTGCCATATCTCGAAGTTTGGGATTTGGAGTCAATACCAATAGCGGCCAAAAGTGAAGTAAGTTCCTCGTTGGAATTTACCTTATCTTTTGTGACTTCCATTACATTCAGTGGCTTACCTTTCAATGGATAAACAGCCTGGAATACCTTATCCCTAGCTCGCTTGGCTGGTCCAGCCGCAGAATCACCTTCGACAAGGAACAATTCAGTCTTATCTCTAGGGGTCTTAGGGTTAACATCTGCCAACTTAGCCGACAGTTTCTTCTTCTGGTTAGTTACATTTTTCAGAAGCTTCTTGTCCTTCAAGAAATCATCTGTTTTCTTACGAAGGTCAACCGCTCGTTGGATAATCTTCTTGGCTAAAGATTTATTCTTCTTCCAAAATTCAGTAAGCTCTTTTAACGCCTCTGGATACACAAGATCATATACTCTAGGGTCGATTAGCTGATCCTTGCGTTGATTTGAATACGCCGGAGCCGCCAGTTTCGCGTTAATAATACCTACCGCTCCATCAATAAGGTCAGTAGGTTTATAATCTGCTTTCTTACCCGCATATGGCTTCAGACTCTTACTAACTGCGTCTATGATAGCTTTAACATGTCTACCACCTTCCGCGTTCTTCAAACCGTTCGTACAAGCATACAAATCCACGTTTTCAGAATTAGCGAATGATAAAGCTACATCGAAGAATACCGAATGGTGAACAAACGTCTTACCTAGTGGTTCTAGTTTGTTTTCTTCTAACTTCTTAGTGATATAGTCGTTTATACCCTTACTTTTATACGTAAGCGTTTTACCTTTTTCATTCGTAAACTTGATATCTAGCTTAGAAACTAGGTATGAAGTAATTTCGCACCATTGTTTAACATCGGAAGTTTGAATTTTAGACTTTTTCTCAAAAAGAGACAAGTCAGGTTGAAATCTAACAATCGTTCCAGGCTTTGTCTTTATACCATGTGGGAGCTTAGGTGGTTTCCTTTTAGAAACATCTTTTGATAGCTTACCTTTCTTGTATTCAATAAACCACCAAGCTCCTTTCTGGTATGTCCAGAATTGAGCTACTACAGAAAGGGCGGAGATTGTTTTTAGACCAATACCGTGACTACCGCGGGAAATTTGATCGGAATCAAAATTAGAACCAGCGTGGGTTAATCCAGTAGCTGCGTAGAACTGTGATAATTTTTCTTTACGACCTCGTTCATCCTCAAATATCTTATTACTTACTGGAATACCCGGCCCGTGGTCTACAACCCAATAGGTGTTTGGTTCTTTATCAAAAATGATATGCCCGTACTTGTTTTCGCCGCGTATGGCAACATCTGCAAAATTGTCAGCAGCCTCACGAAGTAGCGTAAACAACCCGTCATCGTTGACGGGTCCAATATACATCGCTGGTTTGGCTCTTACGCCAGCCAACCCAGCAAATCTTGTAATTTCCTTCTTTGTCATAGTCAGCCTCTTAGTAAAATACCTCAAATATAGTATATCACGTACTACGATTAGTCGTCAAGCGGTAATTTAGAGTC